TGGCTTACTACAACAATAATTTTACTTGTAATTGGTCTTGCACGATATGAGATATCTCAAATTAGAAAAGAATTAAATGAATTGGACATCAATTACCAACATAAAGTTGACACAATTATTGATATGTTGCGAGGTGATAAGTAATGCCAATGCGTTATGTTGTTTTTTGTGAAAAATGCAAACATTTCAAAAAGGATACCGAATATTGCAAAAGTCATAACAAAGGATATTGCGAGTTTGACAATACTGTAAAATCAAAACAACATTTTTGTTCCTATGGAGAGTTGAGAGGTGATAAGGAATGACAATGGGCGATAACACAAACCATATCGGATATTATTGTTTAAGAGCTGGACGATATTGCTCTTACAGTAATGCCGCAGGATTTTGTACGAGAACCGCTATCTGTTCCGATGTAATCAACGATATGAATCAATCCGCAAACATCAAAACAACAACTTTTACAGAATTGCGAGGTGTAAAAGGCATGAGTATCGAAGAACTTAAAAGAGCAATATCCAATCTCGAAAAGAATATACCGATAATAAATGATGGTGGGTATGCAAGTATTGGAAAAAATGTATTACAAAGTGTTTTAGATAACTATAAAGAGTTATTAAAATATAAGGAGCAGGAAAATGGCGAATAAATTTACACATTTACATGTGCATACTTCCTATTCTGTTGCTGATAGTATGATTAAGTCCGAAGGTCTTGCTAAAAAGCTTATGGATTTAGGTATGGATACTATTGCTATAACTGACCACGGTACAATGCTTAATATCGTTGAAGTTTATTCTACTCTCAAAAAAGATAAAATAAAAACGATACTTGGTTGCGAAACTTATGTTGCGCCGAGGTCAAATACAGACAAGGACAATGGAATAGATGATGCAAATTACCATCTTGTTTTATTAGCAGAAAACAATGAAGGTTATTCAAATTTAATTAAGATAGTATCAGATGCATCTGTTAATGGTATGTATAGAAAGCCCAGAACGGACGCAGAACATCTTAAAAAGTGGCACAATGGAATTATATGTCTTAGTGCTTGTATCGCAGGAGAGGTACAACAGAGGGCTTTGGAGTATGGATACGACAACGCCAAACAATGCGCATTAAAATATGATAGCATTTTTGGCAGGGGTAATTTCTTCCTTGAACTTCAAGACCACGGTTTACCGGAACAAAAACTGCTGAATCCAATGCTAATAAGAATGAGTAAAGAAACGGGTATTCCGTTGGTTGCCACAAATGACTGCCACTACATCGACGCCGAAGATTACGAAGCTCATGATATTCTTATGGCAATTCAGGCAAAGACGACGATATTCAGCGACAAGCGTAAAAAGTATGGGTCAGACCAATTTTACGTCAAGTCTGCCGATGAAATGTATTCGTTGTTCGGAGATACGCCTGAAGGACGAGAAGCTCTCGAGAACACCGTAAAAATCGGCGAAAGGTGTAATGTTGAAATTGATTTTGACACAATGAAATTACCGCCTTATCACACGCCCAAGAGCTTTAACGGTACGAATGAGGAATTCTTACGTCAACTTACTTATGAGGGCTTAGAGCAAAGATATGGCGAGATTTCAGAGGATTTAAAGAAGAGAGCGGATTATGAATTAGAAGTAATTAAGAATTTAGGATTTATAAACTACTTTTTAATTACTTGGGACTTTTTCCGTTTTTGTCGAGACGGCACAGAGGACCCTGATGATGCACCGAGGTTTGATTGGGAGCCAATCTTGACAGGGCCAGGCAGGGGATCGGGAGCGGGTTCGATAGTTTTATATGCTCTCGAAATTACTCATATCGACCCAATAAAATACGACTTACTTTTTGAGCGTTTTCTGTCTCCAGACAGAATATCCATGCCTAAACGATATTGGGCATTCAGTGTGAACTCTATTACTCAGAGGTGTGCATAAAACAATAAGTTTTATGTGCTAACGGTATCAGTTGAATAAGACTTGTCATCAAACCTTGCAAGGAGATATGACTAGATTCATAGACGAAGTAGCTGACTAAGAAAGCCTACGGTCTTTCGTAAGATAGCAGGTAATACCGTGTAAAGATTAACAAGATTGTTAATAATATGTAACGACTAATTGTACAACCGAAGATGAGTTACGGTTGGAAGTGCACTGACTATTATATAGAAGAGATAGTCTAATCCCACTTTTAAATAAGTGTTAAAGTATATGGAAACATAGGGTATAAATGGATATCGACTCCGACTTCGACAACGAGCGCCGTCAGGAAGTAATCGATTACACAAAACGAAAATATGGCGAGAAATCAGTTTGTCAGGTATTAACTATGATGAATATGATGTCGCGTGCAATCATTCGTGATGTGGGTAGAGCTCTTGACTATTCGGCGACTTTCGTCGATGTCGTGGCAAAGTCTATACCAATGGAAATCGGTATGACCTTGCCAAAAGCAATGGAAGTAAGTTCAAAATTAAGAGATTTATGCGAGTCAGATGAAAGAGCAAGGAAACTCGTTGACATCGGAATGAAACTTGAAGGTTTGCCGAAATCTACAAGCCGACATGCAGCGGGTGTTCTTATTGTTGACGAAAAAGGTTTAACGGAACATATTCCGATTTTAAGGAATAAAGATAATGATATTGTATCTCAGCTTGACAAAAGATATCTTGAAGCACTTAACCTGCTTAAAATGGACTTCCTTGGTTTAAAAACACTTGGAATTATCAAAAGGGCAATTAAGAGAATTAAGAAAAATCACAATGTCAATGTCGATTTGAAATATCTTTACACTATTCCTGACCCTGCACCGTTTTCGTTGATGGGTGACGGTCAGACTGACGGTATATTCCAGCTTGAAAGCCCCGGAATGACGGAGTTCTTTATGAAGCTCAAACCGCAGAATCTCGACGATGTTACATTAGGCATTGCAATGTATCGTCCGGGTCCGATGCAATATCTTGGTAAGATTCTTGAAAATCGTGCTGACCCACGAAAAATAAAGTATGCTTTCTCGGAACTTAAAGACATTCTTGGAGTTACTTCTGGAATTCTCTGTTATCAAGAACAGTGTATGAGAGCTGTTGTTGCTATTGCGGGATATTCAAAAGGCGATTCCGATAATTTTAGGAGTGTCGTTGCAAAGAAAAAGGTAAAACTAATGCCGCTACATAAGCAATGGTTTATCCATGGAAGAAAACTTGAAGACGTAGATGAAAAAGGAAGAATTGTAAAATATAAAACAGAAATACCGGGAGGAATTGCCTTAGGTCACTCTCAAAAAGATCTTGAAGCATTCTTTAATGAAATGGAAGAGTTCGCAAAATATTCGTTCAACAAGAGCCATGCCGCCGCATATGCAACAATAGCGTATGTTACAGCGTGGCTTTCATTTTATTATCCAGCAGAGTATTTCAGCGCAATTCTTGATTATTCATTGGGCAATCCATTTTCAATGAGTAAGTACATGGCCTACATCAAAAAGCGCGGCATTTCAGTATCAGACATTGATATCAATTATTCCGAAGAATATTTTAATCCGATATCATCTTCTCAAATTATTTATCCGCTTCGTTGTAAAAACGTAAAAGGTCCAACAGTTGAAGCGATAGTTAAAGAAAGAAATGAACGGGGAAAATATTCGAGCTTAACTGATTTTCTTGCAAGAAATGCAACAAAAATAGACAAGTCATCATTCAATTCTTGGGCTAATTGCGGCGCATTCAAGGATTTCGGCTATACAGAATCTTCACTAACTGCCGCGACAGATGATATTTTCAGTAAAGTTTTAACTCCAACGATAAAGAAAAAAGTTACCGAAGGAACAATCGGTGACACTACATTAAGAGAAAGAATTTTATTGAAACTTGAAGAAGCAATTCCTAAACTTAATGAATTTCCTCTTGATATAAGACTCAGACTTGAAAGAGAATATATGGGGCATTATCTTACAGGGCATCCTCTCGATGTTTATGTAAAACAAATAAGAGATTGCATGAACTGTGCAGATACTTTTCCATATATAAACTTAAAAGAATTCGAGTACACTGTTGATGATGAAACAGGAATAATTAAAACGAGTTCGTTATTGTCTGACAGAAAAAATCTTAAATTTATAGCTGTCGTTGAAGAGGTTAGACTTGTTACAACCAAGAAAAAGGAACAGATGGCGATATTAAGCGTTACTGATTTGACGGGTTCAGCGTCAGTCGTAGTATGGCCACAAACTTATCAAAAGTTCCGTGACTATATGAAAGAAGATATGGTTTACGAAATAAAAGGTAGCGCAGATGTTTCCGATGACCGTCCACCACAGATAATATTATCAGATATGTCAGTTGTTGATATTAGGCAAACATCCGAAAAATGTATTTTTTATGTTGACAATAAGGCAGAAGCAAGAAAAATAGTAGCCCTTTTAAGAAAAACTAAAGATGCTCACGGGAAAGAATATACAACATATATTCAGCTCGGGAGAATTTCAATGCTTGTTCCAATGCAGTACAGAGTCAAGAAAAGCGTTTTGGATGCCATATCTAAAGACAAATTAAACAAATACAAATATAAAGTTTTAATGTAAGGAGAAATTAAAATGTTAGACTCAAAAGAAATTGAAAGTACCTTAATTGAACTTAAGGAAAAATTTCAAAAGAAAAAAGACGAAGTTTTAAAAGCTTCAGCCACAAAAGATCAGCTTGAAGAGAATCTTAAAATATACAAGAGCAAACTTTCGGAACTCGGAATTAAGAATGTGAATTCTCCAGATGAAGAAGTTAAAGTTCTTGAAGAAAAAATTACTAAGTCATTCGATGAAATAAAAGAAATTATGGACGGATGGGAATAAATGAATAAAACTTGGCTAATAGGAGATCCTCATTTTGGGCATGAAAATGTAATATCCTATTGCGAAAGACCGTTCTCATCAGTAACCGAAATGGATGAAGAAATAATTAAGAGATGGAATAACCTCGTCAAAAAGAATGACGAGGTTATTCTTCTCGGTGATTTCTCATTCTACGGCAGAGAAAAATCGAGAAATATACTATCACGGCTTCACGGAACAAAAACCTTAATTAAAGGTAATCACGACACAAAGTCCGATAAGTATTATAGAGATATTGGATTTCGCAATGCTTCAAAATATCCAATAGTTGTAAGGCAAGGAATTATTTTAAGTCATCAGCCGATGTTCGGACTATTCTCAAATGACAGTATACTTATGAATATTTATGCTCACGAGCATAATAATAAGGAATTTGAGGATTTTACAAATTGCAGTGCATGCGTATCTGTTGAAAGAACAAATTATGAGCCTGTATTATTGGATGAAATCGAATCAAAAATTTTAGAAATCAGAAGAAAGAAGTGAGAAATATTGTTAAAACAAACTCTTTCCGAACTAAGAAACAGATATCAAGAAATGAACTCTGAATATAGTACAGATTGTGCATTTCGAGATAAATACGAAGCTGATTTAGAATCTGTCAACAATCAAATAGCAGATTTAAACATTGAAGAATTAAAAGAGTGTGCTCTTGTTCTTCAAAAAATGTCAGCCCATCAAAGAGAATTTACAAGAAAAAGTCTTGAAGATTTAGGAACAATGGCACTGCAATATAGTTTAGGTCCGGATTATAAAATGGTTTTGGAGATATCGGAAACGAAGAAAAAGCCGTCAGCGTCAATGTATATTTTACATCTTCCCACATTACTCAAAACAAATCCCGTTGATTCTAATGGCGGTGGCGTTATTGATATTATTTCTGCCGCAATGAGATTCGTTATCATTCAGACTTATTCCAACCCAATGATAGATGGTCCGATAATAATGGATGAGCCATTCAAAATGGTATCGGAAAACTTTATTCCGGTATTAACTGAATTTATAAAAAAGACTGCATCAGAATTTGGGAGACAAGTAATAATGGTAACTCATAATAATTATCTTGCAGAAACTTGTGAACAGATAATTACGGTTGCCAGGGATGAAAATAAAAATGAGAGCGTGATATCATAATGGAAACTCAAAAAACAATTGTAAATTCTAAAGAATTTCTTGAAAAAATCAAAGAATTAAATTATACAAGACAGACAGAAATGATGAAGATGACTGAATTGCGCAAAGAAATAAAAGCGGAAGAAGTCAATATCAATAAGGAAATTGCTTCGGGGTGCAGTAACACTAAAAGAATAGCTGAATCCGCAGCAAAAATTTCTTCATTATTAAAAAGCATAAGTTTATGCAATAGCAAAATTGCTGATGCCGAAGAACTGATTATAATGATTCTTGAACTGTCTATTTATGATTGCAATATTTATGTTTCAAGAAAAAGAACGATAGATTCTGAGGGAAATATTTATAATGAAAAAGGAGATATCGTTATAAACACAAAAGATTTACAGAAAGAAAATTCAATAGATATATCAGATATTATGACGGCGAAAAGTATTAAGTCAGTATTCGGTTTGCAAGACAACGATATAAATATCGTTTAAAAACACCCAAAAATATAGTATAAGTAATAAAAGAAAAGATGACACTGTAGCTCAGTTGGTAGAGCGTAGATACCCCCTATCTAAAGTCGCGAGTTCAAATCTCGTCAGTGTTTTTCTTTTCTCTTATTTTATTACTGAAAGGAAAAATAAAAATGGAAAAGATGAAAATGAACACAGCAGATCTAAGGGCTATTTTAATGAAATTATGTCACGACTATAATAGTCCGGTACTCCCTCAATATTGGGGATTTTATAAGGCAGGAAACGGAGATATTATTGTAATGTCCCCATTTTTTGTTTTGCGCATTAAAAATTTAGAAACCCCGGAAATTGAACCAGACACATTTTTTAATTTAGTATCAGAGAAATTTACAAAAGGATATCCGTATCCAATGAATCTTAATGATTGTACAAAAATTTTGGACACGGATAAAGTGTTATCAAAGACAAGCATAAATTTACAGAATATGCTCGGAAAATTTGAGAGATTGTCACCAGATGATAAGGTTAAGAGCAGAGTAATTATTAACAGAACTCCTTTTGATGAAGGCGAGTTTCCTGTTATTTTTTCTGCAAGAGAGAATGGTATACCGGTAGCAACTGCACAGAACGGCGCACGCGTGGTATTTTCAGAAGATTCTTATGTACCGGCGGAGAAGATAAAAATCGGCGTTCCGTACAAAGTAACAAAACCGGTTATAACAAATGACGGGGTTAAGGTTACGGTTCTTAAAGAACAAGGATTAGTTCAAGTAGGAATACTTAAATCTTCAGGTGTTTGGGAACCAAAACCGGAAAACTTTACAACCGAAACAATTCCAATGGAATATACTGAAAATACAAATAGTGTTGTAACATATGCCGGATTTAATATGTCACCATTACATTTAAGCACAAATATGTTGCACGACATATTAAAAATCTTTACAGTCAATGAAACAGAATATTTTGATTTGTATATTCCTGCTCCGGAAGTTGCAGAAGTAAAGGTTTTCAATACTGTAAAAGGCGGAAATATGGGACCGAAACTTATTTGTGACGGAAACGGAAAAGTTCTTGAGGACGAGAATAAATTTACTGATCAGCCTATCGAAAACCTATTAGCAATCATTAGAAGTAAAAAGAAATTCGAGGAAGATGTTGAAATTGAAGTTGCAATCGCAGGACTTGCATATTCAATTTCAGGGTATCAAAGGGGATGATACTATATGAATCTTCTCATAGAAAGAGACGTGAGATTACTCTCTAAACCTATATGTTTATCAGAAGATAGGCTTAGAGAGTTTGACCGTCTCATAAACAATTATTTGGCAACACCCTACAATATGAATATTTTCATGAAAACAGTAGAATATTACTACAGAGAATGGAAAGAAAAATATTCGAGGCGGATGTTGCCTTCTATTATTTCTGATACAATTAATTCTGAAAATAAAGCGATGATTGATGAATACACAATAATGTTTATGTACGATTGCGATGAAGCACAAGATATGGAATTGTTATACTTAAGGGACATAGAACAAAAAGTTGAAACGAACACTGAAAACTTAATTGAAGAAATGTCCGATTTATGGGATAAAAATGAAATATTATGGGTTAAACAGGAGCAATCTATATTATTTGAAGAATTACTTTAGAAAGGAAAAATATAATGAGCAAAGAACTTATTTACATCGATGATAAGGATGAATACGCGAGAAAAGAACAAAACATCATCGACGGGCTTATTTATCCTGATATTTTTTATGATGAATCAGATTTACAAAAAAGTGCTGTTTCTGCAGAATATATTTTAAGCGCATACAAAAATGCGTTAATAAAAGATAAAGAGTATAAGTCGTTACCAAGTGCATATATTTTGTATGAGGGTTGGTGGGATGACATCAGAAATGATTGGTATCAACTTGCGATTTTAAGGGCTATATGTAATAATCCGAATGTAGATATTGACACAGAAGAATTTGAAATGCTAACAGAAGACGAGTACTGTTGCATAGAGGAACAGGAATTCTCATACTCTTCATATTACCCTGAATCTCTTGATGTAGCAGGTTCAATATTGACTTGCTTGGAAGTTACTCATAATGCTGTAGATATGATAGATTTGGATCAAGAAATAAGTATGTCTTGGCATTTAGAAGGACAAATCGATGAAGATATTGTAGCCGATTGCCGAAAAAATAAACACACAATGACATCATCAACTTGTCAAGGATTATTGTTTACGGAATTGTTAGGAAACAATATCGCCTGCAGACGAGGAAATGAAGTTATAGTATTTCCGCTATTTGATACGAAAGAAAATGAACCACAAAAATATAACACACTTTATCTTGAATAGGAGATAACTATGGATTTAATTGCATTAAAAAGCAAGGAAAAAGATGACTTGTATGACGAATTAGAAAAGACGGCAGAAAAACTGATTCCAGCAGAACAATATTCATCTCAAATGTTAATTCATAGAGAAACAATATGTGAAATCTACAAATGTCTTATTGAAAAAAGAAATTCAATTCCTATTTTTTCAGAAATAGTAGAATGCGTAAAGAAAAATGTTTATACTAAAATTCGTCCGTATATTATGGCTCTATACGAAAAAACAGAGCTATATGAACAAGTCAGATTTCTTATAAACGAAGATTTCCAAGAAGAATTAGAAATAGATGATGCTTATAGTCTTACCGATGAACAGATACAAGAAATCATTCGTGGTATATCAGAAATAAGAGAAATCGCTTATGAGGCTGAAGATTACTATGTAGAAGAAAATTCAGACGAATATGTAGGCGAAGTTTCTGACAGATATATTTTGTCTATTTTGAAAGAAGAAGGTTGCGCAGTAATAATAACGACTTCATCAATTCAAAACCAAGAATACAGAACAATGATAGAATATGAAATGTATTACGGAAGAAGAATTTTAGTAGAAAACGACTGTCAAAGTATAATGTTTCCGGAATTAAGGATCAGTCCTTTTGTTAGTTCTTCTCGAAAAAATAGTTATATGTTAGGTGGAATATAAAATGTCAATTTCTTCACTTGACCCTATAATATCTTTATGCGAAAACGAAAATCTGAATAGAGTATTAATAAAAGAAGTTTATATGAATTCGTTTTGGCATAATAATGCTCCGGAAATATACGAAATGATGGAAGTATTTAATGAAGTTGCGTTTAATTATTTTTATGAATACGGTTTAGATGAATTTGATGTTCAATACAGCGGTATCGATTATATTTATTGTTGCCAATCTTCATCTTGGGATTATACAAGACATTTGGATGAAACTACCCTGATGATAATGTTAGACAAAAGTAATTCTATATATATAGATACTAATGAAAATGTAATAAACAGTTGTCAGGGTGTATTGTTTGATTTTATGGAAAGAGAGGATAAGAATGGAACACGAAGACTTATCGGAGAAATTGATTAAGTGCTATACAGAAACTATGCTATCAAGTATAGATATTCCGAATATAGTTGCAATCAAAAATAAGCTTCTTTCGGAAAATGAAAAAATAACAGAAGAACGGGTTTTTGATTTCTTTGAAAAAGAAAGATGTTGTGTTGATTATTGCGGAAAAAAGCACTTTTCTGCCCAGTCAGAATTATTTCCTAAATTAAGTGAAATAAAAATGATAAAGGACGGTGGGCTAATATGAAAAGTCGAGTCGATGCAGTAATGTTATATCATTTTTTGAAAGATGAAAATGTAAAAAATAAAGGTGTTTGGTTTGAAAAAATGTATGCGTATATTTACGAGCCAGACGCCTTTATATCGTCAGTAATTATAACTGATGATGTTGTTATAGAAGACCCTGTCTATTTTGATTACAATGAAGAAAAAATAATAGACGGAAAAGAAAACGATTTATTATCACTAACAAGGGGAGATGCTATAAAAGAAAAAAACAATGTGTTTGAAATAGATTCTATGAAATTTATTTCAGAAGTAGAGAACGCCTATAACTCAATAGCAAAAAGAAGAAAAACGATTTCGGAATTTTATGGTGAGCCATTAACGCTTGAAGTATATCCTGCGAAATCGAGGTCAAGATTGCAGAACATTAAAGTTTCTGATATAGGGAAACCGAATAAGACCGATTTTAAAGTCAACACAGAATATTTATATATGGCATTAAAATACTTTTTTTCTGACCAATTTACTGTTACAGGAATTCAACGAAAAGATGGAATATTACTGCTATCTTCGTGTGATTCGAGGAAATTTTTCATCTATTATAATGACGGTTTGGGACAGCAGGATTGTGACGATTAGAATTTTTGTTATAGACAAAAACGAAATGAAGTGATACAATTAAAAAACCCAAACCAACAAAACCAACACAGATTCGAGGAAAAGTAAATGACTATTTATGAATGGCAAAAAGCCGTAAATGACTGTATTGTCAATAAACTCGAAGAATTCTACGAAACAATGTACGGAGGCGAAGTGCGTGCATTAGGCGATTCATCAGGATACCGATTAAATCCGTGCCCTATGTGTGGACATAATGACTGTTGCACTATAACGGATATAGGAGTTAACTGTTTTAGCGGAAATTGCGGATGGAAAGGAAGTCATGTCAAGGCTTACTTTAAATATGCAGAAGAAAAGCTGAAATTGAAAGAACCTCGAGCAAGAGAAAAACTCCGAGATTTTACAAAGATTGAATTACCATCAATGACACCACAAGAAAAAGCCGAATACGAGCGATTCAAACGGAGACAAGAAATATTATTCTTAGCAGAAGAATATGACCACAAACAACTGATGACATGTAAGACTAATTATATGTTTGAGGACGGAAAGTCATATACCCCGCTTGAATATATGATGAGAATTCGAAGAAGAAGCGAGCAAACATTAAAAGAGATGAAGGTCGGATTTGTTAATAATCGTTCAGCGTTAACAAGTCTACTTTATCAAAAAGGTTATACAGATGAAGAAATAAAAGATGCGAAGATTTTCTGCTATCCGGGATTGTTTGTATTTTATTACAAAGATCCTTATTCCGGATATATAACAAGAATTAATACGAAAAATCCTTTTAATATAAGAAAAAGAAAAATGGAAGCCGACGGAACATACACCACCGGCGACATCATCAAGGGTTTTTCCGCATTCAGCAAAGTGTTTTTATATACTCCGAAATTTTCGTTCTCAGAACCTTTTATTGTTGTTGAGGGTGAACACGACCTAATGGCTCTTATGGAACAAGGATATGAAAATGTCTGTTGTGCCGGAGGAAACTTTAGGGGTGATTCCAACAAACAAAAATATATACTCGAAAATGCGGAATCTACTGTTTATTGTTGTTTCGATAACGATGCTGCAGGAGTAGAGTATACAAATGAATTAAATGATTTTCTTTGTGACAAAGATGTAAGAAGAATTACATTTGATGCAACTTATAACGATATCGATGAATATTATAGGGATTGTCCTAATCCGGAAGATATATTGTCATTAGTATCAAATGCAGAAGAAATGACGACCTTGAAATTCAAGATAAAAGAAAAGAACGGCGCAGAATGGAGTATATCTACAAGAGATATGAAAATTGTGTTCGTTATTCAAAAAAGATCAGATTCTCAGGGTTTAATCGGTGACATTTCTATTTATGAAAATAATAGAATGACAGAAATTCTTCAAAGCAAAGCGTTGCCTAAAGTCCCAAAGAAATTTAGAGATTTTGCAATTGAGTTACAGCAGGAGATAGATAGGTTTTACAATAGAGGGATTTATTCATTGGAATTCGAAGACCTCGTAAAAATTTATCGCTTTTCGTTAAAGAAGCAGGAAATTGAAAAAAGACTTGCAGAGTTAATGAATCAAGATACTGCAGTAGAATCAAAAGTCGAAATAATTACAAAAATGCTTGGTAATTCAAAAGCTACTACCGATATGATAGACGAAATATTGAAGGTAAGAAACAATATTAAAGTCGAATCCTCCGGAATATCATTTTCGGATATAGTAACAATGAAATTAGCCGAATCTTTTGATATAAAAGGTAACAAGGGTTATTTTTATTTTAATTACCACAAAGTCGACACCGACGGCGTACTCCGTAGACTTCCGTACCTTCTTCGATCTGACGGAGAACTGATAAGGTTAGACTTATTTAAAAAGGCAGACCCGAATGCCGTATTACTCATTGACGGTAAATTTGAGTTGCCCTGCGAAATAGAAACGGCAATCACGGATAACGCCAACGTGTCATTGAAAGATTATTGGGTTGAAAAGTTCAGAAATGATGAAATTGATCCAAGCGAACTTGAACCGGCATATCTAATCGGAAGATTGGTTAAGTATGTTGAAAAGTTTTATTACTTTGCAGACGATAGATATTATGTCGTTATTGCCCTTTATATCTTTATGACATATTTCTACGAACTGTTTTCATCAATTCCATATTTATATCTTAACGGTGAAAAAGGTTCAGGTAAATCTACACTTGCCGGCATAGTAAACTGCTTTGCTTTTAACAGTAAATTCGCAGTTGATATTTCCGAATCAGCATTATTCAGGTCAGTTTCTGTTGAAGGTGGAACATTTATCCTTGATGAAATGGAAAACCTTACATCAAGAGCAAAATCCCAAGACAGCAAAATGGCATCTATTTTGAAAGGCGGATACTATAAAGAAGGTCGTATTTATCGAACTAATACAGACCAAGGCAACAGAACAGAAAGTTATTCTGCGTATGGCCCAAAAGTATTCGCAAATATTTTCGGACTTGATGACGTAATCGAGGATAGATGTATTCAAATTAAGATACCGAAAATCAATGTATCAAAAGGAAACAGAAGAGAAAGTTTACAGGACTGGTTAAGCACACATCAGCCTGAAAGAGAAGAAATGACATCAAAGTTAGCATTATGCGCATTAGTACATTTCAAAGAGGTATCGGAAATATATTCAAGCGCATTTATACTTTCGTCTTCTTCAAGGCTTTCTCAAATTCTACAACCGATTTTAGCGGTAGCAAAATTCTGTGACAAAGAAGAAATCAGAGGTCTTATGCTTGCTAACGAGGCGCATAAAGAAGATGAACTCGTTGGTACATATGAAAAGACATTCACCGATTTCTGTACGACAGTACTGGCGTTTCTTAAGGAATCAGTTGAGAATGGAACACCCGAAGGCATTATTAAGAATGTTGTTTATGAAATTGCAAGAGAATTTCTTGACCTTGTCCCAGAAAAAGATAAGCAGTTTACTAATACTAATTTCCATAAGTATACTGCCCCGATAATTTGGGACGAAAATAAATATACATTTATAATCAATGCGCTACACATAAAGACTTTCGTAGAAGAGTCGAGCCCTGAAAACAAATCTTATACAATCAAAAACAATAAGACGGTAATGAATATATTTAATCTTAACAAAGAAGATGTTAGTAGAAAATTCATATCGGTATCTGACACTAAACTTGTTGAGGAATTAAACTATGTAAGCAGACCAAGGATGTGGGTATATAAAATAAGTGTTCCCACATTGTTCCCTGAACTTATTGCAGAAAAGAAGAATAAAGAAAATCAGCTCGATGAATCGGTAAAAAATATCGTCGAAGATATTAACGACGAAGAATCAGAATTTTAGGAGGAAATGAAATGGATATGATTTGGTTAGAAAAAGCAATAGATACAATTAAATCCGGTATCGCAGATAAGCTTGAAAAAGGCAATGTTACTGTCTATAAATGCGGCAAAATCATCCGTATCGACATCAAAGGAGAATAAGATGAAGTACGCATCGGTAGAACTTAAAAATGATAAAAGATATACCTTTATGGCTTATGAGGATTACGATGTCGGAGACCTTGTCGCAGTAAACACTCGTTACGGTTACGCTGTCGGAACGATCGTTTCTATTGATAGTGAAAAACCTGATGAGGATATCGAGCTTAGCGATATTGTCGGTAAGGTTGACATGTCTCAGCACGAAAAACATAAAAGAGCAATGAAGAATGTAAAAATTTATAATTGCGATTCTGATATCGGCTCAGTTTTAGTGGGCAATAAGGATTTCTTGGTTGCGCTTCCGAATAAAGGCGGAGACGGAACAACAACTCTTGTTATCATTGAAAAGGATAAGAGAGATAAAGACATTGTATCTTTGATTAAAGAGTCAGGAAAATATCAAGGCCCATATTGTACCGTAGAGGAAGCGTGGAATAACAAATCTTTTATACAATCAATAAAAGGAAAATTTAATATTTACTCTTATGATTGTAGTAAAGGAAACGACGAAGATATTGTTGATACTATAGAGGGTCGGTATGGAGTTTATAGCTCACAATGGATGGTTATTCTCGAGCGTTGGGAATAATCGCTAAATCTCGTATAAGTAATAAAAGAGAGACGATAATAAAAATCGTCTCTCTTAATTTTTAATTTGGAGGAATAAAAAATGAAAAAGTTATTTAGCAGAATCAACAAAAAGGAATTGGGGCTTGGGTCTTTATGTCTTCTCATCGGCGCAGTATTAGTTGGAACTTGTGTTTCAAAACCCGTAAAAGCCGATGAAAAAACGGAGAATTTCAATGTCAATGAGCCGGAAGAAGAAGAGGATGACTTCGTTGTTGATGATGATGATTTTGAAATTTAAATCATTCTCGTATAAGTAATAAAACTAAAAGGCAAATCAAAAAACAAAAATAGAAAGGTTAGGAAGACAAAATGAAAGTTAAAAATTTCGCAAAGGCAATAAAAGAAAACGAAGAGAAAAACGGAGATATTAAAGGCGTAGGCACATCCGTATTAGAATTAGCTAAAGATGTAATAATCGTAGGCGTATTAGCAATCGGCAGTTTTGTACTCGCATCAGGAGTAAAGGACGGTTCTAAAAAAGGAGCATTTGATTTTTGTAAAATCGGACGCAGACTTAAAAACACAAAAAACAATATCAGTGAAACTTATCAGGAGTTAAATGATGAGGATATCGATATTGACGATAACGAAGAGGAAGACGAAGACTAAAAGGCAAACTGCCTTTTAGTTTTTTGTTTTTGTAAAAGGAGCAATAAAAAATGCTAATGTTATTTTCGGCAGGAATCAGAAGATTACCTACAGAAAGACTTATTCCCTTCGACGATTCGGATTTAATGTTAATGGTATCTCCTACAGTCGGGTTGCGATTAGCAAATATGATTACCGAAGACGGAGAAAAATTTAAAATCGGAGATATAATGGAACAGAAAAAAGAAATCTTCGAATGCGATTCGTTAAAGGAAAGAATGGAAGAATTCGCAGAAATAAGAGAAGGAAGATTTGAAAGATTTTTTGTTTCAAAAAAAGCAAAATATTTATTCTTCGATCAAGAAGAACAAAAGTATTTGAAGCAAACTATGTTCGCTTTAAATCTTAATTGTTCTGTTGAAATTTATATTCAAGATATTGACGGGTTCCAAAGAATAGAATTGGAGGAGCTTCCGGCAAAAAGAAGAACTTATATCTTAAATGAGTTCAAAAGGCTTATGGTCAGGACTGTTTTAGATGTTAAAGAATATTATGATATGTTTTTTAATAAAAACGGCGATAGCGATAAGAATATAAGAAAGGATGTTAAGGAAAAAATGGAAAAGCTATTTTCAAAATATCCGAAATTAAAGCTCATAAAAACAAAAAAGGATTTTAAGAGATATAAGAAGTTTTTATCAATGAAGTATCACCCTGATGTTAGCGAAGAGAACGGAGATATTATTGCAAAAATAAATAATGACTTTGACACTCTTAAGGACTCGTCATGGTATAAGAATCTTGAGGACGAGGACGGTGAAGCCAATGGATGATATTAGCGCAATCTTCGATTCGTTTGTTGGAGAGAGTTCTGTAACTGCGACCGTAGAGAAGCCAAATTTAGATCCGAGCGCACTTTTTAGAGAAAATGAAGAAGTTGAAAGGGCACTTAAAGAAGAAAAGGATCACATTCTTTCTGTAGACAAAATAGAAAGTCGAGCAAAAAGTAACTCCGATTCTCGTTCTCGATATTCATCAAAAGCTGAAGAACCGGTAGTAGAAAGTCGATATTCTTCATCTGAAAGCAGATATAGCGGATACGGTAGTAGATATTCTTCATATAATTCGAGACCGGTTGAAACAGTAACTTATGATGAAGATTATATCGAATCTAAAAAAGAAGAACTTGCCCAAAAGCGTTACAACAAAAAGAATGTTAAATTTGCTAAGCAGATTTACGGTAAGGCAGCATCTGTTCGCAAGGCAGGAGTTCCTTCTCCGGGAATTGATGAAGACATTTTCACGATGCAAAAAAATGCGCAAGAGAAACGCAGATATATAGAAAGCGAAATGTCTTCTCCATATGAAATTAAATCCACAAAGTCAACATTAAAAGTTTATGGGCTTTCATTACTGATGATGGTTTCAGAAGCCGCAGCAAAAGTAATGTTTACTTCTCAAAAGTCAAATGTAAAAAATATAACAAAGAAAGGAACGACAAAATGAGAAAGAAAAATGGTTTCGTAAGAAGAATGCTAAAAGATATTTGGAGCAGAATGAATTTTCTTCAAAAGATAAAGAAGGCATTGGGAAAATTAAAGCAAAGTCTCGCAGATTTAATTTCTGACAAGGTGTTTGCTAAAATAGAAAAGTTTATTTATGAAAAGGGTTTTTGTGGTTCGGCAAATAAAATTGTTGATATATGCAGAAAAGAAGGCGTTGATCCAAGATATTATCTTGTTAATGCTGTTCCACCGGAAGAAAGATATGATTTCGCAAAGGCTTTAGGATTCGAAACAGAATACGAAGATTCATTTGAGTGTCCGGAATGTTATGTTCCGCTTGCTACACCGGCATAACAGGACATTGATTGAGTAAAACAGGACATTGGTTAGTATAGCCGGTAAATACATATTACTGTGCGGGTTTACCCGCATGGTAATAATTTTGCCTAAAAATCCAAAATAATCCTTGACATTTACGGTTTTTGTGTTATATTAAAAATAAGAAATGAACACCAACATTTCTTAAAAACACTCATTAAAACAACAATTTTAACAAAAGGAGAAACAAAAATGGACAACAGAGAATATGTATCAACCGTAAATGAAGGGTGCTCGTTTGAACCAGATCAAAACTCATGCGAAAATTCATCAAGAATTGATATGAAGTCAGTTCTTGACACAGTAAAAGATGCAGCCGCAAAAGCAGGACTTGCAGCACTTGGTGCTATTTTTATTGCTGTCGGCGAAGCATTTTTAAAGAAGACTAAATAATAAATGTTCGGAGGAAAATGATGATTAGAGTATCTCATTCTCCGGGAACGGTAAAATTACATTGCGATTCTAAAACCGGCTCCAGGGTAGTAAATACCTTGGAGTCGTCTGCTATTGTACCGAATGTAGTATCTGTTTCCGGTCAATATATAATCTCCGTTCCCGATACAATTACTAAAAAATTAAACGAAGTTCTTTTTAATTTCAGAAAAGAAATAAAGCCGGACGAATCTTATAAAAAATGGAAAATGACAAGAACTCCCATTTCTATAAGATGCGGATGTATAAAAAGTAAGATTGAAACGAAGCTTCCACCTAACATAGAAAGCAAAATTAAAGCAAAATTAAGCTATTTTGTTAAGGCGGCGGTAAACACTCAGTCGTATAAAACGGGACGATGGGACGGAACCATATCATTGTATGACGGAAGAGGCAAGACCTATCTTACCGGTCTTACGGATATGGTAATAGAGATTTTGAATGATTGCGGATATGAAGTAAAAGTTGTTGATGATTATGATACTGATCCTCCAAGACAGTTTGATTGGGAGCCAACAAATTTATTTACTATCGCTGAAGACCAAGAAGAAGCAATAGAAAAATGTCTTAAAGCAAAAAGATGCGTATGCAAGGCTCCTACGGGCTACGGCAAAACGGCTGTACTTGCGCGGTATCTCATCGCAAACCGAGGGGTACCTACTTTATTTGTCGCAAACAAAAAACAGCTCTTAGACGATGCTGCGGAAGATTTCGTAAAGGGTATAACAGGTATAACGAGTGACGATATCGGTCAAATAAAAGACGGAATATTTTGCAGTAATAATTTGAACAAGAAAAACAGTCTTGGGCAAATTAAACCGATTACTCAGCCGATAGTTGTCGCAACGATACAATCCCTCGCCGCAAGACTTAAAGACCCGATGACAAGAGACGTATTATTGGATTGGCTTCATAATACTTGTAAATTTGTTATGGTTGATGAAACACAAGCAGTTGGCTCTACGACGTGGGACGAAGTTCTGTCGGAAATCTATGCGCCATACAGAGTTTTTCTTTCTGCAACTCCGAAAAGAACGGACGGCGCCACAATAAAGATTTATGCTTATTCGGGACCTCTTGCTTTTACGACTACCGCAGAAAGCCAAATAGAAAAAGGCAGACTTTGCGAACTCGATATAAACTATGTTTGTTTTGATCATAAGATGCATAACGAAGACGATAAAGACCTTGAATATAATAATCTTTATGAGACGGCGATTATGCAAAACGAAGAAAGAAATATGAAATGTGTTATCGAGCCGACATTTGAAATGCTTAAGGAAGGTCGATTCGTTCTTGTTTTAATTCAGAGAATTGATCACGGGCTTATTCTGAAAGACTTATTTATTAAACAAGGCTTAGACCCCGACGATATAAGATTCGTTTGGGGTGAAACAGCAGAACAAGCAAGAAAAATGGCAATTAGCGAATTCCGAAAAGGAGAATTTAAAGTTCTTATCGGAAGCACTATCTTCGATGCAGGCGTAAACATACCGTTAATATCCGGTGTTGTGCTTGCGGGTGCTGGCAATTCGGAGATTACGCTTATTCAGAGAATAGGTCGCGGAGCGAGAACTTGCGATTACGAAAAAGCCATAGGTTATCTTCCTGATTTTATGAAAAAAGAGTCCGGGAAAGTCACGAAAGTTTACGACGTCATCGACTCACATATAAAGTTCTTTACAAAACAGTCCAAAAACCGTTATAATATAGCAAAGGAAGAATTTGGCGAAAGCAGAATTCATATTGTCGGAGGAGACAAGAGTGCTTTCAGAAAATATCGACCGGAGAAAGATGTCACATTAAATGAACGCGAAGAAAATCTTGCAGACCTTGTAAATGCTGCTAACGAAAATCTTCTTAATATATTTAAGTAAAGGAGAATTCTTTATGAACGAACAAGAAAAAATAATGGGGGGTAATCCCCCTGAAGAAGCGGAAGCTTCGTTTTTTAATGACGAAGGAGATCCATTAGGAAAAATGAATAATGATTTGTATGCAGACAGAATAACATACCTAATGTGTTCTGCTTTATCTAAATTAAAAGGTCAAGGCATGACAATATCTTTAGATAAGTTTGATGAATATGAGCCGGACTTATCAAGGTTTATTGATTGCGGTCTTAATGAAGAGATATTAGCAAGATTAGATATCCTTCTTAAGGTATCGAAAATTATTAACAAAAAATATAACGATTATATTCCTACACCAGAAGATATAACACCAAACTTTATAATGAACATGAAAACTGATGGTTTTTATCGTTTTAATAACAATAAAATTTTTATTAAAAAGAGCAACGAAGAAAATGTGTTTTACGCTCGATTAAAGTGAGGAATTATATTTGGAGAACAAAAACAAGGACAACAGAATCATTCCGACGGCAGTCTGTCCGGTATGCAAAGAAAAATGTTTTACCGGAGCATTAAAAGCGAATAAAGTTAAAAGGTTTTACTGTGCAAATTGCAGTGTTGAATTCTCAATAGATAAGAATACTACTAAAGTATATAATATCAATGAAAACGGCAAACTGACATTAACAAAAACAATCAGTAATAATAAACAGGCGTTCTTGTTGAAAAAGTGATAAAAATAGAGTATACTTTATGATAGTGATATATTAGCTGGGAGGCGATAACCACTCATGGGCGTTACTGTTAACTGTGCTAACTGTAACAACCCTTTTGATGTTGCGCTAAACGTATATAACCGAAAACGAAAACATAATATAAACTTCTATTGTAATAACGACTGTAAAATCGAATACCACAAAAAACTTAATAAACCTAACGAAAAGTGCGCAAATTGCGGAAAGGGAATAAAAGTTACAAATAGCAGAAGAAAAAAATCTGCATCAAAACTATTTTTCTGCTCCAAATCTTGTAGAGCATCGTATTTTAATAAATCTCTTTGTGGCGAAAAGAGCCCTTTTTATAAAGACGGAAGGTCTACCTATAGAACAGTGGCCTTTTATTATTATCCGCATAAATGCGAAATATGTGGATATAACGAAGTCATTCAAATATTAGAAGTTCATCATGTTGATGGAAACAGAAATAATAATTCAGTAGAAAATTTAATGATTCTATGTCCATTATGTCATGCTAAAATTACTAAAAAAATAATTACTCTCAAAGGAAGAAAGGTTGAAATAAAAGATGAACACAAGGAAAATCCTCGAAAAAATAGCAAAACTAAATCCGGACATAAAACTTCGACCTCATCAGGCGAGAGTTGTAAATAATAGTAGCACATCCCAAATTATTGCTCACGGTGTTGGTAGCGGTAAAACTTTGACCGGTATTGCTAAATTTGAAAAATTGAAAGAGCAGGGCAAAGCAAATAAGGCTCTTGTTATCACACCTGCAGGTCTTAGAGATAATTTTGGTGTTGATGGCGTAAAGAAATTTACAAATTCCTCTTATAATATAATCGGAAACAAGCAAGAAATATCAAGCCATACTTATAATGCGCCAAATCCAAGCAAAGACTATAATATAGTTTCTTACGAGATGTTTAAAAGAAATCCGTCAAAGATTTTAAAAGAAGTTGGTGCGGATACGGTAATTTGCGATGAATTTCATAGGGCAAAAAATCCGTCCGCAAATATCACAAAAGCTCTCAGAGAAACAAGACCCATGTATAAAAACCATATAGGTTTAACCGGCTCCATTGTTTCTAATAAAGTAAGTGATTTGTATCCTCTTGTTGATATTACGACCGGAGGTAAACATAAATTAGGAAAATCACAAACTGATTTTAGCAATAAATATTTAAAGAAATCTATTTCTAAGTCAGGTAAAAAGGTCGTAACCGGATTCAATAAAAGAAACAAGCTCGTTAAAGAGTTTAGCAAAACTATAGATTATGCTGATTATAACGACTTAAAGCGCATTGCTGATATGCCCGGCAAAAAAGTCAAAGAAATAAAAATTCCTATGTCAAAAACGCAACAGAAGATATACAAAGGTTATCTTCAAAATAATTATGATGTAGAAAAAATAATGAAAAAGAGAACTTTTGGTCCTTTAAGTGATGCGCAAATTAAAAAGATTTATCGTTCAACTATTCCTGCAAGAAAACTCTCTAATAGTGTCGGCGCCGTTGTCCCGGGAATTGATTTAACAAGATCCGCAATGATAACTCCAAAAGCCAATAAAGTTGTTTCTGATATAAAAACCCATTTAAAGCAAGATAACAGAAATCAGGTTGTCGTTCTTGGACAGTTAATAAATGGTGGAACGGATGTTATTGAAGCCGGACTTAAAGCAAATCATATTCCTTATTCTAAGTTCTTAGGAAAAAGTAATCCCGGTAGTTCTGAAAAAGAAAGACAACAAGGTGTAAGAGATTACAATGCAGGAAAGAAAAGGGTAATTTTGATTTCCGGCGCAGGCGGTGAAGGAATATCTCTTAACAATACTACTATGGAGGCCGTTGTAGAGCCTCACTATAATCCAGAGCGTATGAATCAAATGGAAGCGAGAGGTATTCGTGCCGGCGGATTGAAAGACAGAAAGAACAGAAATGTTCAAGTGAACAGATATGTTAGCGTTATGCCAAAAAGAATGGGTGTATTTAAACCGAAATTCAAGACGCCCGACCAATTCATCTATAGCGTTGCAAACCAAAAGGCAAAGCAAAATAATATGATGTTCGACTTGCTTCGAAGTGCAAGAAAGAAGCAAGAAAGAAAGCAAAAAATAAAAAGTTTCTTCAAAGGAGGAAAACTTTAATGTCAAAATTGTTAATGGAAAAACAGGCGTCAAGAGCGTGGAGAAAAAATATAGGCAGTTTGTCCGAGCAATCAAAACAACGCCTAATTGATTCTAAAATTCTTGATTATAAAAAAGATTTAAAAGGCCTTAACAAAGGCACTAAAAATATTCTTGAAAAGAACAATGTCAAACAAATTTCTCCGAGACAAATGATAAAATGGACAGGGAATAAGCCGGCAGTTAAAAGCGCTGCTGGATACACTTCTTCAGAAGGAAAATATGTTTCTTTTGGAACTCCGAGAAAAGATGATAGAACAGCAAAAAAAGCCATAAGAATGTTTAAAAATAATAAGGATATTGATATTTCAGAATTAAAAAATGCAAGAAATATTTATAAAAAAATGACTCCATTCGAAAAAAATATCAAGATGGAATATTACGAAGACACGAGGCTGACGAAATAAGGGAAATGCTTTCAAAAAAGAAAAGCAACAGACAAATAAATATTGACGGAATCAATTATCCGGCGACAGTAACTGGTACAGGTCATGCATCTCCGAGAGTTATTTTTAGAGAATCAGCAAATGTTGCTTCTGCTCCTAAAAATGTTAAGAATCATTTTATTTCGTCAAGAAATTATTTTGGCGATTCGGGCTTTTTTATTTCAAATCATAAGTACGGAGAACGTGGCGTTCTTGATAAAACATTAAGTAATTATATTTCAAACGATGCCTCAAAATTTAACAGAAAAGAATGGCCATTGGCAAAATAAAAAATACACCCGAGAGGGTGTATTTTTTAGTATTATAAAATAGGTGTTTCTCCTGTATTTATAGTTATTTTTTCTTTCTTGTTTTTTCTTTGTATTCAGCAATCCAACAAGCCTTTTCGAGATCCCTAATACGAGAGTCATGTTCTTTCAGTTTCTCGTTAGTCATACCTATTTTTTCTGTATTTATAGCAGTTTCCTTAGAAGATGCCTCTTGCTTGATTTTTAATTCTTTAATGTCTTCTTGTATGCCATCGGTAGTTTTCCTTATATGTGATAATTCCGTCATCATCTGCATGCTTGTTGCAGCGTCTTTTTCTATATCCTTTTTTTGTTGACGCTTACTTGATAAAAAACCAAAAACTATTCCGCATATAGCTGCAGTTAAAGATACTAATGTTATAACTATTTCCCAGGTCATCGAAGACATCCTCTACTTACTTATTTATTTTTATGAATCCTATCGGACTATAATCATTATAAAATATTCGTTCATTAAAATCAATGTTTTAATGAGAAAAAATTTGGAATTTTTTATAACAAAAAATAGCAACCAAAAATGGTTGCTAAATATTGCTTTTATCATTTTCTTTTTCTTGCTTTTTCTTTTTGATGTGTTTTGCTAAAGCAATACCACCTACAGTAGCGCCAGCTACACCTGCACCGATAGCAGTTGATTTGCCGGGATTGCTTTTAATCCAGTTAGCTACAGGGAAAGTATTTTTTGATGAATCGCGAAGTTTTTTCATCTCTTTAGCGTAATACTTTCTTTGTTCTATTTGTTCATTATTAAGGCTACTTAGTGGTTTATTGCGATGGAATAATTCATCGTGTTTCACTCCGTAAATTCTCGAAGAATAATTAACACGATTTGCCGCATCAATTATATCAGCCTTATCTCTTTTTCTTGAATATTTAAGCACAGCTTCCTGAGCAACACCTTTTGATGTATTTCTTTGAGCAGCAGCGCCAGCATTAAAAGCATCCGCTGGCAAGATGTTACTATTATTAAGAAATGTTGCGCTTGGTTTAATAATAGTCCTGCTTTTTTTGAATCTCATTTATTTTGTTGGATGGATCTTTCGGCACAAAGAGTTTACCTGTCCTTTTTGCAAATTCTTTTATAACTTTTTCGTTTCCGCTATCTAATTCTCTCATTAATCTGTTTTTAGCCACTTTTTCCATAAGTAATTGAGACATATAAATGTCCCCCCTTTATTTTTATTTGACAATTATATTTTACCAAAAAAAAAAAATGCAATACAAAAAGTATTGCATTTTTACATTATGATATTAACCTTTTAATTTATTAACATTTTCAAGAACCTTTGCAAGAGCAGGACGAGGACCTTGTCCTTGCGCTTGTGCCGGTGCCTGTTGTGTTTGTGTAGGTTCTTCTGCGCCAATCGTAGCAGAAAGTTTAAAGTTAGCTTCTTTTCTCAAATCGTACTCATACTCTTCGAACTTACTTGTAATATAGCCAAGATTAAGTTCTGCAGCTACGGCCGCAAGAGTATCAGCGACTTGATTGAACCAATCTCTCGCCATAGCATAACTCGTTACGGAATCTCTTTTTTCAGAAGTAACAACTTCTACCTGAGAACAAGCTTCTGCAATAGTGGGCTCTGCTTCACCGATAGACATTCCGATTTCAACAACATCGTCTTCGATATCGTCAATCTTCTCGTAGTAATCGCCAAGGTTTTCGTGATCGCCGAACCAATTTCCGCCAACGAGGTTTCTGTGAAGTGTACGCAAGTTGCAAGCAGTTACTTTTAACAAGCAAATTAGTAATTGATAGTTTGACATAATTATTTCTCCTTATTTTATATTTTTTAGAATCATTCGTCTGCCATTTTCAGCATCTATTTCATGCAATTTTGCATTCATATCGGTTTGTGCTTCCAAATATGCAAATAAGCTTTCGTTACTTCCATCTTGTGTATATTTTTTCCAAGCATTAGAACAGTTATCAATCTCCTTTGATGCACCCTCTCTATACTTACTTAAATCCCAACCAAGAGGCAACGTCGCCCTTGCACCCTTAAGTGTTAAATTTCCGTTTTCATCCATGTACCTCTTCTGGTTTTTTGTTAATTTGTATTTTTTGTCTTGGGGTAATTCTTGTTTTCCAATTATTTGTAATGTTCTATTATGCATATAATCGGAATGATTTATTGTTTTGTTGGGTCTCATCCGACCATCACCATCTAAATACTTTTTCTTTCCGATATCAGTTAATGATCCGTCGCGGTTTTGATATAAGCGTCTACGAAGATTCCATATCGGAGAATCCAGTAATGTAGCAACTTTTTCCATAAGTAATTGCGACATATTGTACCCTCCCTTTTTACTTAAAGGCATTTTACCAAACACCCGTTCCATTCTTTCTGTATTAAAATCATTATAATCTTTTACTCCACGAACGGCCATTTCTTTTAATTTGGATAATGTTTTTTTATTTCTGCTATCCAACTTTTTTGCTGTTTCAATTTTCGCAATCTTTTCCATAAGCAATTGAGACATATTATTTTCCGCCTTTCGCCTTATTTCGCAAAACATTTCGTTTTGCGGCATTAGTCATTTCTTTTTTGTTAATTGTGGCGTTTTCGCCATATTTAAAACCCGGTGCCACTTTATTCATGAGTTTTAGGTCGCCAACATTTTTTCGTTGTCTTTGAAATGCGCTTCTCATTCTTGGATTCATCAAAGCAACATTAGCAGATTCTCTTTGAAGAACCCCGGGACCATTATGAGAAGAAAGAGAAATATTTTTAGCAGTATGTTTTCCGCCTTTAAGATGTTTCATTCCTTCTCTCAGCTCATCTGCTTCGTGTCTAAACATAACTGCGTTTGCATGGTCACGATCAGTCTTGGTTTTAAGAGAATCTTTAATTATATCAAATTGTTTTTTGAGAGATTTTTCGCTTTTGACAGATTTTTTCGCAGCGCTCAAGATATTTTCACCATGCTTTTTTCTCTCTTTTGTATCAGAATATACATTGTAAATTTTTGATTTTAACGGTACTTTTTGCATTATATCTCCACGAGATACAACTTTACCGGTATTATGAGTTAAAAATCCGTGCATCGAATCAGCATGAGATTTAGTGTAAGATTTGGCATAATTCGCTGTTACTTTACCTGCATTATCATTTGCGACAAGCTTTTGAATTAGCCTATGATCTTTAGAAGAGTCGACAGTTCCGCCAAGTTTCTTTACAATATTATAAGACCCTTTGTTTAATCCATCAATCTCTCTGCGCCTATTAAGAATGCCTGTATCGACTAATTTTTGCTTCGTGCTCTCGGATAAACTTCCATAGTTTTTCTTCCAAGACCGAGTAGCAATTTTCTCAAAATTCTGCATATAAAACCCTCTTTCGAGATAAAAAATAAACTTTGCAGTATTATAATACCACAAAGTTTATTAAAATTAAAGTTTTAATTAAAAAATTATTTTTAAAACTTTTATTTGTACTCTTCATAAAGTCTTTCTTTGATCTTTTTCTCCAATTTCGGGTTTTTAAGTTTTTTATCGGCTATTCTTGTAGCTATGTGCCCTATTAGAGCGCCATCTGCAGCTCCCATTAATGCTCCCGTTGGTGCGCCTATTGCAGCTCCTATAAGACTATTCTTTATATTGTTTCCATGTCGAAAAGTTCTGCTGGACGCACCACCTGCGGCACCGGCCACTGCTCCAATTATAGCGTGTTTTCTTGTAAGTTGCTTTATTGCGGCCTTTTTGCCCTCTTTTGTTTGAATAAGATTCAGGACTTCATCAACTTCTTTTTCAGACATTTTAGGCTTCTTTCGTCTTGCTACTTTTTCCATAAGCAAATTAGACATGTAAATGTCCTCCTTTATTTTTATTTGACAATTATATTTTACCAAAAAAAAAAAAAAATGCAATACTTTTTGTATTGCATTTTTAAATTAAAGAGTTTTTATGTCAAAATTAAAATATTATGATATCCCGTGACCCATATTTCCTCTGATAGTACCAACGTTTTTGAGAGCATCAGATATTTTGTTCGTAGCCTTACTAAATTTATCCATCTTAGATCCTTCAGGAGCAAATATCGGTTTTGCGTTCGGTGCAATAGTATTTTTTATATTTTTTATTGCATCACTATTTTCTTGGTATCGCTGATAACCACTTTTACGCACTGGTTGTAACGGAGCAAAGCTTGCAGATTTTTCCTGTGCAGCATAATCTTTAACTTTTGATAGAGCATCTTTTGCGTTTGGCGTATTTCTTATCTTGCGTGCAAGTGTGCCTTCTGCAGGATTTTTTATATCGTTAACGACATTTTTGCTGACAGTTTTAAGGTCGGGCTGATTTCGCATGCCGCCAAGCGTCATTCCATATAAAGCCATTTTTTCAAGCATTCCGTCAAAAGTTTCTGCGGTCTTTTCTTTTTCTTTTTTCTTTTTAATTTTATTACCGATAATCGCAGCCGTTGTACCTGCGGCCGCAAGCGCAAGACCCACCTTAGATCCGGTACTCAAATTTTTAATAACATTTCCTGTGGTTTTTGCGCCGTTCGCAATCGTAGTTCCAACAGTACCGGCAGTATTTTTTGCTATCCCTTTACCGACTTTTGCGTAATTTCCAACAGCACTTTTAACATTCGAAGCATTGCTTTTGATTGCATTACCGATTGTTCCGGTACTATTTTTAACTGCGGACGATATGCCGGTTTTTGCGTTTTTAAGACTCTCGCTTAAATTGGCTTTAGATAAAGTATGCCCTATATCATTTGTCATATGCATCGCAGAAAAATTATCTTTTGTTTGCTGACCAAAGGCTTTAAAAGCGTTTCCGGCATTAGAAATATCGTTTTTAAACGTCTGAAACGCAGCAATCTTTTCCATAAGTAATTGAGACATAATCATCTCTCCTTTCTTGTCTATATTTTTTATTTTACCAAAAAAAAAAAAAATGCAATACTTTTTGTATTGCATTTTTAAAATTCAGAAACTAAATTTATCTTTATTTTCTTTTGTGCGCTTTTTATCTTGCTTTAAGTAATGCTTAATTGTTACGTCAACACCCTTGTGATTAAGCAGTTCAGATATATCCTCGACAGGCATTCCGTTAAGATGAAGCAACTGTGAGCCGGAATGGCGGAAGTCATGCGGATGAAGCGTTGGTATGTCGCACATTTCGCCAATTTTCTTCGCCCAATTTCCGAGAGTGTTTGATGTTACGGGCTTATATTGTACCATATTGCCGACTTTTCTTTTTGAGACAAACAAATATCCACCGTCATCTATTCCTTTTTCTTCTCTTTCCGCTTTGAGTTTTTTAAGCGAATCAGATACTTCTTCACTAAAGAACAAAGTTGTTATATAACCCTCTTTTTCAAGAACATCATCAACAGTCCTATCTTCAAAGTTTATTTGTTCCCATCTGATAGACGACACTGCGGTTGCTCTTGCCATAGTTGATATTGAAAACATCATATAAACATATAATTGCAAGTCCCCACAGCTTTTTAATACTTCACCCATGTGTTTATATTGATCTAATGTTAAAAACGTCTGTACGACAACAGGAAGTCCTTTTTTGGGGCGGTCTATAAAATCGACAGGATTCTCTTTAACTATCCTTTTCTTTTTTAGGTATTTATAAAAAGAAGATATTGCAGACAGTCTTCCTTTTATTCTGTTTACATTATTCCCGCTTTTAACGCAGAAATAAATAAATTCTTCTATATCGTCAGTTGTTGCGTTTTCTGCAAGAAGACCAAATTGTTCCTTTACCATGTAAGACATCCATTGAATAAGGTCGCAACGATAATTATAGATAGTTCTCTTCGAGAGTTCACGAAGTTCCATATCCATAATATATTTGTTTAAAAGGCGTGAATTTTGTTGGTCGATTTGTTGTTCGTATTTTTCTTCGATAATTATGCGCTTACTACGACTTTCTAAATTAGCCATAAAAATAATCACCTCTTAATTATTATACTTCATTTGGAAGAAATAAACAATTGAGAGGTGATATATTTTATTAAACTAAGAGAACAATATCTCCGGGACGAAGAGTTGCCTTGAATGCTGCGCTTTCAAGTAGGCTTTCATCAGTGATAGCAACATTAGGGCAAAATCCGGGAACACATAAGTCAGTTTCAAGTGTTATTACACCTAAATTTGTAACAGTTCCAAGATAAATGCAATAATCAAGATCGCTACCAGTTTTTTGAGTTGCTACAACTTCAATTCCTATTTCTGCATCATTGTAATTATAAAAAAGATACACATAAAACGGACCGCCGGTAGTTGGAACGATTTGGCTCGTACTACTTGTTCTTTCGAATATATAAGCGCCGTCAATACAAAATGTAGTTGTGCCTTGAAGAACAACACTATGTGAGGAGCCATTATAAGTCAATATGTCATCGAAATTACCAGAGAATTTTACTATCCAGTTTTTCTTTTCTCGCCTTGCAAGCAAATCGCGAGTTTTATGATTGAAGTCAGCAGCGACAATATCGTTACCTTCTTCAAAACTAACATTAAGTCCGTTTTTTCTGTAAGGGGCATAAGACATTACATTTCACCTCTTAATTATTTTTAGCAGGAACTGAAATAGTCCAAATAACATTTATTGAGATATTATCATTAGCAGAGATTTGCATGGGAGGAAATGTGTATCTTGAAAATAATACATCATTATTGCTCATTATATAAAACAGTCCTGCCTCACAAATAGTTTTTGTTGCGCCAGCTGTAGTTAATGCAAAGTTCTTTTTAAAAGTTACTTCTGTTTGTGATGGATTATATGAAATATCGGCACTCCCTATATCTGAAGATAGTGGAGCGCTATCTTCAAGGGCAATATTGCTATCTACAGGTGCCGTTGCCGTTCCGCCTGTACCTGAGCCAACTTTCATTTTTTCAATTTTAGAAGTATCGTTAAATCCCGCGATAGCTAATGCGATAAGCTTTCTTCCATTAACAACGACAAGGTTGTGGTCGGTAAACTTTTTAACAACATTGCCGTCCTTTAATACTTCTATAGTCACGGCGCCCTTCGGCATAAGTTCTGATTTAAACATAGATTTTTTATTCTCCTTTTTGTAATGTTATATTTACATGCTCACAAATACAGTACTTTGAGCAAGATATTATTCCAGATAATATGCCGCCGGCGCCGTATTCGTCGTATGTCATGTATGAATCAAATATTTTTCCTGCCCCGAAACGAGTAGACATTTTTTCATGTTCACTATCAGTTCTTGAGCGGTCAAAAAATCGTGCAATTTTGTAATCGCCATTATCAAGATTTTCCTTAGGGCTAACATCCATTTCTATTTTTATGGAATTTTTCCAACTGCCACCCTCTTGTTTACTATCATAAACAAGAGCATCGTCGTTGGCGCCCGCACAATATTCAAGTTTAACCAAATCTTTTTTAGCAAGATCGATACTGTCAATAATTTTGTACAACACAACAGGTGTTATTTGAGTATGCGCGGGTCTAATGAGAGAAATAAATTTACTTAAATAAGTCAATCTATCAATCTCGTCGATGTCAGTATAGAGATCGTATAGATAATCAGCAGGCAATTCGATGACAGCATCAAACGGGGTCTTCTTCCCAGTAACAGGTTCCCATTTCGTTTGGTCATCGCTATGAAACCAATATGTTCTTTTTTCCTCGTCTGATGCGTTGTAAAAATCTATAACTCTAACAAATCTCTCGTCTTCGTTTTTCTCGGGCTCAAATGAAATAAGCATTTCGTTAATTTCGTTTATTTGGGCTCCACGAATAGCGTTTTTAATAAACGCCTTCATTATCTTATTATACTGCGGACGAGAATAAGTATCAATATATTCCATCGGCATAAATTGCCTGAGAAATTTTTCGCTTTTATCAATATCAATGGAAATATCTTTTATATAAAGAACTTTCTCTTTATACATAGGATTAGTAGGAGAGTCAAGAAAAAATATCTTGTTCTCATAAAAAGCATAGTCAATATTTCTTTTTAGAATATGACCATTACTTGAGACAATTCTTAAGTTTATTATTGTCGGATGTATATTTTCTCCGAATTCAACATTAACAAACAAATCTAATTCATTAAGAATAGTTATCTTTTGTCTCCAGTCCAAAGTTTTCCATGCGGCGATTAACTGCTCTTTTGTGGCATATGTTGTACCTTTAATTTTTTCGATACAACTCTTAAAGATACTCGTTAAAACAAAATCAGATATATTATATGCAATATTCTCTGTTTTTATTTCTCTGACAGGAATTTCCTCGAACGCATTTATACTGGACAATGTAAGAATAGATTTCGCCTCATCTATTTTTTTATCCAAATTATCTTCGAGACGATCGAAGATTTTTTGAACTCGTTCGAGCTTTATTTTATCAATAGCGTAATTTTCGTAAAAATTATTATTGTTCAAAAAATCATCTCCCATCAAGATTATTCGAATATAACGTCAAAATTATCTTCATTAAGAACAGGATATTCGTTATCGTAGATTGGCAAAGATCCTGTATTTGCAGGAACGCCATCACTATCTTTTTCCGGACGAATATAGTTGATGCTATCTGCGTCATAAATATAATATTTTCTCGCATTAACACTACCATTCAAAGAGTCTAATTGACTATCTGTTAAACTGATATTACTAACAATATTTGAATATTGCCAACCGGCACCCTGCTGACCGTAAGTTCCGTTGAAAACATATTTCGTAGTTGGGTCAGCCCTATCATAAGCTATAGTGGTTCCCGCTGTAATACTTAACGAATCCTTATTTATCAATGTAACTAAAGTATAAACATTTGTACCGGTTGAAACATAATACCCAACATACTGACTTGTTGACGTAAACGAGGCGTATCCTGTATGTGCTGTATATATCGATTTGCTTTCATCAGCCCTAACCATACAGTAATCATTATTAACGGGTGTTCTTTGCATTCCGGCATAATAAAATGTTGTGGCGACGGATAATTCTGCATAAGTTTCAAATACACCACCCTGACTATTCTTTGTGATATAATACCTGTTAACGGAATTTCCGTTAAAATTAGTGCTAATATACGATACATACGGATAAACATCACCATCTGCATACAAATAGCCGACTAAACTCGAGTAATCTAAACCTGTACCCAATTCGTACTCATTAAAATAATTAAGAACTGATTTGCGGATATTATCTTTAATTAAAGATTTGTATTTAGCAGATCTCTCGTTTGCTCTAACGCCAATCTTTAATATGATGTTTGCTTTCTTACAAGGAATAATCATAACATCTGCGCAAACATTCCTTGCTTCATTAATATTTACTACGGTTGCAAGTGATGATATGCCATCAAAAACTTTGTATTTAGCAATCAAATCATAAGAACCGTCAACATATACTTGCGATAAAGAGCCGGTGTTTGGTATTTTAATTTTATTCGTTGAGGCATTATAGATATTTAGTGTCACAACTTCATTGCTTGTATCCTTTTCACCCGAAATACTTAAACTGTAGTCGGTTCCAATAGTAAGACCGGAAAGAAGTTCTCCTGCAACATCAGAATAAAGTGATGTTAGGGCGTGATCGGTCATAGGGATATCTAATAGCGCAGAAGAATTGCGAATAGTATAATAAACATCATTATTATTCGTCTGACTTACTTTTATTTGATTTTCAACATTTGTCGGAATAAGCGATAGCAACGACAATAAAATTACGGTAATTGTATCGTTTTCAGACGGAGTTCCTGTTAAAGTAATTCCGTAATCTTCCAATGAGATTGTTTCGGCGCCACTATCCTTCCAATTAGTTCCATCATAAGTGTAGATATATGTGCCTATTATTTTGTCTACGGCTTCTGAAAAATCTTCGCCGTCAACGGATACCGATCCTCCTGATACAGTTGTTGACGAATTAGTTACATGAGACGCTAATGATAAATCTACAAGATAGTCTCCGACAAACAGGTCGCCGTTAAATACTGACGGTCGACTTGCTGTGCCGGCTTGAATTATTGTAGCGGTTGCTCCTGGAAGGGTTACATATGTACCGTTCTGTAAGTATTTGATAGAAACTGTTCCGGAAACTCCGGTCTTTTTAGGATATACAAGGAATGGAGAATGATAAGGAACAGTCGTTTCATGTAAACTTGAAACTCCTCCACGAATACCGATATCAATTTTTCCACCCAAGTGAATAAAATGTTTATCTGAATCGGTGGAGAAAATTGCTTTTTTCCATGTACCGTCATAATGCAATGCGGGATTTGCCGTTGTTCCATCCGCATCTTGTAACGGAATCTCTAAATAACTTTTTCCGGATTCGGTACCAAATTTACCGGTGCCACTAAATTTATAATCAATAACTTCGTTTCCGATAATAAAAACATGATAATACCCATCTTTTTTAGTCAGATTGCTCGAAGAAAGAACACCTGGTGCGGCATAAATTCTTGCTTTTTTGGGTATAAGGTTAGCATCCTTTGTTACGATTATTTCTGATGTTTCGTAGGTAGTCACACCCGTTACATTTAACGGAATAATATCTCTTGTCATATATTTATCGCCGTAACCCTGAACAGTAACATCCTTTATGTTGGGGTCGGAGAGCAAAGCTAAATCCTTATATCCTTCCGGGGTATTAAGAGTTCTCGTATAATAAAAACGCTTTGTTCTGTTTATATATTCCTGATTTGTTTCGGTCGAAGAACCATTCGTTACAGCTGACAAATTCTTTACATAGACAAGATTATAGTTAAACTTTGTTTGAACTACAGTGATAGTGTTGTAATCGGTATTAAATTCTTTTCCTGTGAGCAATGCTTCAACATAAACATCAATATCGTATTTTGAAGTGTCTTTATTGAGGTACCTGTAAATTTGATCCTTATAAATAACAGTCTTGTTCGTTGTTTGATACTGATATCCGTTTGTATTTGCGAAAATTATACCTGCCGGAATAACTAAATCGCTATTTCTGTTTGCGATTTCGAGACCGGTAAAAGAAAGCGTTAATATTGTGCTTGCCTTGTTTCCTCTTATTCGAGTGAGAAAATAATTACCTTCGATGTATTCATCGAGTTCTTCCGGCTCTAAATCAACTAACTCATCAATAGATTTTACGCTACCCATTGTGTTTATTTTTGCGTAAGTGTTATTTAGAAGTTTTGCTACCGGAGATACGATTAAATCATCATATGCGGAATTTTCGGTTATATCAATTTCAGGAAAATATTCATTAAAGGCTTCGTGTATTTGTGATTTTATATTGCTTTCGGAGTCTGATAAATCCATTGAATATGCCATATAAAAATTCCTCCTATTACAAATTTATTTGAGTTTTATACGTTATTTCTGCAGTGGTGACTATACTTATATCTATAGAATAAACGGTTTTTGTATTGTCAACTTGAACTTTATCTATTTCAATAGAACTAAGTCTTTCGTCATCAGGAATACTTCCACCGTTAATTATAAACTGTTGTTGTAATTTTATCAAGCGTTGTTCTGCCATATATATAGCATCAGATAAATCTTTTTTGAAATCAACTACAGAACCATACGCTTTTCCGGGTATGTTTTTTAATGTGCATCCATAATCCTCGCCATTGTCTTCTGTAAATAATATTTTAATTACATCTCCGATTAATTTTTGTTCCCCGGAACATATAACATTTCTTTCTCCGGAATTGTTTTCTGCAAATATATCTACATACCATCCGTACCCTGCACATCTCGGGCAGTTTATCGGATTCAAAGAATAATCCTCAATCTCAGAATGAATAAAGAAACCTTTTACTATAAATATTTTCGGAACAATATATTCGCCGGACGAAACATCTTCCCAAATTTCTTCTAACAATTTACTTTTAGGAATATATATAGTATTTTCTTCAAGCGACACAGAATAATCAACACCCTCAACGAGGGATGCTGAATATTTGCCGTTTCCGAAAAGATATACTTTATTTATTTTTTTTATTTTATAATCGTTCGGAATATGCATATTGAAAACATCGGGATTTTTACTATAATCATAACTATCAACGGGATATATTTCAATGCTTTCGTCCACGACCTTCGTCGTCAGACAATGATGATTACAACGATTCACTACATTCAATCCATTCATTGATTTTCTCCTCCTGTTACAATTATGTGGCTTTCGATATTTGACTGTATGCTTGAAAGCTTATTTTTAAAGATGTAATCCCTCATTACCTGCGACTTGTACGAAGCAACATCTCGGTAAACTTCAATAGCTAAATCATACGTTTTGATAATAGAGCATATCGAATTATATAAATCTATTTTACTTTTGATTGTTTCGGATAAATATTTTACATAGTAAATAAGCCTTTTGTTTAAAGTTGAATCTTTGCTATATATTAATGATTTTATATCGCCCTGAATCTTTCCGCATTTTGCGAGGGCGGAGTCAAGCGATATTACGGTATCGTTGGCACCGGTGCATATAATAGTGGCCACATCATCGTATTGTGAGGCCGCCTCGGCAGCAATAAGATTTGCATTATTTACGCTATTGTCCCTTATGCTTACGGAAATGCCGTAAACATTTTTTATTTTTTGCAAAAGAGGCTTACTGTTTTCGGATAATTCTGCGGCACTATCCCGCATAACCTTTATACATTCGTTTATGTTTTCAGATTCAACAAAAGCATCTTCTTTTTTAATTCTTTTGATAAAATCATCATAATGCTCCATAATCGCAGATGCAATATAATTCATATTGTCAAGAACAAAAAAGTTATTTTTGTCAATATCTTTGATGATTGACAATCTTAAATTATTAAACTTTTGTTTATCGGAACACACTCTTTTGTAATCCGGGAGTAAGGCAAGAAGGGCTATTGCTCTTTTTGTGATATCTGATTTTTCTGTATCACTACTAACATAAATCATTATATATGACCTTTCTTTTCAAGATATTTTCTGAATTCTGTCAATAGTTTTTGACCGTTATAGTTGGTAATACCATTGTTAATGGCTATTGCATTTCGAGACATTGTTGTGCCCACATAAGGACCAACTTTGTATACTTGCTTTAAATATCGTCTTTCGTTGGTTTTTTGAGTGAAAGCGTTTATTTCTTCGAGAACGATTTGATTTTCATTATTGGCTTTGAGTAAGTCTGCGGGCTTCTTTGACGAAACACCGAAAACATCTTCAAAAGACAACGCCTCAGCATTGCCGTTAGCGGAAGATTTTCCGTACTGTCTTGACCCTTGCCATTCATTTATTTTGTAATCTTCTATTCTGTTAATTACATCGGGTGTGAAATCTTTCGCCGTAATACCCATAACATTTTTAGCATAACTATAAATTTCTTTTGTACTTGGGTCTTTCCCTGTCTGTCTTGATAATTGGTTTTTCGCAATATCAATTACTTTTTTATAGCCTTCGAGAGCTTGCGACATACGAGCGGCGCCGCCCGAATAATCTTTTTTAAGATTTCGAAGAGTGCCCTCAAGGGAAGAATGAATGTAAGTTTTGGGTTGAGATGTAAGATTTTTTACATCTGCCTTATTCTTCACAATATTTATAAAAGCGTTTTGAGCCATTTGACCTGCAGTTTGTTCGCCGACTACGTCGTATAGCCTCGTCTTCGCGATGACAGAGTTAATAAGTCCTCTGTACCTCATTAAAAGTTGTGCCATTGCAATGGGATCATCATTCTGTTGCACACGGCGTATCAATTCCCTTTCTTCCGATTCCGCATCGCCGAATTTTCTTGCTGCGGCAATTTTTTCTAAAATATAAGAAGATAATTCTTTCACCAATCAACCACTCCTTTTTGTTTATATAATTATACACTAACAAAAACAAAAAGTCCACAGGATTTTTGTCCTGTGGGCTTTTTTGCTTTTAGGAGGTTAAAAATGAAGCCGATAAAATGAAAGGTTAAAATGGAAAGGAAAGAAGAAAATGAAAAAGAATCGAGGACAATTTATATTGTCCATAATCAATATAACACAATTGGTTGTATTTGTCAAATGCTTTATTTTCTCGTATAAGTAATAAAATAAAAACAAAGGAGATTTTTAAAATGAAAAAACAAACAAGCACAGAGGCAATTATTTACAAGGCAAACAGAGGACTCGATAAAATTACAGAGGAGATGAAAAAGTTCAACAGAGGACTAATCAGTACAGGAAAAGTAAAAATTTTAATTAAATCGGAAAACAAAAAAATAGATAAGGATATTACAAATCTATTTGAGGCTAACAAAGAAGCACAAAGCAAAATGTTTAAAGCAACAGCAGAAGAAAAGAGTTTGTTAGAACGAGAAATCAAAAACAATGATGAAACAATTTCAAAACTTCAAGCAATTAAAGCTATGTTGGCATTACGTAACATTGACAATAAAGATGATTTATCGGACGCAGAATTAAGAGCGGTTGACAGGGCGTTTTATGCATCATTAGGATTTTTAGCAGGTACATTACTAGCATTAAATGTATTAACAAAATCAAAAACAGATGACGAAGAAACTGAAGACGATTCAATAGAAGTTGAATTCGATGAAGATGAAGAATAAAAAAAAGAGGGCTTCGGCTCTCTTTTTTATGTCACTTTTCTCGTATAAGAAATAAAACAAAAATAAAGGAGATTTAAAAATGAAAACAGCAACAAGGATAATAATAAAAATAATAGCAACAGTAATAGGAATATTAGCATTTATGTCAATATCAGGCATTGTTGAATATGTATCAACAAAATTTGAAAACACATTACCGGACGCAATGAAATTTATTATGATTGTCGGAATTATAATAAGTATAGTTTTGATAGGCGTATATGTTATCAACAAAAACACCGAACAAGAAAACGAAGAATAAGAAGGATTCCTTCTTATTCTTTTTTTGTTTTCTCGTATAAGTAATAAAAAACAAAGGAGAAGTAAAAAAATGAATTTAGAAAAAACATTAAGGAACACAATCAAAGAAAAGGAGGATTTACACCAATTTTTGTACGAAAGCACATCAGGCAAAATCGGAACCATTAAAGGTATGGGACAGCAAATCACAGGACCAATTGTTAACAGAAATATTAGCAAGATAAACAGAGATATTTCTCGAATTAGAAAGGAAATCGAAAAAGCACAAAGAAAAATTCTGCGTGACAAAAAAGAAAGTGACGAAATAAAGAATTTGTTAAAGAAAACAGACGCACAATCTTTATTTATAACGGGACACATGAATAGTAAGCTTTTTGAAAATGCAACAACTCAAACAAAAGAACTCATAAAAAAGATATCTCTTGCAAAAGTTACGGATATTTATATGAATTACATTAAAAGGGATTATTGCAATTTGAAAAGAAAAGATAAAAATATCGCAAGGGTTAATTATCTGAATCTATGGCTTAACGAAAAAAGTTATATAGAAAATCACTATTTCAAATAAAAAAGAGGGCTCAGGCCCTCTTTTTTCTTCTTGTTAAAATTTGCATTTTAAAATATCATGATTTGTCTTCATCTGTTTTCTTTTTAGATTTAGGATTATCTAATACTTTCCAATCGCTCTTAACTTTTTCACCATCTTTATTTAATACTTGTTTATATGGCAACTTATATCTGATATTTTTATGAAAATATTTACCCTTCGACTCCGCATCCATAATGTTTTTATACACATTTGCTGATGCACCCTTGTATTGATAAATGCTTCCGCCTTTAAATTCAATTTCCATTTTTCTGCTAATTGGACTATATCCAATAGAGCGGATATTTGAACTTTCAACAGTATTTCTTATCATTGCCATCTTTTCCATAAGCAATTGCGACATAGTGATTTCCCCCTACTAATTATTCGGTACAAATCGTCCGATACTACCTTCATTTATTTTTGCGCCCCTATTAGTAACGGAAAATTTCTTTTCTAAATCACCATTTTTACTTGATGCATAATCCAATGAGAATATCGTTCTTGCTCCGCTGAAATCAACAGTGTCTGCCATTTCATCTTCGAGCTCATTTATATTTTCTATATTGCTTGAAATTCGTGCGCCGGTTTGTACCACGACGACATCGCCATACTGCACAATCTCCGAGCCATTAAACCAAAGCATCAAACTCGATACATTTAATATTGCTTCCGAAAATTCATCAATATTATCTTTAGTGCTTGTTGGATATTCGGTCTCTCCAAAAATATCCTTTGTATCAAGAAATTCGGAAATAGAACGCAAACTGTTGATAGTGACAGGATTTTCTCCATTCGGCGCATTAATACAAGCGTCAAGCTTATCAGCAAGAGCTTTTGCATATTCAATAATATTTACGGCATTTGTTTCAATCGTACTGGCACTTGAGACAGTATATCTTATAGTTCTTTGAACAATCTTCTTATAATTTATTCCATATCCATTTATTATTGTTGTTACAAAATCTCTGCAATTAGGTGTAATGTCAGCAAACGATCTACTTATTTTGGATGTTTGCCCTAATGAATCTTGCTCGAAAACATCAAAATTACCACTAACTAAATTTTGTCCTCCGTCACAAGCTTGTTTTAAGAATGCTCTTGCCTTATTTGCAAACAATTGTTCGATATCAGTGAGATCGCTTCGTGAACCGTAATTGAACAGTTTTCCAGCAGAACAAAGAATGAACGGAGGAATATTTCTCGACCTCATAATAATTACAGGGCTCCCTATTTGCGGAAAAGAAATGTTTCCGAACTCATAAGACATGAAATTAAAAGATATCGGCAGATTTTTTAATATAGTATTTCTATAAGGCAATTTTACGGAGGCTTTGATGTTTACAGGGTCAACAGCCGTTACATATCCAATATCAAGAATGGGACGGTCTTTTTGTCTCTGCGCATATTCTCTTGTGCCATTAAATGTATCCAGGTTGTTCACTTAAAATTCACCTCTTATTTTATTGGATTTTCTGAAACATAAATAGATTTCATTACTGTTGTAACATTTTCTATAATTGATTTCAGCCTCGATCTTCTCTTTTTTATAATATCAGGAGTCGAATCTGAAGTATAAAGATCTGTAAGGGCGGACTGTATTTGAGCCAATGAATACTCTCCATCGAAAACCAAAAAAGAACCACTAACCGTCTTTTTATCATCAGTTCCACCGGAGCCAAAATTATCTCCGCTTGCTTCAAAAGACACTTCGTTTTTTCTGATAGTATTATTATCATTTGTGTATAGCGTTTTTAATATGTTTTCATCCAACTCGGCATTTAATACTTTTTCTTTCTTTACCTTATGATAATCATCAAGATCTTCTCTTACTTTATCATAATCATCTACTGTTTCTCCGAAAGTGGAAACATCCTTGTAAACCTCGCTCACAAAAATGTCCTGTGTTCCATTATCCAGTCTTGCTCCAAAAGCAACTGTTCCGTTCAAGAAATTTTCTCTCCGTCTACCTATATTTAATGTAAGACTTGAAAAACAACCGCTTTTAGGATTTCCGGAATGAGTTATAGATGAAAGGTAAAATATTTTATCAATACTTGTAGGATCTATCCATACATTTGTTCCCGGTCTAAGCCAAGGCATAGAAACTGTAGTCGCATTAGCAACACTGCTTTCAGCGTTCCTATAATTAAGTTCAAACTTAGCATACTCTACAAGAGCTTCGTAAGCCTTTGTCTCTATTTCGGATTCCGTTGCACTTGAACTATCAAATCCGTAAGTGTACCCCTCTACATTTTCAAACTTAATCATAGGTTGTGTTTTATCATCAATAAGTGGTCCGTATCTTTTTTCCATTTCACTCATTTCAAGCAATTTTTTAGCTGCTTCTTCGTCATAGTCGTAAGAAATGGAAGGGTAGATATTATTTTCTATGCCTGACGACACTGTCGACGGGGATTTCGATTTATCATAAGGCGAGTTGCCGGAACCACCACTTCTGTTTTTATTGCTTTTGCTAATGAGAACATAAGATTTGCCTTCTACATTTTCTATTCCTATAAATGCTGCGGGGTTAGCGTTCCAATTGTTTGTTGTTTTTCTTTTTGCCCAAGGAACATTATTAACTTCTAAATGCAAATGATATCCTCTGGATTCACCGGTGTTGCCTTGATATCCTACAAGCTCTCCGGCAGTAACAGTATCCCCCTTCTTTATAGCTAATCCATTACTTCTGCGCGGCGCACTGTTCATATGCATAAATACAACATAAACATTATATCGTTCACTATATACTTCTAAACAATACCCTTGTGTATGACCGAGCTCATCATTGACATGAGTAACCTCTCCTCCTACAATACTATAAAGCGGAGCAGTATTTGATGACCCAACCAAATCTATACCGTTATGAGTTCCTGTTTTCCATTTTTGTGTAATTGTAAAAGAGTCAATATAAGGATAACAAACAAGTCCGTCTTCACCGACAGCATTATCATTAGTGGCAGCCGAAGTCCCTGATATGTTTAAAACCTTATCGTTTTGAGCAGCTTCTTTTGATTTACTTGTAACGGCACCCTTAAATGTTGCGACAGCAGTAGGCGTAAACATGGTTGCATCATCAGTATATATCTGATCAGCCTCACCCTTACAGACCATCCTTGTATAAAAATTATTCCAATTTGTTTCGTCATTAAAGCTCTGTATCATCGAGGAATCAATAACGGAATTTTTTAAAACATCCATATTCCAAAACGATGGTTTTATCCTTATTATTCCGTCTCTATCTTGAAAATATTCAAATATAAGATTGTTCAAAATTTGTTGTAACTTCAAATAAAAAGAGTCCGTTCTTGTTACAGTAGTTTCTATAACATTTCCCCAGAAACTTTCATTTCTTAATTTTTCAGATATATCACCCATTAAATCGAAACGCAACAGCGGTTTATCCCAAGCAAGAACAGAATCTTCTTCACTAAGAAAAATATTGTTTAGATAAGAAAATTGTATAGCTCTATTTATTGCAACAGCAAGGGACAATGCTTTATTTTCGTATTGGTTTGTGGTAGAATTTGCTATAACTGCATCACTTATTTTAATGCCATACGCTGCCCATTGCAACAAGTCCGGTGCAAAAATCTCACTATTAATACTTACAGTCCACGGACACAATATTCGATTAAGCCAGTTCATGTAATCATAAGCAACGAATGTAATTGACCTTTCTCCGTCAATTATTGAGCTTCTCTTCGCTCTAACATTTCCTTCGAATATTTGAATATATCTTCCTGAAAATATATTTTTGACGAAAATACGAATATTTGTCATGTTTTCTACGCCATCATCTATAGTGAAGACGCGTTTTTCGTTATCTGCAAGATTTAAGTTATAAGAAATAACATTGTCCTTATTTAAGTTATGGGTAATTCTGTCTAAATCAGGATGATATATCATCGTTATTGACGCAGAATTATATGAACCATTACAGCTTATTGTACAAGAGTACGACTCAACTAAATGATCTACCTGTATATCATCAAAAAATATTTTATAGTCGTGATTTCCACGCAATGCTAATCGTCTATTTTTATAAGACAAGTTAATCCCTCTTTTGTTTTTATTTTTTGTTAAGCGAAGTCAACATATTTTTTATCAACAATAAAAACACTATCAGATGAAGATTTTTGTTCTGATACTATTCTTTTTGATGCATTCTTTTGCAAATCCTCAACAATCTTGTGAGGATTTTCTTGAGGAGGATAATAATTCTCGACATCTAAGTATTTTTTCGAATATATTTTACATTCAGAAGGAAGATTTCCTTCAGAATCTGTTGTATTTATAAGTATATACGTTTTTCCTTCGACTACGGAAATGTATTTATCAGTAGTCTTTTTATTCGTTTTCATTTTTACCGGAACAATATAGAACATACCTTTTATATTTCCGTTTGAAGGATTAACATTATAAATGGCAGTTCCTTTTGTTAATTTTATCTGAGCATGAGCATTTATTTTTGACGTGAAAGTTGCATCTTCTTCTATTGTGGAATTTTCGGAAGACTGAGTATCATCTGTTGAAAATCCTTGCTTAGAAGTATCTTTAATATTGAAATAATCCGATTCACTTAAAACTACACCTTCGTCTGATAATGTATTTTCCACGTCAGTCGCAGAAAGATCGGGAACAGTGGTGCGAACATTATAAAAAACGAAAGATAATGAAAATTGATATAGAAATTGTTGGCTCGAAGATTTTTCGTAAGAAAATGATGATATTTCTCCGAAATATTCCACTCCTTCAATATCAATTGAACAAGATAACACAGAATGATATCCTTCGTCGTTTTTGCAGTCAGTCGCATTTTTTGCAATGTTATCAATAAGCACCAATCTTTCCGGAAGATCTGCGGTATCGATAAGATAACTCGAAATACTTAGCTGTCCGGGATAAACACCGGAGTAGTAAAGATGATTTCCAGATGTCGTCTTTTTAGTCCCTACTTTATTTTGATAAATAACAGAATAAGCATTAGGACCTACCATAAAACCTACTTTGTGAACATTGTCATTATTATCTGTGAATTTTATTACTCCGTTTTCATATAAATAATTTGAATTCTCGTCAATAATATCTTGAGAGGAAAATACTGTTGACGGATTGCTTTCCCATCGAGACCTTTCTCGTTTTTCAATAGAGTTCATCAACAATATCCTCCTTTATTCAAGTATATAAATTTCAACATTTCTTCTGCCAAAATCCTTACATTCTTTAGTCGTCTCAAAAAACAAATCAACATTGTTTGGCTTTTCTTTTATAAATCCTCCGGTATCCTTTGCTTCAGCGTATCCATAAATATATTTTCCGTCAGAAGATTTAATATACATTTTCGTCCCATATGGAATTTTTTCAGGATTTACTGCTATATATCCAGGTTGTGGCCAAACACCAGTAGAGCATTTATTGCCGGTATAAGTGTATCCTGTCGCTTGAACGGTCATAACTGTTTTATATTTTGTAGGATTACCATCACTATCAAGAGTAATAGTAACTGTTGGAGTAAGAGTAGAAATAGTCTTAATCGACGAATAGCTTGATGTGCTTTTTGTTGTAGTGACTTTTTTTGATAAACTTGTATACTTTGTATCAATTTCCCAGTTCTTTGCCTTGCCTAAATCGGCTCTTTTAACATTTCCGTAATCCGGATTTCCTGCATTTCCTCCTGCCCAACTCTCAAGTTTGCAAATAAGATTAGACTTAGACTTAAATTTAACTTTGTCTTTTGAAAATTTTACGGAATCTTCACTTTTATCATAATTAGTAGCAGTGTATTTTGCTGTATCGCTAGTTTCTATAAAATAAATCTGAATCAAATCTCCTTTTAAAGCGTCTACAATATATTCTACTAAGTTTCTCTCATCGGTATCGGTTATTTTGGCACCATAAAAAAAACTTTTTCCTCCATCGATAGAAAGTTTGTGAGAAGATTTATTTACATAAAATTTTCCATCCTGCCTATCTTCTTTATCTTGTTCTTTTTTTTGAACCTCTTCTTTTTCTTGAAGTTTCGTATCTGACGATACAGTATATATTCGACTATAATTATTACCGGTTACAGTATCAATAGAAACTTTTGTCGGTGCTTCAGGCACAAGCGACATTTGATCATCATAAACATATGTTCTTCCATCGTTAAGTTTATCTCTGGCGTATTCCGGGAGTCGTGAATCCGACGGGGAAGATTCTCGAACTTCTACAAAAACAAATGTAAGACTGAAATTATATAAATATGGTCGGGACTGGTCTTTTGAATATGAAAAGCTTGAAACTAATCCCCGATATATCATTCCTTCAATTTCGATTTCTTGCTCGAATTGATTTGTGTATTCGTGAACATCATTTTGTTCGCACTGCATTAAAAGGCGATACTGTATAATAAAATTGAGTCTTTCTTGAATTTGATAAGAGTCGAGGAAAAATCCCGAAATGTTCAGATTGCCCGGTTCTTTGCCGGTAGAATGAATACTCCAGCCATTAAGCATTTTTGTGGAATTTCTTGTAAATGATTGTAGGGCGGAATATGACGAGGGGGATACGAGAAAACCGACACTATAACGAGCCTTATCATCAGTGAAATATAAAGTACAGTTTTTATAATTAGGAAGCTCGTATATGATATTCCCGCCTAAATATTTTCCCATAATATCCCCCCTTAAAGATTTTTAATTTTTTCGAATTGCATTTGAGATTTTTTTATTTTTGTGAGAGCGGTCTTATCGTTATCTGTATCGAATCGTTTTGGAACAAACATAAATGACATACCTAATTCTTTCATTGTTTTTAATGATTCGGGTGCATTTTGTCTGATAGGATTTATTTTATCAAAAAGATTTACATCAACGCCGTCTTGTTTAATTATAGCATCATACGCTTGAGATATTCTTTTATATTCAGAATCATTATTGGACGGACTCACTTTTTTTATCGATATAGATTCGTTTTTAATATATGTATCTTTGTTATTAAATTTATAAATTGTAGCAGGATAATTAATCCCTACCCCGCTAGCGTTCTTTCGAATTGTAAAACTACTTGAAAGCAATTCCGGTTTATATTTTTGAGTAAAATCACCAAACAATAATGGAACATTAAGGTCATAACTGATTGGCGTTTTTAAGAAAATAAATACCGGTGTTTCCTCACAATTTAAGTTCGATACAGTAAAAGTGTACCCCGTAATCATTCTTGATACCGGGATACTTTCAGTATGAACAACTTCACTCAAATCAAGCAAATAATCTTCTGCAACAGAAAAAATTGGTTCATAATAATTTCTAATCATTACAGATATCTTTTTTAACAATAATAATTTATCATGAAATACAATTAAATCAGGCTCGTTAAACATAACGATGTCGTTTATATAAAGTTGAAAATCAATAGAACATTGTGCTATTGATTTTGCAAGACTCGCAAATATTTTGTTTGGAATATCGAACAGAGATTCTACGCAAAATAAAATTGAAATGTCATTATTATATATTTTTCTTTCGTCCGAGAAATTAACTGCTTGATATAAATTTTTGTTAAAAATAATTTCGTCTTTTCCAACAACTATATGATACGGAGCAATATCCATAGAGTTATTTAGATATGCGTTATTAAGAACATTAACATACGAAGATGTGGATGTGTACATACTGTAATCTATCATTTTTTCGTCGCTTAAAAGACTGAAAACAAAACAGCTTCTCTTGTTCAAATCAGCTTCAATGACAGTTCCCTTGTATTCGTTTTTAATAGCCATTTATATTTCTCCTATCATTAAAAGGTTAGATTGCAACTTTCGAGATAAGAAGCAATTACATCGTATCCTGAATCATCGTCATAATATTTAAGTATTTCTGTGACCATTTTTGTGTACGTGCCACCTGCGCCGGAAAATGTAGGTTTTGTTAATGAAATTATTTTTATATTACCTGGATATATTTCCGGAAAACTACCTTTAGTCTTAACAATTTCGGATACAGAGGAAGAATCACTCCGAGCAATAGTACATTTGACTGCCAGTTTATTTGGGCTTCCATAATAACCACTACTATTATTGCTTATTGTTATTTCTGGTGTATTTGATATTGCTTGGCCATTATTTGTTAAAATCCCACTTTTAATAATATGAATGTTATTAACAGATTTATCGGCGGCTTCATTTATTGCTTGAATATACGCATTAGATCCTTTTCGATATAATATCCTATCGTTCATATAAGTATCATAAAATTCTTGCAAATCAGAACAAATATTTCTTGCTTTTGAAATATATGGCGCATAAACAGAGCTGGAAATATAACCGGCATTAGCTTCTTTTATTTTTACGACTTCTCTATAAATCTCATCCATTTTGTCAGACAAAACATTTATTTGTGCCCTGTCGTCATTCGTTCGTTGAATCATAAAATCGTTTTTTATGGACATAATTAATGCTCCTTTTAATTTACGATAGCTGTGTTACCGGGATCATGATAAATGCTATTCTCGCCGTATAGATTTTCATTAGCCCAATCTTCATCCTTGCCAGCATCTCTTAACATCAAATTATAGATACCAAGAACACTCTTATCGATTCTTCCGAGTAGCGGATTTTCAACGACTTCTTCGGCTATATTGGTTTCAGTCATTGCACTAAGAACGTTCTTTGAAACCGTGCTGTATTTAAGAGTCATTCTTTGTACTGCATCCTCGGCAGTTTGGTTAGTATGTTCTGCAAAATATTTTTTAGCAGTAGCAGTGTTTTCAAGAATATCTTTTGCAGAAAGACCGGTAACTTCATCAACAACATTATTATTAATCAAGTTCAATCCTTGCTGTGTTTCTCTGTTCTTGCTTGTTTTTAAATAATTGCCGTTCTCATCGGTTATTCCTTTACCACTTTCAAAAGTATTAAGAATATTTTTGGCTGTGGCCTTGTTATGCTCATCGAGAAGGCGATTCACTTTTTTAGTCTCTGCTTCAGTTAAGGTTTCTCCGTTGTCTACTTTTTCTTTCATCTTTTGTAGAAATTCTGCGTCTTCATTACCCATAGATGACGCATAAAGTAATGCTGCACCTATCAATAATGCTACACCAACACCAATTCCTACGCCGGTTGCCGCAGCAGATAATCCTGCAGCCGCCATTCCTCCTGCTGCGGCTGTGCCTGCAACGGTCAGTGCGGTTGAAGAACCCGCAACGGTCAATGCTGTTGTGCTGGCTGCGGCCGCTGTTCCTGCAAGTCCTATCGTATATGCTGTTTGCGCAGCACCAGTTACAAGAAGAGCATCACCAAGAAAACGAGTTCCTTTTTTATTTTCGGCACTCCATTGTTTTAATCCACCCCATGCACTATTATTAGGGTTATCATTTATTTTTTGACTGACGATGGCTTTTTTAACTAAATCGGCTTGCTGGTCTTCAATATTAGTTTTTTCCTTATAAATACTTTGCAGTGTTTCCGTGTCCGCATCATTAAGATATTTCATGACTTTTACTGTATCAACATCTGGATTCCTTATCCATTTTACCATATCTTCATATGAATCGTCACTTAATCCGAATTTTTCCCCTTCGTACAATAATTGAGTAATTTCTTTTGATGATGTAATACCGAGATTTTTGAGCTTTATCATGTTTTCGATGTCTTTTGAAGAATATCCGTCTTCAAGAACATCAAAATTCATAGAACTTATTTTGATTTTACCATATTTGTCATATTCTACTTCATCTGCATTAACAAAATCTTCACCTATATGACTGAAACCTAAACCTTTAATTGCAGCTTTTTGTTTGCTGGACAAATTGTCATAAAGTGATTTTGTGTTGGCTGTTTGTTCGTTCCATGCTTTAATTCTTTTTGTTTTTTCGTCTTGATCCACATTAAAGAAATCCGTATTAGTAACAAAATCATTTGCATACATTTGGTCTCCGTACCAAATAGTCTCGCCTATTTTTCCTATATCGGACCCTAATGAAGATAGTCCTGATCCGATAGCAACGAAAGGCGATGCTATACCTTGACCTATAGAACCGAAAAAAGAACTTACCGATCCTCCTAATCCGCCATATAATGCTGCTCTCGTTTCAGACATGCTTTCTTGCGTATTTGTTACGGCTTGAGCTGAAACGAGCGTATTAGTATCAATACTTAAATAAGTAGACATTAGGGCTGCTTGTTCTGATGAAAATCCAAAATAGCTTTGAAGTATCTGTATATCAGAAAGCCTTCCGCCAGATTGATTTTTTATTTTTTGAACTAATGATTTAATAAGAGAGATTCTATCTACTGTTCCTAAATCATTCATTGCACGAGTTCCTGCTGTGCTCATAAATTCTGTAACGGCGCTCGGATTAGTTACACCTGCAGCCTGCAAGTTAGAGCTTCCTAATTGACCCATTTGGGTAAGACTGCTCATACTGCTAACTTGACTAAATGCGGATGGGTCAATCACCATTTGTCCCGAAGATGCATCATACTTGTAAATAGAAGCAAGAAATGGAGCAGTAAAACTGCTACTAAGAATACCTTGCGTTAACTGTGTTATTTCCGTGCCAACATTTTCTTTACCTATATTATTCATATAGTTGTACGCTTGGCGTTGAGCATAAGTCATTGTGCCTGATTTGTCAAGCTGAGAATACATCATTCCGCCAACAAGGTTTGCAGAAGAAATATCGCCTGCGACACTTGTTGCGGAAATGCCTGTACCACTTACTATATTTGCTGTATTTTGTACGGTAGCGTCCATGAGAGTTGATGCATTAACGCCGAGAAATCCGCTAGCAAGATTAGTTCTTGCTGCGATAGTTGTAGAATTTGATGTACCAACACCCATTTTATAAAGTTGAGCCATTTGGGCTACAACTTTGCCGTTTTCATTCATTTCATTAAGAAGAATTCCCATTTGTTTTGCTTGAGTTGTAAGTTCTTCTATTTTGGATATAACAGAAGAAGTATCTGATGCATTACGAAGCAATCCGCTTTCGGAATATTGCATAGTCAAATCTTTCATTGTATCTACGCTCATACGCATTTTGGGGGCGAGATTATATATTCCTCTACCAACCTCATAAGACTCTCTTACGCTAAATCCTGAGCTACCTCTGTTATTGTTTGATTCTGTAAAGTCTATATAATTAGTAGAAAACCTTTGAGAATATTTAGCTATATCGTTGACATTACCAAACTGATTTACTCCGTATCCAACATAAGCACCTATAGCCGCAGGAATCACTGTCATACCTAAAAGACTTTTTGATGCAGCACCTAATGCGTTTGCTCCGAGATTTCCTACAACACTCATTATCGTGGATGCGCCGGACGAACTTTTATCCATGCTTCTATAACTTGTTGCTTCGGGAGAAACTTGCTGAGCCCTACTCATTTTCTCCTTTAAATCTTTACCCATTTCCGAGGCTTGTTTTGAAAGTCTACTGAACAGTCCTTCCGTTTCATCTCTCGGAATATCAGAATACTCAGCAATACCTTGCCCGGAACCAATCCTTGAAATACCTCCAGGGTTAGATTTAACATTAAGCTGTTGCATAATATTAAGTTGTTCTCTTGATAATGAGACGAGTTCCTGTAAAGATTCGTCGTTATAGTTCATGGCGCCGTCTTGCCTCAATGAAATCACTTCTTTTCGTAATATTCTAATTTAGGGATAAACTTTTTTAGTATTTTATCGGAATCTTCTTTTCTTATTGTTTCAATTCCTTCACTAATTTTTACTTCAAGCTCCCTCGGTGCTTTCTTAAGCTCCGTAATTTGCTCTTCGTCGGTCTCGCTAAGTTTATTTTCTTTCTTTTTATACAATTCCTCTACAAGAGCTCTTGCTCTTTCTTCGTCAGAGCAGGAGCCAACAAAAATTAAAAGCTGTCTGATTTCTTCTACCGTTGGCTCTAATATATTTTTAATATTATCCTTTTTATGTTTCATAATTTCCAGATAGTGAAATAACCACTGAAACGGAGTCATTTTCTGAAAGCGGTCTTCAGTTATAACCCCGTTTTTATAATAAAGCACAGTTGAGATTATTTCTCCGGAAGAGGTACCTAAAAATTTTCGAGCGTTTCGCTTACCTCTTTGCTATTAATAAACAGCTCGTCTCTCTTTTTAGATATATCTAAATAAAATTCATACGATTTTTGAACTACAATTGCAGGAAGTTTCATAAGATTCTTGTATAGTGCTTCTCTAAGTTTTGATTCCTCGTTTTCGTCATCCGACTCTATAAGTTTATCATTAACGGCCAATATTGCCATAGATAAAACTTTTGCTGCCTTAACCTTAACGAGAACATCGTTCGGCATCATATCTGCGCCATTTACAAGGTCCGATAATGCAAGGTCTTGAAGATTAAGAGGTTTAACCTTAATCTTAAATCCGGGAACGATTTCTTTTTCTTCTTGGATTTGACCGGGTTTGATAAAATCATCAAAGATATTATCTAATGCGATGATTTTGCTTTCTGATCTGTTTTCTGTTTTGTTTGACATGGTGTTTTCCTCCAAATGTTTTTAATCTTGTGATATTATTATACTCTATATGTATAAAAAAATAAAGAGGAATTTTGAATTCCTCTTTATTTGAGATATTATTCACGGAAACTCTTGTTTTTAATGAACTCTACACTGGCAATATGAGTGTACATTATTCCGAGTTGTTCAGCGACAATAATTTGTCCTGCTGACAAGGATTCGCTTCTGCTCTGGAACAAGCAACCCTTAAATAGTCTCGAATAAGTTTCCTTAAATTCAAGACTGTTTGCATCAGGATCACTTCCGTAATAAACGAACAACAAATCGAACGGGCGATTAAGACGATTATCACGAAGAGTTGTGATATATTTCTCTGTGCCGATTGGGCCGGAGCCGTCACCTGTATTATATACAAGGTTAAACAAATCTTCACCCGACAAAAGAACACGTGTTAAGCTTACTTGACCTTGTGTTCTTCCAGGAACCATATAAGGAATATCGCTTCCGAGTTCAAATATAGGAGATACATCCTTCTGCTCATGGTAAGCAAAACCTTGAACAACACCGATTCTTTTAAAGTTAGCACTACTTGTAGCGCTTGAAGCATCAGAAGATGGTTTGGCATAAATCAAACATCTTGCTGATGACAAGAAAGAATTTGTATCGGCTCCGCCGATATTAGGATCCACATGCTTTTCTGAAAAGTCCCATGTAGAAACGTAATTATAACTTTCTGGCATGAATTATTCCTCCTTATTCTACATATAATGTTAATTCGATTGTGTTGCAAGGATACGGAACAGCAACAGCAATGTTAACAAAGATAGATCCTCTTTTTTCAGGATTCTGCGCTATATCAGTAATTTCTCCGTCAATAATGTAACCGGAGGTTTTTAATGCTGATATTTGAGAGTTAAGAGATCCTTTGATTCTTGCAATCAATTCATTGTTAATATTACCTGTTCCGATGTATTGTTCGCAAACTGCTCTTAAAACCTTAGAACAATAATCACGAATATAAACGATTGAATTTTCGGATATCCCCTTAGTTATAGCGCTTTCATCGGAAGCAGTAGTCAACTGATGACGAACTAAAACTTCTGAACCTTCACCCTTTTCTTGGGTGATAATCATTACACCGTAACTTGCTAGCGCATTCATTTCCGAACGAGATAATTTATCTCCGCCGATAGCGTAAATTCCTTGTAAGCTTGTTCTTGTTTTTGGTAAATATCCTACTATACTTGCTTCTCTTCCGGTATAAGCCGCTGCAAGGAACTGAGGGCCAACTTCTGTAAATGTTGAATCTCCCGGAATAACAACAGATATATACGAAGGATAAACAACGGTTATTCTGTGATTATTCTTGGTGCTTGCATAATTTGCAGTTGCTTGAAGTCTATCATCTTTTGTTGTAGCAGCGCCTTCACCGCTATTTGCGGGAACAAATCCATAAATCGCTGTGCGCTCTTTTCTCTCTTCATAAGAAGAACATGCTGTGATATGAGTATCGACTGCAGCATGAATACTCTTGTATTCTGCAATATCTTGAACTGTAATTTGATTTTGATCAATTTTAGGCATATCAACAGGAACAATTCTCCAAATATCACTAACAAATGCTGCTTTGTCTGCAAGCGCCTTCGCATACAATGAAGCGTATGTTTCTGTGCCACTGGGTTCGCTTATTGGGAGGGCATAAACATACGGCGCGCCATTAGTTAATGCTAAATATACTGCGAGTGCAAGTTGATTAATCTTTTTTGTTGCACTACTTCCTGTACCTTCTATATAAGTGTATTCGCCCAAGGTTTCTGTAATTTTAGAAGCATCACTAATAGTCATTACTTCGCTTATTCCGAAACCAAGTGGCAATTTATACTTTACATAGTAATAAGATCCTGTAAAAATCTTAGCACAACCAGCAACGCTCCAATAGATATTGATTGTTGATTTTTTTGTAGCGGAATCATAAATTACTTCTGTTGCATAGTCGTTAGTTACTCCTATTACAGGATTGTGTTTTGAGTAATAGGTATTTACAACCCAAGTAGGAGCAGTAGAACCTGTTACAGCAGCATAAGTAGCAGCCGTATAATAAGATGTGTAAGTTGTTGCCCAATCAGCAGGTTGCGTTGTTGTTAATGTGTACACATTTCCGGATTTAGAGAAATATTTTTTTGCAACCCAAACTGGAGCAGTCGAACCTGTTACAGCAGCATAAGTGGCCACTGTATAATACGATTTGTAGTTTTTTGACCAGTCGGAAGGTTCAGAGTCAGTCAGAGTATATATATCACTCGACTTAGTTAGTTCGCCGGCTACAAAATCTTCTTGGTCAGGTCTAAAACCGAGAGATACAATGTTGGAAGGTTCGCTGCCGGAAGATGAAATGTTTCCATCTACATCGATACTGTCGTATTTTATTGTTGTTACTGACCCTGTAGTTGTGCTTGCTTCTCCTCTGGTAACTCGATTACTGTTTTTGAAAACATAGTTTCCAGCGGTACCGATAAACAATGGCACCATATTGGATGTTGCCGTGTTATTGGTTTCTGTAGCATCTACGAGCTTAAGGAATGCACCCGGCTCAGTATATGCTCTTTTGTTTGTTAACATATTGGAATCAATCCTTTCTTATATTTATTGTTCGTTAAAATCTTCTACTTTAACAGTTATATCTGTTAATGGTACATCTGTAATAAAGTCGGTATTTCCGTATTTTCTTCTGTACATACAGCACATAGTTCCGCTAAACTGAACAGCACTTTCATACATCTTTACGGGAAATTGTTGTCTAAGAGTCGCAGGACCTTTAACAACATCACCCTCAATATTAAGATTCATAATATCACTAATATAATAAACATCTGTAACGGAAAGTTTTCTTTGCAATTTAGTCGAAAGATCTTTGCATAAAGAGGAATTCCCTGCTACACAAAACATTGTAACACTATATCGCAAAAAATACAACTGTTCTTCATACAAAATATTGCCGTTTTCATCTTTTACATCCCTAAAAAAGTTATGAAAAAGGGTTGCATTAGGATTATTTGATGTAGAAATATTAGAAATTACAATGTGTGGTACGAAATCTGGTGTTTCGTTTATATCAGGGTATTCTACTGCAATTCTAAGTTTCGAATCAGAAATATCTCTTGAATACTTAAAAGTTCTATCTGTACTAAATGATTCTTGCAAATATTTTTTTAATTTTTTTTCAATTTCATAATGTTCATCGAAATTTTTTCTGACCGGAGGGATAATATTATTTGTAACTGAACTATCCGACATACTAAAATCCCTCTCTTTCCATTGGAATTGAATATGCTATATCTGTTGGAGCGATTGTTTGCATTACAACTCTCTGGCTGACAACTAAATTTTGATATGTTGTCTGGGTTACAGATATAACTTTATATCTGCCACCGAGCTGATTTGTTCCGACAAGAATATCACCAACAGCTATTATAGGATATGAACCGCACCATACTTGATAAGGAGCATCATCATTGGTAATTCCTATTCTGTTCACAGATTCATTTTCTTGTGAAGGAGCTTGAAACGATATTTTTATTTTTATCGGAGCATAATACCCATAAAGATATCCTGTCCCATAACATTCTGTACAACGAGGATTTTTACAAGCACCCCTAACTTCGTCAGTATAAGGACAAAGTTGGCCTGAACGAATTTTTTTCATCAAATAGAAATTTCCATTATCAACGATGTCATCAAGGTATTTGTCATAATTCCATTTAATAAAAAATGTGTAATTATTTACCGGACTTGTAATATATCTAACCGTTTCTGTGAATTCGGAAAAACCATCTCTTAAACGAACAACATTTATTTTATAGTAATATTCAATATCATCATTTTTTAAATTTACATCGTAATCTTTATACGATGTTGTTTTTAAGTTGTGTCCTGCCATTTCAAACGGACCTTCCGGGCCATTTGACCGATATAAATCTAAGCGGTAATCACTCAGTTTTTCTTCGGTATCAAGAATATCAAACATTATAACTAAAAAATCAAGACTGAATCTATTTGTAACTTGAAGGTTAGATATTTTAATCATCGCTTACCTCCACCATGCAAATGGTCCGTAGCCGAATTCTGATGTTACACCATAGAATCCTGAATTTGGAGACGAGGCAATAACGCTTGACTTAAACTCGTTTTTAAGAGATAGATAGTCATTAACAAGCATTCCTAACCAACTCTGATATAATGGGGTTTTGTCAAAAAAGTTTATACTTAATCCTGAGTCATTAAAATTCGTTTGATTCTTTGTTTGAAGAAGACCTTCAGACAATAACGCAAATATTACTGCACCTTTAACTATCAACATCTCTCCCGATTTAAAATAAATATCAAAAAGAGAATATTTAGTCATTGGAGCGGAAACATTTATATCGGAAACTGCTCTTTCAAGTAAACTTATTATTTTTTTATTCGTGTACGTAAGTTTTTGTTTATTAAGAATATTTTTCGTTGCATCATCATCAGCAATAATCAACCTGAACGATTCGGTTAAGGAAAGCAATATTTCTTTTTCTTCCGGTGTATAATTGCCGGATATATCACTTATTCTTTCTAAATATATTGGCATTTTTTACACCGTCCTCACATAACTCTTTGATATGAATCCGTCTTTTTCGAATATAAAAGTATATGTACCGTGAGGAATTGACATTGCCCATTCTCCACCAGAGGTTGATAGCGAACTTGCCGTAATACCACCGTTAGCATTGATACATGATATTTTTACTCCACCAAGAGGATTGTTTCCGAGAGTTTTTATTACACTGTTAGTATCTTTTCCGTTATCAAAATTAAAACTTCCTATCGATACTTCAGATAGGTTCAAACTTTGAGTGTATGGTTCGCTATCTGATAGCCCTACATTGATACTGCAAAATGATTCTACTCCGTAATCTTTACTTGTACATTTTATATCGTATTCTCCCGATATATTAGGAGTAAACGAACAAGTATAGACGCCGCCCGATACTGATAAACGATTCATTGATAATTCGGACGGGGAATCAGACCAAGAAACTCCATTAAAGTACTTGTTTGTTTGCGCATTTCTAATAGTCAAAACGGGGCAATCGTTAGTTACAGACTGCCCCGCGCTATCAGTGACTAAAAAAGATACCGAAAAAACCTTATTTATTTCAGCAATCATATTTAACACCGATTTCTTTCATTTATTTTTTGCGACCTTTTTTGGTCTTCGGAGCTTCTTCGGCTACTTTTTCAGTAGCTACTTCTTCAACAGCCGGTTCATCAACTGTTTCTTCAACTGTTTCTTCAACTGTTTCTTCAACTGTTTCTTCAACAACTGTTTCTTCAACAACTGTTTCTTCAACAACTGTTTCTTCAACAACTGTTTCTTCAACAACTGTTTCTTCAACAACCGGTTCTTCAACAGTTTTTTCAACAGTTTCTTCGGCAACAGCTACATCGTAATCAGTTAATTCAATCCACGGAGGAACTCTCTTCGTCGCTTTCTTGAGAACTTCCAATTGTTCTTCATCAATAGTGACTTCTCTCACTTTTCCTGGTCGACAAAGTTCTCCGCCAATAAGAATTCCTTCTTCGTCATTGCCGATATATTTTACTTTAATTGTAATCATAATTGTTCTCCTTTGTTGTTATTTTAAAATACGAGAGCAAGGAAAATCCCTGCTCTCGTAATCAAAACTCGCTTATGATAAATTATGGTGTTAAATTAGCGACCTTCGCGAGAGCCGTAACCCTTGATGTCTTTGATAATTTCCATTTCACGAGCATAAACACCTTCAGCATCGCTAGTAAGGTGAATCTTCTTGTCGCCGTCAGTAAAGCCGATGATAAGTTTTGCAACTGCCTTTTGAGAAGCAAGGTACATACCTACGAACTCATACATAAACAAACCCTTTTCAAGACGAGTAGAAGTATTGGTGAGTTCAACGGTCAAGTCCTTAAGGATTGGCATACGGCCAACAAATTCCTTGTCAGCATAGCAGTATACGAGAGTTCTTGGGATAATACGAGATGTAACCATCGGGATATTCCAGAACTTATACTTAACGCCGGTTTCGAGCATCTCTCTCTGTGTGAGCTGGTCGATATCAGAACCGGTAGTACCAAAGCCCCACTTAAGAGTGTCTTGGATAGTAGCTTGGTTCATTACGAAAGCACCAACAGGGATGTCGTTCTGAGAAATCTTTTGCATAAGACCGATAAGATCATTCTTTTGGAGTACGGTAGATGTAGTTGTTGCGATTTGGCCAGCATTAGCAGGAGCTGAGTGGCCGGTAGCACCGTCGCCGCCGTTACCCATGAGCAAACGCTCGGTAAGTTCAATAATCTTAAGGTCTTCAGCCTTAACCATAGATTGAGCAGAAAGCTCACGAACACGCTCAAGATATTGATACTTTTGAACCATCAATCTCTTAAGATGAATGGTGTGGTTGTCGGAAATGATGGTCATAATACCAACATTAACGCCGTCGCCTTCAACTTGGTAACGAGGAGTCTCTGCATCATCACCGAAGAATGCCGCATGAGCATTTTGATCCTTCGGATAGTAAACATAAGGTTCACCATCAATGAGGTGAAGGTCTTCAGAAGAAACATTGTGAGTCATAAGAATCTTTCTACCGAAAGCCTCATAATCACGAAGTTCACGAATGAATGGGGGAAGCTTTTCAAGAGCGATCTTGTTAAAACCATCGGGCTCTTCAAGCATTCTTGCGATATTGTAATCTGCGCTGACAGTCTCTGAAGCTGTCTTAATTCTTGTATTTGCCATATTGGACACGTTCCTTTCTAATAAATATTATTTATGGTAAGATGTAAACTCTGATTGTGCTATCTTCTTGAACGCCGGATACGCAATAGCCGACAATATCACCTTCTACAACACTTGCTGTAGGAGTGATTGGCTTGAGTTTGCCATCAGGCTTAACTGTAAGAGCGGTGCCAGGAGCATAAGTTCCTGTTGCATCGTACTGGTTAGTAGCAGCGATAAATGCACCCATAAGTACATTACCCTTTGTGGTTGCCTTGCCAGAAACGAGATCACGACCTGCAACCTTTGAGGTTGTGAGCATGAATACTTTTTCGCCTGCCACTTTAACGCCTGTTGCTGAGCCACCGCCTGCGGTGCCTGCGTCTGTTGGCAAAACGAGTTCTCCGTTAGCATTTAATGTTACAAAAATACCAGCCTCGAAATTTGAACCCTTAAGAGCTTCTGAGAGTGGAAACTGAGAATTTCTGTAAGCATATGCATCATAACGATTACTAAATTGAATCATTGAGGTTCCTCCTTATTTTTTGTTTTTAAATATTTTATTTGTTTAAAACTTTACCTTACGGCAAAATATAAACCCTAATTGTGCCGTCGCTTTGTACTCCGGAAAGAGCATAAGCAACAATTGTGCCTTTTACGATTGAAGCATCAACACCATCCACTATTGACTTTGTATAATAAGATGTATAGGTTGTTGCCCAATCAGCAGGCTGTTCAGTTGTCAAAATATATGCGTTGCCACTCTTTGAATAATAGGTATTTGCTACCCATTCAGGAGCGGTTTCACCTGTTACAGCATTATAAACGGCTATTGTTACAGGTGTAAGAATACCGTTTGCAGACACTTTTAATGCCTTGCCCGGCGCATAAGTAACACCTTCGGTTTTATCAAACTGATCGGTATCAAGAATATGAGCACCCATAAGGATATTGCCCTTACAAGTTGCTCTTCCGGTAAGAGTATCTCTTCCGACTACTTCAGAGGATGTCATAATGAATGCTTTTTCACCTGAAGCACCAGTTGCCTTAATTAACTCGTGATTAGAGTTAACCTTAACAAATGTTCCTGCTTCGAGCGTAGAACCCAAAAGGGAACTTGCAACATTATACTCTGATACCCTGTAAGTATAATTATCAAATCTGTTTGCAGGTTTAATCATTATTTTCTACCTCGCTTAATTTCTACTAAAATTTGTTAGCATGTCTTCTTTTTCTTCGTATCCGGGATTCTCATCAAAAAGATACTGAAAGCTTTGAACTCCGAGTTTTTCGGTATTTAGCTTTTCAACAGAATCAATAGCATTCTTTAGTGCTTCAAGTGAACTGTTGTCCATGTCCATAAGTTCCGAAGCTCTAACCTCTTTTTGACTCGGTTTAACAAGTCTCTTATCGACCATTTCACCAATAAGACTATCTACATACGAACGCTTTTTGATCTTAGATAGCTCTTCACGAAGTCTTTTGGCTTCTAATCTTAAAGATTGATTTTCTACAACCTTTTTTTCGTAAGCATCTTTGTACTTCGCTAATTCGCTTGTTAATTCGTTCACTGCTACAGAAGCTTTTTTTAAAAGACCTTGAAGATCAGACATTCGTACAAGGTTTTTTTGCCTCTTTTTCATGAACCGTCACCGCCTTTTAAGACTGTGACAATTTTGAAATCAAAGCATCAATCATATCGTCCGCAACTTTATACGGAGACACTTGAGTAACAGAAGCAACTTTCTCAGCATCAACAGAGATTGTTTCAGCAAGAACTTCATTTTGAATTTGACGTTCTACATAATCTTTCAAAGAAAGACCTAACATATCCATCTTTGTTTCGATCACTTCGTAAGCAAACTTTTCAACCTCGGCATCACTTTCCGAAGCCTCAACATCAGCACCTTCGCCTTCGTCAGCACCTTCGTCAGCACCTTCGTCAGCACCTTCGTCAGCAACGCTTTCGTCGCCTTCGTCAGCGTTTTCGATAACTACATCATCATCATTGTCATCATCAGCGCCTTCGTTAACATCGGAATCGTCGCCGTCATCTTCTGCAGCTTCTGAGAGACTTTCTGCAAATTTTAAATAACCGGCAAGATCGATATTGTCGTCAACGACCTCAACATCGTCTTCGATTTCGTCTGCTGTTTTCTCTGATACATTAGAATAGTTTGGATCTAACCCAAGAGATTCAAATGCAGAGAGCATAGAATTTTTTGCATCCATGAAATTATTCTCCTTTCGGTTTTTTGAAAAATGTTTTTTTAATATCGTATAGTTTCGATAACATTCCAATATCCAACATATCTCCATCTCCTAATTTACCGCAGGACATATCAGATATAAGTTGAGCATTTTTCTCAAGGTTTATTTTAACAAAGTCTTTGGCGGAATGCAAGTAATTTTTAACATCTTCCTCATTTAACGATGCTTTTTTCAAAACATCTCCAGCTAAATCGTCCTTTTTGAGTTCGTTGAAAACAATACTTGCTTTAATAGCCTTGACATCGTCAATAGTATAACCCTCTTTTATCATTATATCGTCAATATCAGAATTATTCAATACCAAAGACGAATTTTCAATAATATTTTTTTCAAATGCAACTTTTGGAATCTTATTTGTAATGCCTTTTACGATTTTATTGTTAGTTATTCCGCTTTTTACCGCACGACCGATACCGGTTGCACCACTCTTTATTGCTTGACCTGTTTTATTTTTATTTAAAAATTTAGCGGCGCCGTTTACGGCTAAAAATTGAGTCATGGCTGTTCCATCAGGATTCTCTGCAATAGCTCTGTTTATACTCGATACTTTCTTGCCGTTTCTCATTCTTGCTCTTTGCCAAGCAGAATAAGCATATGCGGCAGGAACACCAATAGTTAATGATTTTGTAAAAGCTGATGCTTGTTTTGATAAGCATTCATCATCCATTAAGCAAGCGATTTTTTCTGCGTTACTGTCAAAGTTGTTTGACATCGCTCTTACTTCTCTTTCTTTTTCGTAAGCAGCCCAAGCATATCCTGTTACAAAATCTTCAATATCAGAAGCCGTTTTAAATATAGGATTGTTGAGTTTCAGAATGGGAGCAAAATGCTTAGAAGCTCTTGCAAAATTTGGTTTCCTCTTTTCAGAAGCCATCTTCGTAAGACGAGGCCCTAAGAACTGTGCTTGCATACTACGACTTTCCATAAGAGGACGAAGGATATCAAGTATCGGAGAAATATTCCGAACTGTGTCGACACCATCGTCTTTCGGCGTGCCTGAAATTCTTTTCATTATAATAATCTTTGCCGCAGTTCCAGGATTTGAACTATTTGATAGTGCGGGTAATGAGGTTTGCATTCTCGGAATAGCTCGAAGAACTTTGGTGCAGGTGACGCCTGACGGAATATTCTCCGAGTACGCGGAATCAAGATTTTGCGGAATTTCAGGAGCAGGATTTTGTTCGCTGACTTTTTTACCTATAAGAGATTTGAATATCAGTGAAATTTCAAGCGGTGAAAATTCTATCGAACAATAATCTGCGCATTCGAGGAATTTTCCGAACACAGCATTTTCTGTTAAATGATTTTCGTCGGCTATTCGCTGAAGTTTTCTTCCTATATCAACACAGGATCTTTCATCAAGAAAATCTTCATATAGCATTTTAAGTTGAGGAACAATATTACCCAATCTTTTTTCTAAATCATCCCTGTATTCAGAAATAGATGAGGAAATAACTTTTCCATCCAATCTCTTTGATATTTCGGAAATTTTATTTAAATGTGCTTCCTTGTCTATAAAATGTTCCATTTCAATATCGGGAGAATAAAATGGAGAAGTAAATCTCTTTATTGGAGTTTCTGATGCAACTTTTTCAAGAGCATTTTGATTCTCACAAGCAACTTTAATAGATGTGATAGGTCTATCAATTTTAACATTATCCGAAGTTTCAAGTTTAAGGTCTAATACTTTTGCCGATTTTTCTGCACCGTTAAGAACGGCAGATATATCGTGAAATTTTGGCTCAACATTTATTTCGTAAACTTGTCTTCCGTCATCATAGATTCGGCCACGTTCGTATTTAATGTGGTCACAAAAATCAACCTTAGTTTTTGCTTTGTTTCCGCAAATTGAACAAACAGAATATTTTACTCTGCATCCCATACTAACATCGGTCATGAATCCTTTTTCAAACCCTTTAGTTATTGATGGTGCAACGCTTTTGCTGATTCTGATTATCAGCTCTACACATTTCATTTCATCGTTAACTATAACTGAAAGTATATCGCCGATAGCATCTTCAATCTTTTTGTTTTCATGATTTTTAAATACATGAGCGGACAAGAAAGTATTGGCTTGAGCTTTTAATTCTTCCCAAGGAAAATAATCGTAATTCTTATTGCAACCCCAGTATTCTCCACCACTAACAGCTCTTACTTTTAAATAAAGATATTCAGGATCATACACGAATCCATCAGGCAAAGAAAACGAAGCAGTTTTATTTAATTCGCCTGTTAGAACTTCTGTGTTATCTCCGTTCAATTCAAAAGAAGTTGTTTTACAAAATGACAAAATAGAACCCTCCTTACAAATTTTGTTGATTATAGTATAACATCTATTATCAAAAAAATAAAGCATATTTTAAAAAATCAATGAAATAAGGTTAGTTTTAAAAAATATCTTTACATAAATAGAATTATGTGATATTCTTTGTATAACAATAAATTAACAAAAGAAGGTAACGAACAATGAGCGAAAAAGTACTTAAATTCTCTCCGGTACAATACAAATATGTAAACGGCAACAAATTGATAAGAAGAGAGAAAAAAGATTATGACAGATTATGGCGACACTTCACTAAGCATGAAGCAAAAGAATATGAAGAATATACCGGATATTCTATCGAAGATATTAAAAAAGTCGGAATAAGAAAATTTATCGATGCAAACGATTGGTTTTATAATTCTGACATTAAGAAATATAAGACCGATATAAACAAAGTTGTCATTTGCCCCGAATGTAAAAAAGAATTTGCAACATTTCCCGATGGACTTGGACTTTGCACAAAATGCATCGAAATGTTTGATCTCGATAAATTTGATGCCGCAGTAGCTTCAACAGATACCGATATCGGAAAAATGGATATGACTGTTCTGTTCGCTTTTGATGCCGAAGTAAGAAACACTTTTAAAAAAGTTATTGAATAGCTTGCAAAAAAAATGAATATAAAAAAATAGTCGTATAAGCTATAAAACAGAAATGTACCTTTCGTGCATTTCTGTTTATTTTATTATGTTAGGAGTTTAAAAAATGACTAAGTCAGAGCAAATCAAATTTGTCCAAAATCTTGCGAATGAAGAACTTGGACAGCAGATTTCTACATCTAAGGCGACAGAAATCTATGAGAAAATCGAACAAAAAATCATTAGCGATTTATCAGCAGGGGAAAAAGTACTTATCCCGGGCGGATATCTTGTTAAGATTAATGTACCGTCTCGTGAATGTAAAAATCCAAAGACGGGCGAAAAAATTGTTACCGAACCGTATAACACTGTTAAAGTAAAGATTACTCGTTCGGGCAGAGCACTTTTTAATTAAGAAAGGAAAGATGAAAAATGGCAACAAAAAACACAGAAATGACAACAGCAAGCACTGAGGAAATTATTCTTCCTCAATTCGAAGGTATGGAATCTGTAGGACTTGGATTTGATGGTCTTGACGCATCCGATGTAGCAATTAGAGTTCCATTTATGACATTACTACAACCTACATCAAAAGATGTAGTTGCAAGCAAGGGTAAATTGTCAGCCGGTTGTTTCTTACTTAATGGCGAGGAACAGAAGCAATTTGAAAAGTTGGATATCACTGTTATTTATTTTGGAAAAGACAGAACAATGTGGTCCGAAAACTTCAAGCGCGGCGATTCTCCTATTTGCCGTTCTTTTGATGGCAAATCAAAAGTTGAGGATGGATGCGGTAGCGAACAAGGATGTGAACATTGCGAATTTGCAAAGTTCAATAAAGAGACAAAATCTTCTCCTTGCTCACAGTCTTATGTTCTTCTCTGCCAAAACCTTGAAGATGGCACATTGTTTAAACTTAAGGCAGGCGGTGCAAGCTATAAGCCCGCAAAGGAATTTATTCAGAAGTTATATAAGATAGCAAATAAGGCCGGCGGAAATGCTTTCTCATTTAAGACAACAATCGGTTCCGATTTTGTTTCAAATGATAAGGGTTCTTTCTACACTCTTAATTTCGGCGAAATCGAAATGAATAAGAAATTGTATCCCGGAAAATCAGAACAATTCCCAATGGGAGTAGACACTGATTATTACAAGGCACTTGTTGATACATACAAGAGTTATGCTGATAGTCTTGCTATGCAAAACAAGAAAAACAACCTTTCTACTAATGATGGTAGTATCCCTGAGGTTGATTTCGAACCCAGCGATGAAGATGCTCCGTTTTAATTAACTCACAGAAAGAGTGGCAATATTGCCACTCTTTCTTTTTTAGGAGCGTGATAGTATGAAAGTCATTGCTTTCGATTTGTCTACAAAATGCATAGGCGTTGTTGCGGCAGAAGTGCAAGAAAACAACGTTATTAAAATTGCATCGTGCCCTATTATGCCTCCGTCATTTTCTCCATCTGTTTTAGGTTACTGTAAAACCAAAAAAGAAATTATTTCTAAAAAAGGAAAGCGATATAAAAGTTATGTAAAAACCAACGAGATTCCTCCTTATTCAAATATTTCTTTTGCAGAAAAACAAAGGCGAGATAGAGAAGTCAGAGGTCAAAAAGACATAACTATACTCGAATATATAGGCAAACGATTATCGGAAATTATCTTAACGATAAAACCGGATTTGATAATTGTTGAGAAAAACTGTATATTTAACGGCATATTAACTACCGTATTGCTCGCAAAGGTCATGGGAGTTTTGATTGGTATAGCAGGTTCTGTGAACATTCCATTAGAAGAATACGCTGTTAATGAAGTTCGGAGTCTTTTCGATATGGGAAAATTAAGCAAAGAATTCACAAAAACTCGTTCAAGTGATGTGCTCGCAAAAATTCCCGATATAGGCAAAGCAGTGTTAAGAGAAATAATGGAAGACAAATATCATATAAAATTTCTATCCGACGATGAAAGTGACGCATGCGTGGTTTTTAATTATTGGTACGAAAAAATAAAAAAGGAGAAAAAATATGAATTTACAAACGGAAATCCATAACGAAAACGAAAATGGTAATTATGCGCTAATATTTATTCATAAAAATGATGATGAAACACAAAATCTTTATCGCATACTTACCAACGATTCAACAGGCGTTCTTGAAACGTTTAAAAAATCAGTAATTGCACTTGGAGGTTTCGATGAACGCGATTTTATTATCACAAACAAAAACAGTGCGATAGATCTGTGTTCGGAATATGCGACCTTGCTTGATATTATTCCGGGATATAATAATTCACCTACTGAATTATCTGAGGTTTTTATTAACGAAGATACCTGTGATTGCGATAATGAAGCTAATGAAGAACCTAATTATCCTATTCCGAGAGACAAGGTACTTTCAGGTCAAACAACTTGTAGTTTAACAGGTTGCGGTTATTTATTTGTTACTGTAAACAAAAAAGACGATATGCCATACGAGATCTTTACCCAAAGAGGAAAAAGTATGCGTGGTGGTTGCGGTTATTTAAAAGCATTATCAAGAATGATATCTCTTGGTTTAAGATACGGCGTTCCTGTTGATGAAATGGTTAGCCAACTAAAAACAATAAAATGTATGAAAAATTCCGGCAAAAACAGTCCTTCTTGCCCACAAGTAATAGCCAAAGCTCTTAAACAATCTTTTGCTGAAAAGAGTGATGATAATGAGTGAAAAGAGGATTCTTGATAGTGGCGCAAGAAGAGAATTTGAATCCGGCGCCGTTAGAGATATTCAAGAAGGCAAAGGTAGATGTGACTTGTTACCATTATCAGTAGTCGGTTATCTATTAGACGACCCGATATTATGTTCTATATCTATGTTTTGTGAAAATGGAGATGCAACAAATCTGTATGATGCAGTAAGGGTGTTTAGTTGTGAGCATTTTAACAGTTTACCAAATGCAATGCTCGAAGTAAGTAAACATTTTGAGGAAGGCGCTAAAAAATACGGGGAAAATAATTGGCAAAAGGGACTTCCTGAAAGTTGCTATATCGATAGTGCTGTTCGCCATTATTTAAAACTCTTACGCAAAGATGAAGACGAACCTCACGACAGGGCATTTTTATGGAATATACTTTGTTGCATTTGGACAATAGGGCATAAAAACAATGGGGTATAAAATATAAATCATAACGATAAAAAGCGTGGTGATACTATGAATTCATTTTGTACATAGTTCAAGGAAAGGTTGGTGATAACTATGTGTAATAAATTTGAATTCAGAAAAACAGAAAATGGAATTGAGATTTTTGAAGATAAAAAACTATTGTTTTCCGCTGATAATGAACATGATGCCCAAATAAAAATCCAGGCATATATTACCGGCAGAGAAAACGAAAGAAAATATAGAAAGGAGACGGGGAGTTAGCTCCCCGTCTTTTTATTTAGTATGAAAATATATACCAGCTATTATGCAAAATTAAGAAAACTTCCAGAAAATATTATTCCTATATCTATCGCATTATATACACCTAAATTTTATAAGGGATTAGTTTATAAAAAACTTTCCCCAACAGCAAATATATTGTCTTTATATAAAACAAATGGCAATAAAAATATGTTTGAAGAAAGCTTCCAAAAACAGGTACTTTCTAATTTAAAATACGGAGATGTAATCAACGATTTAAAATTGCTAAGTAACGACAATGATATTGCTCTTGTTTGCTATGAGAAAAGTGACGATTTTTGTCATAGACATATAGTGGCAAAATGGTTGTCATCTAATGATAACAGTATAATACAAGGCGAATATACCAAAAAATAAAAAACCACGGGGTTGCCCCCGTGATTTTTTTGCGCATATAAAAACTATCCTTACATTTTTTCTTGGCCCTGAAAAACGGTGCGCCTGTACCACAGCTCACGGATAGGTTTTACCTATAAAGGCTTAATCTTTTCGTCTCTTTTGGCTTTAAAGAACCGGAGTCTTTCGAGCCAATATTCCTCTTGTTTCTTTAAATCGTTGATTGTGACTGGATTTAAATCAAGAGAAAAGCGACTGTCTTCTTGTAACTTTTCCTTAAAAGATATCTCGTACTGTATGCTTATGAGATTTTCTCTTGCTTTTTGAATCATCTCTTGAAGAATTACAGCACTAGTGTTCATTTTATTTGGACTTTTCTCTGTAATTTCGGTGCCTGGTTCTGTGTTCATTGTAATGCTCACCGCCTTGCTTTATATTATAGTATTGAATACTTACTGTGTCAAGTATTACTTTTTCTTTCGGGGTTTAGCGAAGAAATTGTACATTTTTCTTCCGAATCCTGAAACGGTCGACTTATCAGCATTAAATCCTTCGCCAACGTTCATGATTTTTCCCGTCATAAGTCTTGTTTTCGGACTATCAATTTTGTCTACCTGACCAAACGCTGCCCCAGAAGCAAGACCGGAATTGATGTTTTCGTAACCAACATTGCTTAGCCAGTTATCATGTCCAGCATAAGGAACAGTGTTCTTTGACATTATCATTTCGTCATAAACAACCGGCTTAGGTAATACTTCTATATTTTTAACCCTTAATGATTTTAATTTAGAAATATCCGTTTTTGTTATCGGTTGTCCGGCCTTAACAACAACTTGGTTCTTAAACTTATAAGTTTTTGCGGACGGATGATTTAATATCCCGTTTACATTGGTTATTCCGAGTTTCTTTTTACCGGCTCCGTTTTTAATGGATTGATTATATTTTTCTGCTTCGTTACGATTGACGACTTGACCTTTTAAATAATCTGAATTGCCCGGATCAAGAATTTTTACATTTGATGTCATTTTTCCAACCATTATTTCAGTATGCTTAGAATTCATGGCATCATTACCTACCGTTTTGCCGAAAGCATATTCCATGCTCTTTGACAAATAGTCTTGAATATCCTTAACTGCTTCTTTTCCTCCAAGTTCCTGTTTTTTCATATCAAACATTTGTCTTGGATTAGCGAAGGTAAGTTGTGCATTGTCTTTTTTGTTCGATAGCGATTTAGATATATCTGACGGTGTTCCAAGAGTAATCATATCGCCTTTTCGTACAACATCACCTATCTTAACTCTTAATACCTTATTCGAGCCGTCAGAATTAGATTTAATTGTGTATTTTTTAGAGCCGATTGTTACAATTGTTTTATTGGTGGATTCGTCAATTTTCGATACTACTCCGTTTTCGACAGCCAGAACCGCTTTATTGTTCTTGATGTCGGAAAGGTTTAATATGTCTTGAACTCTTTGTAATCCCAATGTTGCGCTCGAATCTGCACCTCCGGTATGGAATGTTTTCATTGTCATCTGAGTAACAGGTTCACCAAGTGCTTGTGTTGCAAGAGTTCCTACAGGTGTTCCTACGGTTACAGGTGTTAATGTGCCCGGCAAACAACCATAACATTTTACACAACATCCGTTTACAGTTTTACATCTCATCGGAGATCTGACTTTTACGCCTTCGATACTATCGTCTTTAGCCATTGCATTAATTACTGCATCATCTATGATTTGACCTTTCTTGCAAATAATCTTTTTCTTAGAAGATCTAACATTAGCGGCACAATATCTGCCTCTTATATTGGGGTCGGTCTTTAACATAGTGATGTATTCGTTTGTTTTGCAATCTTTTTCAGAAATAATAACATCTTGTGCGGCATGCCACATCTCTCTTGATAATGTTCCGGGCGCTACTACAGAAACAGACCTATCAAAAATACCCTTTCTTGCTTCGTTACCTTGATTGAAATATTCTTGTGGTGACAAACCATTGAAGAAAGAAGATTTGACAGGCTGACTTAAATTATTTTTTATGTCAGCAAATACACCAACAGTCGCAACCATCTTCTTAATTTGACCTTTGTTACCTTTGGCTCCCGAACGCATCATAATATTAAGATTATTATCCTTCGAAAGTAATTTACCTTCCGCTATTTGTTTTTCTATATCGCTTTCAACAGACTGCCATGCTTTTATTTGAGCTGCGTCCATATTTCCGTATGTCTTCTTTGTCTCTTTAAGGCGTCTGTTATACATATCTTCGATTCCGCTAACACCCATAAAATCGGATGTGGAAATAGATAATCCGGCTCTTGTAGATGCCTTAAATCCTAAATCTTTTAATTTATCAAGAACCTCTGCGACCTCCGTCATAGATATTGTTTTCCATTCGCTTGCTTCGCCTATTCTGTACAGATTCGTCATCAGTCCGGTAATTTCACTTTTTCCCCAAATACTTGTAAATTGACGATTCTTTGATTTAACTTTATCTGGAATACACCAGTTAATAAGTGCTTGACCTGCGGAAATAGTGTTCGGTGACAACGGTGTTTTAACCGCACTGTCAGAATTAACTTTACCGGAAAAATAATCATCATATAGGGATTTATATGTGCTATATGTTTTAACTTTTCCTTTTGGCTTGCCAACAGATATTAAGTATAGTCCTGCAAGCATTTCTGCCGATATACCTACAACCATTTTTCCGTCTGTAGGATTCATCATTGTTTGACTTGGCATCATAAGTTTTTTGGCTTCTTCTTTTGCCTTATCAGTGATAGGTGTTGTTATATACATTGTGTCTCCGTCGAAGTCGGCATTAAACCCTTTTGTTACCAACGGATTCAAATGAATGCTTCTTACGACTGATCCATCCTCAGTATCTTTTATAACCGGTTTAAATGCTTGTAATCCATATTTATGCAAACTTGGCTGTCTACCAATAAGGATAGGTCTATCATTAGCTATATTTGTTAATGCTTTCTTTATTTCTGGGTCAGACTTATCTATCATCTTAAGTGCTTGACGGTCATTTCCTGCTGCTCCAGAACGAACAAGTTCCTTTACTAAGAAAGGTTTATATACATATTTAGCTAAGTCCATAGGTAATGCAACTTCGTCAATAGTTAGGTTGGGGTCTACGCCGATAACAGATCTTCCTGAAAAATCAATTCTTTTTCTTAGAAGATTATTTCGTACAACGCCTCCCTTTCCGCCAAGAGTATCGAGAATGCCTTTTACATCAGAGGTTTTTCCCTTTAGTGTTAATGCTTTCTTTTTACCCATTAACTGTGCAACCGAGTTATACAAATTTGCCGATCTTCTTGCCGTTTCACTTGGAGGAAGAATAATACTATCGGTATTGCTTGCGTTTGGAACAGAATATTTATTTGCTACAATAAGATTTGAATAAAGAACATTTAAATCGCTATTGATAAAGGTATTATCTTTTTCGTTAACTATAACAGGACGAATATGTGTCGGTGTTACAGGAATTGCTGTCAGCATTAAGTCTGTTGCCTTAAAATTATTTTTAACTAAATTAGACAATGCTTTAACCCGTTTATAGTTTTTGTCTATGTTTGCTCCTTTTGCAGAGTCAAGTGATTTTTGTGCTTTCTTTAATTCCTTCTTTATATCAACTTTTTCAAGAGCTGAATATATTGCTTTTCCTCCTGCAGAGAACGGAATTATTACACCTTTTTCTAAATACTTTTCGAGAATCTTAGGATCTACAAGATCTCCTGCTTTTACTCCTAATTCGGACATAGCTTCAAGGGATTTTTTGATATTTTCCTTGCGCTCTTCAGCGTTCATCTTTTTAAATCCTTCAAAAGTTTCAGGCGATTCAACAATTACCTTTTTGCCTTCTGAAATAGCCTTAATATCAGATGCTTTCATGTTGGTAACAAGAGCATAGATATTGCTACTGTCTGTTCTGTCAGCGAAAATAGGATTTGCAACAGGGGAAGATAATTCTATATAGCCCCATTTATTTCTATTGTTGTCGGGTTCAGAATTATCGCCAAAAATCTTAGGATCATATAAACCACCCTCGAGTCCCTTAGCATTTCCACTCTTAATATTTTTAGCATTATAAATATTCGATGATGTTACTTTTTTGTCCTTGCCTACAAGTTTAACAAAATCTTTTGTCTTTAGTGGAACAAGAGCAAGGCTATCATAAGCGTCATCAAACGATTTTACATCTTTCCCATTGTATTGTGGCTTTACAACAAGACCTAATGCCTTAAGATTGTCAGCAAATAATTTAAAGCTTTCTGGTGTGGCTGCAAAATCAAGCTCGTCAGGATTGATTTTTTGCCCCTTTAAGGCGTTAAATATTGCTAACCTATTCGTTATATTGCCTCCGCCATCAGACTTCAATGTGGACGATTCTAACGCATTCCAGACGGCGCCGTGACCTATTAGAGATTTGAATTCCATTTCTCCGAGAGCTTGAGGGTTTCTTTTTTCGCCTTGAGCCATACCAACTCTTTTGCTTGGCATATAATTTTTTTGAGAAAGGGATGTTTCGAGGTTACTTCTTGCCTGAGCCTTATCGTCAACCTTGTGTTTAAGTTTAATCATGTACATGCTGCCTACATCGACTTTTGCCTCAGTGGGAACATTTACAATTTTTCCGTTTTTATCAACTTCCGGAACATAAACTTTCATTCTTCCGTCACCAAGACCTGCTGCTTCCATATCTTTAAGAAGTTTGTCTTTTTCTGACGAGTCAAAGTTTTCAATAACTCTGTCTTTACCGGTTTTGCGTTTAATTAAACCTGCGCCTACTTCAAGTACCTGACCGACATTTTTACGGGAAGGAACGCCAAGAGGGGAAAGTAAAACGTCTGCTCTAACATTATCTTCCGAAAACGGCATTTGTTCATCAGGAAGAATTTTTGTAACAGTACCTTTGTTTCCGTGACGACCCGATAACTTATCTCCCACTTTAAGTGGCTTATCGGTTGAAATAGTAAACACTATTCTCTGTTTAGTTATTTTGTCAGGATTATTTAAAACGACGATTCGAACAATTTTACCTTCGATGTAACTGTTGCTGTCTATTCGTTTTAATTTTTCTACATATTTGCTGTTTTTATCCATAGATTTAACGAGATCAAAAACAGAAGCGTTAGATGTGTCAACAGGAGAAAGGAAAGCGGCTATAAGACTTCCTGATTTTACATAAGTACCTTCTTTAACTATACCGTCTCTATCAAGTAAATGTAAATCGGGGTCCGAAGAATAAATAGATACCTCTTTTAATATACCGCTACCTCTACCACCCTTGCAGTCGGACGGAATATTAATTTCGTATTCTGTTGTTTCTTCTGATGACATTCTTTTAGCCAAACTTTGAGATATTACTATGCCGTCTTCGTAATTATATCCTTTATACGGAAGGAACATTACATTCGCATTTAATCCGATAGCAAGTTTGCCGTTTTTTGTTTGCCATCCTTCAGCTAACATTTGTCCTTTCTTTACTTCGTCGCCAACAGACACTTTTAATTCGTTATTTATATATGAACCATTAAAAGGGTAATGGTTGTAGTATTGGTAGATATACACTTTTCCTGCAGAATCTTTAACTTTAATTTTACTATCGGATATAGATGTTACTTTTCCGTTAACATCACAAATTACGGGCTTTCCATAATCTTTACCCATTTTTTCTTCATAAGTTTCTTTTGTTTTAGGATCATACAACATAGAAACAACCGGTTCTTCTCTATTCTTTAATACAACGGCTTGTTTTTGCTGAGATGTAGCCATTATTATTCTTGCACCATCATCGTGCGACACAAAAGGAACCAAATTAGCAGTTGTTCCAAGAGTATTTGATGCGTTTACATCGATATACTGAATATCGCTAACGAGCATTTCGTCAACTTTCCCTTTATATCTTGCAAGTGCTCTTGGACCATTAAAACGAAGTTCGCCTTTTTTACTGTCAACAGTGATATATTTTTTGTCATAAAATGCTATTTTGCTATTATACTCATCGTCAACAGAGATAGTCTTTTTATTACTTGAATCAGTTTTTACATATTTACCAGAAACTTTGTAAACATCAATGTAAACAGTTTTGTTTTTTACTTTGGCACCTTGTGCTAAATGTTGGACTAATCCTAATTTAGCGTTTTCCGGAACTTCAACAGGGTCTATTTTATTGAACTCTGATAGTGTCAGAACTCTTTTTCCCGCCGTACCAATATCATCGTTATTATTGCCCGATTTGAGTGTTGTGGGAGCATACTTATCACCAAATTGAGTGATTTCTCTTTGGTTAGATTCTACTGCTACAGGATTAGACCCCTCTGAAACAGTATGAACAACAGATGACTGTGTTAAAAATCCGTTAAGATTATTTCCTAAATTAAGAATCGATTTGAAGCTCTTGGCAGAATTTTGATTTAAATTTCTATAATTATCAAGCTCTGCTTTCGCATTTTTTTCGAATTCTTTGTAATCACCGGATATATTTTCGATGATTAAATCTATATCCGAAAGAATATCTGCATTCCTAATGTCATCTCTTTCATCTTCGGGCTTATCTCCCATCTCTACTGCCATAGTTTTTTCTACTGCTTTAGAGATAACATCTCTCGACAAAAACTTTGCCTTACTTGCTGATACGCCAAGATTTTTTTGAACAACAGATTGACCGGATTCAAACGAAGAATTGTTTTCCAAGAAATCTATTACTTGAGACCTTGCAGCATCGGGCGTTAAATTGTTTTGTGTTCCACCCACAATAACACGATGAATGTCGAAAATAGATTTGTAATTAGAATTTGCTCTTTTAAAAAGATAATCACTATAAGAACCGTTACCGAGACTGCTTGCAATTTCTTGGTCGGAAAACCCTAATTCTCTCATGAAGTTAACAACATTGACGTTTAGTGTTTTCCCAGAACCCTTAATTTCAACAACAAATGTTTTTTTATCAGAATTAGCAACTATATTAAAAGAAGGCATTGTTCTTGTTCCGCCGGATATTCTTGGAAATTTAATTTCCGTTCTTGCAACACCGGCAGAGTTACCTTTTGTTGTGTATACGCCTGGCTTAGTTCTGATTTGATTTTGAATAAACTTTTCCGAACCATTCGATATTATTGTGCTTCTATCGGTAAATAACGGAAATTTTAACAACATCATCGATGCGCTTTTACTCAGTACGCTTCCTGACGGATCATAAATCGTTAAAACGCCCTTAACCTTACCCTCAAGACTTTCTGACTTATATTTTATTTTCATTTGCTCCGATAAATCTGTTGCACCCTTCGGTATATCTATTTTAATGTCGGATATTTTTGCAGAATATCCGCTGTCAGATTTTATTACCGGTTGTTTTTTAAAGAAGTCGAGTATTCTATTCTTTAATTCTGTTGTTTTAGAATTCAAAGTCATCATTATTTCCTACCTTTTCATCTGTTGTTTTATGGGGACATTCTTTTAAATATTCTTCGTATTCTTCAGGAAAACATTTAAACATTATTGTAAGTATTAACAATGTTTTGCTTGGGGATTTCATTTCTTTATATATGTCCTCGCAAAAATTGTTGTAAATATACGCAAGATTTTTTTCGTCCCCAGGGAAGACGAGAGTCTCACAATAATATTGTTTTTCTTGGTCCATATGATCACCTATCCGTTTAATTGTTCTCTACGAGGAGGTTTTTGAAGAGGTAACGGAGTCATATCCGTTTTGGTTTTATCTTCTTGTTTTTGAGCATTTTTTTCTGCTTCAAGATATGCCATTATTTTTTGGGCAATCTGTTTCGGTAATTTGTTAAACACAATTGCTTGTTCATTTTTATTGAGATTTTTTATTTGATTCGCAACATTCAATTCATCGCTCGATAATTGTATCGGATTTTCTTGTTCGACATTATCTTGAGCATTACCTTCAGCAACAGGTTGCTGTTCTTCTGCTTGTTGTGGTTGTTGTGTATCACCCTGTTGATCTTGTTGAATTTCCGGGTTAGTCATGTCAGGGTTTTGTTCTCCAAAAATATCAGGATATTTTTTCGCATATTCCTCGAATAATTTTGCTTGATAAACCTTTAAATCAAGCGATGCCTTATATTGTTCTTTTTGCATTTCAAGCTCATTTTTTACTCTTGATACCTGTTCATCTTTAAGCATTTTTCTCATCTTCTCTGGATTTATTCCGAGTTCCTGCCAAAGATGGTCATCACTTACCTTGCCTGCTTGATTAAGATTTATTACCATTTGTTTTTTCTGAGTATCATCCATCATTTTAAGGTCAGAAAATCTTACGGTAATTAAATTTTCATCATCTTTTTCGCTTAACCACTCTCCTCTTGCTTTAGCCATTCCTTTTATCAGGAAATTTTTGATAAAGTCAGTAAGGAACAATCTGTAAGTCGCAAAGTTATTTTCAAGAATCTTTAAGGCTATACTTCCGCCCGAATATCCTACGCCACCAAAAATAAATTCTCTTGGAACGTTCATTCCTGCAAGAATTTCATTTTGAACTTGTTCAATCTCAGAAGTAAGCATAAGAGCTCTTCCGTTTCCTCCAGCTTCAACCATACCTATCGGGAAAGGCGATACCGACTTGTAGTTAGGGTCACGAACAGATTTCATAAGTTCTGCTGCGAAATTCTTTGCCACGTTAGCCCAGTCAGTATTCGGGTTAGCATTTTGAGAAGGATTCAGATAAAAGGCCCTGAAAGGAACTATGTGTTCACGAGCAATAGCTTCCTGTGCTTGTCTTAGCACATTTCTATACATAATAAGTTTAAGCACATTTGCCACTACCGGTGTGCCCCATCCGGTATCATTTCCTGTCGAGTTCGAAGGACGAGAGAAGTGATATATGTTCTCCGGATTTAAAACGATAGTTTTTCTTTCTCTTACGGCGATTTTTATTGCATCTGGTATACGCTCATATTCTTCGAACGGTTTTTTATTAAGAACTATTTGTTTTATTCTTTCCGGAACAGTCCAACGATAAGTTTTATTTCCTGTTGACGGATTATAGTCTATAGTCATTTTATCTGGCGCAAGACGAGTAATACGCTTCCATTCTATTTGCTTTGTGTTGGGGTTTGTATATAATTCGCCGAAAATAAAACAGTTTCCAAATAACCAATAATCAATACCGATATCAACTAATATCTTATAAATATTGAGATTTTCAAATAATACTCGATTATATAGCTTTAATGTATCTGAGTCTTTAGTTTTATCTCCATTTTCAGACTTTTCCGTATTCTTATCTTCCAACGATATTTCTGTGACAGGGAATGTCGACAATGCATTTATGGCACCGCTAATAAGTGGGTCGAACATAAATGTATATTTGCACCATTGGAATATTTCTGTTGCAGAATTAGGTATTTTTAAATCTGATAAAGTGAGGAACGGTGACGGATATGGTGATTGTACTGATCCTCTTACACCCATTGTTCCGGCATACATACCGCTATCGTCAAAACCTGCTGTTTTTTCTAATTCGGAAACATCTATAGCATTCCCAACGGATGCTTTTTTGGCTGCAAGAACCTTGTTAATCATTTCTTCATCAACGGACGCATTCTTTATTTCCTCATCACTTCCAAGAGTATATACTCCTAATTCGGATACGTCTTTACCGAGAGATGTTTCATTGTTTTTGTTATCCATCTGTTAATCACCACTTTCGATATATAGTGTTTTCTGTTTTTTAAGTAGCTCGTTTTTGTTTTTTATAAAATCGTTAACTGCCACTTGTAATTTTATTTGGATGCGTTCTATATCAGTTGCGTCTTCAGGTGCTGTTCCTTTTTCAAGACTTGATTGAATAACATCTATAGTTTTTCTTACTTTATTAGAAATCTTTTCTTTATCTGTTTCGGAAGATGAAGATTCGGTAAATCTTTTTATTAAACTGCGTTCTATTGACAAATTTAGCAGCGCACAAAATGCGGGTTCCATTGATGTCTTTTTGTTTTCCATTGGTTCATAGGTGTATATTTCTTTTTTTGCAAGAACATCGGCTATGTATTGAATAACTTCTGCTGAAAATTTTTGATATACATCAGAACCGTCATACATAGATCTTTGAATGATGTCAATAGCAAAAACAAAATCTGAAATGTCAAGATCTTCGTTTTCTCTTCGTAAAAAATCTATCGGCTTATCAGTAAAACATCTAACTGCTTTTTCAAACGCATGGTGGTTCGTAAATATTATATTTTCTGGAGCATTAACAGTTTGTATGGCAATAATTTTATTTAATGCTATATCGTTAATTTGTCGACCTTGCAAGAAGTCTTTTTCTATGATTCTTACTGTTGCGTAAGAATCAAAGTTTACCCATTGTTTACCGTATTTTTTATCAAGGACAGCTTTATATACTAACGGATGAATTGTTGATAATTCAAAAATATCAGAAGTATCAGCGCTTTCTAATAACTCTTCTGCATTTTTGTTCATTTCGGATATTCCTTTTTTGGATTCTTGAATAAAAAAGTCCTTGAAATATTTCTTGTCTTTATCTTGAAAATGTTCATATCCGTCCTCATTCATGTTGAGGGTTGGGAGAGTTCCAAGAAGCACATTCTTAGAAACGAAAATAACTCTATCTGGCATAAAGCCAACTTTTACATTTTTCTTTAAGAAAGATGGGTCAAAGTATTTATTTTCTTTTTTGTTGCCTGCTTCAAAAAAACATAATTTTTCTTCGCCAATACCATCGACAAGCTCGGAATAATCCGAAAATCCTCCTGGTAAATCAAGACTTATTTCATAATCGTCTTCAGAACAATCTATGTCTTCTGCTATTTTTTCAAATCTTTCAACGGTAGCATCATCTATTTTGTTTTTTATTGCAAAAACAATGTTTTCAATATCAACAAAAGAACAATTATCATCAAGAATTTCACTCGCAGTCTTTCCGTATGATATTTTTCTTATCATTTTTTCGGCAAAAACTTGCTCTGCTATCTTTGCCTCCGAATAAATTTTTAGCAATATAAGATTTTTAAAATACCCCTTATCCTTGTTTTTCCAATAAGAAAGCATTGTGTCATCCATTTGAGACATTTCTATATTTTCAAAATTAGTCACCATACCGTTGGCTTTCATGTAACACGAAACGCCTATAGGGGTAATTTCTACTGACAGATTTTTTGATAATTTATCAATGTCTTTATAAAGATTACCTGATGTTAAAAAAGGACTTTTAACTTTCGGTTGCTTCTTCTCTTTAGGCATAACAGGATAGACGGGAAGGCTATCTATTTCTTCCTGTCTTTGTTTTTTCTTTAACCAGTTATTTAATCCTAATAGGGACCCTATTGCTATTCCTGGCCCTACCCCAAAATTTAATTTTTTGTTTGGATAACGTGCGGCATCTTCCATTTTGTGGGAAGGTGGATACATATCCGGAGTATTGATGTTTAATTGTGACATTGTATTCATAAAAATTTCGGTAGGACATAAAATATTACGCCCTACCGCCTCCATTGTTTAATTATTTGATGTTACTTTTCGGACTTTTTATCTTTACTATTGCTATCTGCCTTATTATCTTTATTGATTTTAACATTAGCTTTTGTAAAAGGCATAAATCCGGGGTGTCCTGCATAAGAATTTTGATCCATATTAAAAACTCCTGTCCTTATTGTTTTTCTTTATTTTATAACATTTTGCTCTTATTGTAAAGAATTATTTTGCTTCTTTTAACATTTCCGCCTTTTTAGCGTTCAAATTATTATTAGTATTTGTCGGATTTTCTTCAACCGGTTCATTAATTAACTTTTGATTTTTCTCTTTTGTTTTTATTTTTTCAAAAGCATTATAAGGATTTCTTTTTGTTATTTTCATTACGGCTGCAGGAACCATGCTCGAACCTAACATTATAGCTGCGCCGGTAGTAAAGTCTGCGAGTCCGCCAGAGATATCTACTCTTTTTGTTGGAATTTTAAAAGCTGCTTCTTTTTCGTTTTGCTCTTCAAAGTCCTCGTCTATTCTCCAGCCGTTTTTCAAATCTCTTCGAGATAATCCCTTTATTGCAGCGGGGAGCATAGCTAACGATGAGCCAACTACTATATCTTTCGCTATACTTCTCTTATTCTTGCTCATTTTGTCTTTAAAGTTCTGTCCGTTTACGGTAGGAATCGGAACCTTAAAATTCTTTACGGATTTTACAATATTAGCAGGTTTAAACTTTGATGCTGTATTTTTTACATTATCAACTATTCCTGCCTCTTTTTCTTCTCCTTCAAAAGAAGAATAGGCAAACTTTGATACGTTTCCAGTGTTTTCTCCAAGCCTCTTTAATTTTTTAACGATCTCTTTTTTCTTCTCGGGGTCATGTTCGCTATTTAAAGTTTTGCTTAAAGAAATTGCTGCTCTCTTTTTTTCTTTCTTTGCTTCATTGATGATGTCATTTACCGCATCTTTTCTGCCTTTATTAACAGTTTTAATTGAATTTATAACTGCTGCAGAATCTCTGGTGCCACCAAGCGAATCTAAAATAATATCGGCTTTTGAATCAAACAAAGCATTTTTTGTCACCCTTAACGGCGCCACAAAAGACTTATTAGCAATCATTGACGCTATTGTTGGTGCTGCAACCGTTGCACCTAAAATATAAGGATATACTTTATTTTCTGTTGCATTAGGATTTTTTTCGAGTTCTTTTTCATACCTTTTTCTCTCTATCTTCTTTGCGGCGGCAGTGGTAAGAATGGCAGGTACTAAATTGATAGCTGTTGCCGCAGTTGCCATACCTATTCCCTTTGCTTTATCTCCGGCACCTGTACCATGAAGATAATTTAAAGTTTTTTGGTCGTAAGAATTTGCTCCTCTAACAGCAGCACTGTATGCTTTTCCTCCGAGAGCTTTTATCTGTATTTTTTTTGCTTGCTTCTCCATATTATATTCAGACTGACTTGCAATCGATTGTCTGTAATATTTATTAGCTCTTGCCATATTACAAGTCTCCAATTTTTCTTCTTCTTTTTTCTTTGGAGCCGCTATAGCATTTTTTGTTTCACCGATGACATTTAATGTCCCCATTGCACGATTAACTATTCCAGTACTTGGTATTTGTCCCATAACTATTCTCCTTAAAAAATTGAGGCGAAAGCACCAAATACTCTCGCCTCAATAAAGTGCTCTGTTTAAAAATTACTCTTCAGATACAGAGTCGTATAATTCTTCTGCTGCAGCTTCTAATTCGCAAGCGTACTTTTCAGCACTCTCAAGAATTTCCATTGCTTCGTTGTACTGCTCAATAGCTGCCTCTTTTACTGATTCTGCTGAATCAAAATTATCAGAAGCTTCCTTCATCATTGACAATGAAGTATCCATATCTTCTGATGCAGAACTGTAAACAGATGCTGTCTTTTCGAGATAAGCAGAAACTTCGTCGGCCTCGATATCAAGACCTTCTTCATCAATAGCATCGCAAACTTCTTCGCAAGCACAAGCTCTCTTTTCAGCATCCTCAAGATACTCTTGAGCTGCTTCATACTGCTCTTCTGCTTCCTTGCTTACTTCTTCAGCGGCATCAAAATATTCTTCTGCTTCCTTCATGGCTGCAAGAGCTTGATCCATAACATCGGAAACATTTTCATATTCTTCGCCGAGAATTTCAGCTGCTTCTGCTGCGGTCATTTCTTCGTCTTCGGAAATATTGTCAACATCAGCAACATCTGCTTCATCAACCATTTCCTCTGCCCACTTTTCAATAAGTTCATTATACTTACTCATAACAAAATACTCCTTTTTGTTTTTAATAAAATTTTTTATAAATATATAATATTACATTTTCATAAAAAATGCAATATTATTATTTTGAGTTTTTATTGTCAAGGATATTATTTACCCATGCTCTTCCGCATTCTGCCATCTTCTTTATTCCGTCAATGTCAAGATTTTCTTTTGAAATTTTTGACATTAACGCTTTCTTTTGCTTTTTTGTCTCCGAAAGAATATTGTAATTATCAACGATATCCGTTGCAATTTTTATTAATGATCCGATATTTGAAACATTTCTTCCGTTAACATAAACATTCGGGCATTCTACAAAAGATGCAACTTTTGACAAAGAATATTTTCCAAGTGTAAACTTTTCAATATCCTTATTATTATCGCTTGCAAGTTTAATTGATGCTTGTTTAGGTAGGCGGTGTTCTTTTTTATAATCATCGACAACCGAATTACATGAAGCAATTAAGAAATCTTGGTATTTCTTATTCATTCCTGCTTTCTTTGTCATTTCATCGAAAATCTCTTGAACATTAGCCTTCTTTTTCATATACTCAACGAATGCTTCTCCGATAGTTCTTGCATCGTCAAAAATATAGCTTGCATATTTTTCTTCTTTTGAAGATAGTTTTTCGTAATCAGAAAGAATTCTTTCGGCGGCATGCTTATAAAAATCGGCGTTTCTATCCGGTGCAGCACTTTCTCCGAGAGGACCACCGATTCTGTCTCTTAAGAAAAATCCAAATGTGTCATCGTATTCTTGATAAGATGCTGATTTTTCTAAAGTTGATTCTTCTTCGGAAGCCTTTTTATCTTCGGTCTTTTTTGCATCGTCTTTATTTTCGCTTTCTTCTTTAATCTTATTGAAGTCTGCGAGGTTAAATGATACATTCCTTTCAGGCTTATTGGTCATACGATTATAACAAATCAAATATATTTGATTGTTTACACTTTCTATTACGCGTTTTATCTGATCATCATTAAGACTTTTTGCTTTCGCCAAGTTAAGAATTTCTTTATTAATGTCGATATTTTCATCGTTAAGATATTTACTTACAATTTCATCTCTATATCTTGGCAAATCTATAGAAAATGTAGTTGACATATCTTTCCTGTTTTGAAGATCATAAGATCCATTAGATAAAGCTTCGAGCAATGTGCTCATCTGACCGCATCCTTTCATTTAACTATACTATGTATAGTATATTCTATTTGCCAATAAAATACAAGATATTTTATTAAAAATCTTCATTTGGCATGTAAACACCGGAAAAACTATATGAATTATTTGTACTTTCCCTATCAAGTATACATGCTAATTTTGCATAAACCCCGGCATGAAGTGCGTCATCTGGAGTGGATTCGGAATGAAAATAAAATAATTCTTCCGATTTTCCATTTAATGACTTTCTGTATTCTGACAATTCTGCCAAATGATGATCGAACATAAAGTCTATTTGGTCTTTGCTTCTTCCCGGCCAAATAATTCTGTGCTCTTTTATATCTTTTAAGTAGGTTGATATCATTTCTGTTCTATTTACAGTCCAAAATCCCTTATCTACGTTATATTTTCTTGCTTTATTTTGAGATGCTGAATAATAACAGATTTCCATTCTTTTTCCGAACATTCTTACAAGATCTTTATTTTGAACAAAACCGAAACCCCAGTCGAGAACGCATTTATTTACCCTAAATATATGCATAAGCTGTGATATATATTGAACCTGGTAATCCGGCTCGGTTTCATCTCCAATGGCAAATTTTTTGGCGAATAACAATCTTAAATTACCATACTGATCTTCACCATAAACCTCTGCTATCGTATATGACTTTCCTCCTGTACCCCAGTCTACACCCATATAGGTCTTCCTGTTGTTGTATTCCGGGGGTAGTGCTTCTGAAAGAATAAAGTCATTATCGCATATAGATAATAGCAACGGCATATTTAATGGTTTTTGAGCGTCTTCGTAGCTTCTTCCAAGAACCTCGTTATAAAACTTGCCCTTAGAATAAGTTTCATATTTTGCCCATAAATCTTTTGGTTGAGACCATGGAACCATCATCTGAGAAATTCTAAATCCCTGAATGGCATTATTAGGCGCTAAACTATACCATCTGCCATTTGCTATCATTTCTTTTGTTAATTCCATGCCGCATTTTCTGCAGATGAATTTTGTTGGTGTAAGATTTTTTACGCCTAAGATTTGCTGTGTTCCACAATGTTCACATTTTATTACCCATTCATTTTGAGTACTTCTTTCGTAATATTGTTGTATTGTGTTGCTGAATGTTTTCGGCGTTCCAGTATACCATGTTACCCTCGTTCTCGAACCAGTATCGAGAGCGTGAGCTTGGCATTCTTTTACTACCGGGATAGCATCAACATTTATGTCTTGAACTTCGTCAAACCATATACCGTTGGCAGTTATACCACGAATGTTATCGCCCATTTCGTAACAATGTCTAAAATAATTTATTGAATTAACTTTAGAAAACTGCTTCATGGAAACATTGTTTAAATCATACCTAGTGTTTCTGTATTCTTTATTTACAATGTCATTTTGACTAAAATCATAGAATTTTCCGATTCGTTCACGAGAAAATTCTTTAACTTGAGCATTTTGAGGAGCAACATATAATGCTTTAAAGTTTTTTTGCATTAATGTATGCGTCCCCATTTTAGTTGCATTTGTGGTAGATTTTTCTACCTGTCTGCCTGACATTATTATACCCTCTTCTATATCGGCATCATAAATAGGTAACAGATATCTACGAGGTCCAAGTCTAAATGGTGCACCATCAAGATTGAAAACCAACTCCGCAAACTCGGAGGGTTTTATTTTAATCGTATTCTGTTTCAAGTGCAATCACTCCAAGTTATTTTATTGCCTGCCATTGTGTTGTTATTGACTGGTCCTCAGCATAACGCCCTTTCTTGCGCAAAAATGGTTTTTTGTCGATATATAAACGATTGTTCGTTTCAAGAACATTAATGTTATTTGTACTGCTTACTAACATTAATAAATGAGTTGGCTTTGTTTGAATATCTTTTGATGTTTTATTTCTGATTTTTTGAAAACTCTCCAGATCGTCATAAATATCGTACAGTAAATTTGCGTATTTTTTAAAAAATATTTTCAATATAATTTTTTTCATAATTGCCCCCATTAAACATATTTGAATAGTATATCATAATAATCTTCATTTTCAAGCTCTACTATTTCAAGTCCCTGAGGTATAATTCCTTGATAAATAAATCTGTATAGGGCAAAAGCGAAATCAAAGTATATACCACATACATTTTCTACATGATCTCCGATTGCCTCGTCAGCAGAAATAACAGTATATTTTTTTGAAGAAACATCACTTTCTTTATAAGTAAATATTTTTCTTTCTTCTTCGTTGAAATCAGGATTGTTTACCTTGTCTACTATTTTTTTAAGCTCCTCTGTATCTACCTGAGATTCATCGGCTTTTATTTTTTTAAGAGCACCTTCAAACTTAATAAGAGCCTCTATTGAATCCTTACTGATAACTTTCGTTTTTACAATTTCCGGTACGCATTTTGATTTTTTATAAAATCTTTCTGCTAAAATATAGTTACCGCTATATTCGTACATAGAATTTCTTAATACATCAAAATAATCGCCCGTATTTATTTTATCAACAATGCAATAATTGTCGCTATTGTATTTTGATACGACTTCCTTTATTATTGAAATTGCGCTTTCTTTCATTACTGAAAAATTATTCTCCATAATCTTCACCATCATCCATTTCTATATCTTCATCATCGTCGTCTTTATATGCAACATTTAGTTCTTCTATACCCGATATGTCGCTTGGAGAAACTCCTTCATTCTCATCGAACATGTAGCCGTCTGCTCCGTTCATATCTTCAATCTTTTGTTTGTAAAGTTGAAGAATGGCAGCGTCCGCACCGGCATCAGTATGATTTCTTTCGGGATTAGAAGCACTTTGATTTTTAACGGTTTCCAATTTATCCGTTAATAAACAGAAACTTCTTGTTAAGGTATACATCGGGGAAATAGCAGACGGGTCATGTGTTTGTGATACTTCGGAGAATTTGTCATAAGTTTTTCTGATCATTGTTTCGACCATTGTTACAACATCTTCGGAATCTTGATTTAAAATACCGTTTACAGTATTGTTATATCGAGAATTTAAGGTCAATATATTATCCTTGATTTCAGCTATTCGGAGTTCCGCTGCTCTTATCAAGCCTAATTTTTCGCCGGAAGTCATTTGCTCTGGCAAACTCGCATTTTCTCTGTCTAAATCCTTAAGCGTTTGCTCAAAATACTTCTGCTCTTTTTCTAACATCTTTATTTTTTCTTCTATACTGAATGCTCTAATATTAAAGAAAGATATTCTGTACAATGTGATGTCTGCTACTGACAGGCTCATGTTTAATTCTCTTTTTACCCATTCACTTATTCTTGTGTCAGGAACATCTTCAAGAATCATTTTGTCTATCATATATCTTTTGGGATGCTGAACTATTTTTTCAAAGGTATATGATGTGGCGGTTGCACTACCAAAACTCGACACAAGCAATCTGTCTCCGTTTTCATCTACAGGAAAATTTGAAGAAGATCCGTAATATCTCTTTACTTCGCTCATCCATAAATTGTCTACATCGAGATAAAAGATAAATTTTAAAAAATTTACTTGGGAATCAACATTCGGTGCTACATCTATACGAAAATTTAAAACACTTTTATTTGTGCGAATCTTTTTCTTATTATTTATATTCGCTTTATATTCACCATAAAATCCTTTTAGTCCGAATTTTTCTACTGCTGGCCAAATAACATTATTAAAATAAACAATCAGCATATCTTCTTGAGGAGAAGATAGACCAAGTTTTTTTAATTCCATTATCAATGGTAGTGGTGGATATCTTTTTGATAATAAATATCTAAGATATTTTAAATGCCCAAGTTTTTCCATCGTTAATATTGTGTGTTTACATTCGTCAGGTAAATCTTGGATGTTAACTTCGAGTCGATCGGTCATTAATAACCATTTCCTTTCTTTTTTTGTTAAAGATGTTATTTTGTTGGAATCGTTTTGCTGAAAACATTATATATCAAAAATGCTATTTCGTCAACTTTTAAATAAATTGTTGTTAAATGGTTATCCTATTCGTAACTGTTTAATTGGTATTTTACCATTTTACCATTTTTTTAAAAATGGTATTTTTATCGTATAAGATATAAAACCAAAAGAAAGGAAGGAAACTAAAAATGGCAAAGACTCAAACAAAAACAAATGAAACTCAAAAAGAAACAAAAAAGGAGACAGTAAAAATGGCAAAGGCAAATGAAACCAAAAAAGCAAAGACAGTTAAAACCGAAAAGGTTGAGACAAAAAAGGAGGAAACCACAATGGCAAAGACTAATGAAGTCAAAGAAGAAATCAAAAAGGAGGAACCAGAGATGGCAAAGGCAGTTGAGGAAACAGTTGAAGAAACCGTTAACGAGACAGTTGAGAAAACAGTTGAAGCACCAGAAAACGGAGCAGATAAAATGATCGAAGGAGCTGAAAACAAGATGAGCAAAAAGAAACTACTTATCATCGCAGGATCAGTTTTGGCAGCAACAGCAGCAGTCGCAACAACAATTCTTGTTATTAAAAGCAAGAAGAATGACGAAGACATCGAAGATGAAGATATCGAAGATATCGAAATTGACGAAGACGAAGAATAAAAATAAGGAGCGCACATTGCGCTCCCTTTTATTTTTTTACCATATATTTAAGAATGTGAATTTTTCACGAAGTGCTTTTTGCACTTCTTTTTGATATTCAGCGGAAGATTCACTTCTTGAATATTCTTTATTTTTGTTTCTATCTACTGGTTCGTATGGTGTTTGTCCGCCGATTGCTCCACATGATGGACACCTACCATCAAGTTTAGGTTCGCCGTTATATCCGCAAACTGAACAATTTATATCCTTTAGTTTGCTATTTGATTTTTTTTCATCCACGGCTATCACCTGCTTAATCGTAAAATCCTGTAATCTTAATCTTTGCTCCGGAAGTAAGAACTTTTACTACTGATAGCAAATTCTTTTTAAAGTCAAATGACTCTCCTGCACCCAAAGATATTACTGCATCTTCTCCGTTAGGACTAAATGAAAAAGCATCGCTTCCTGCATTAGTAATGACTGCATCATAAAGACTAACCCTGTTATCGTTTCTGACATCTTTTAATACTAATACTTCATTAGCTGCAGATGTTTGGTAAACGGGATCTGTCGATATTGTATCTTGTGTTGAATTAAGTAAATTTGAACTCCATACATGAAGTGAAGAAAAAAGATTATTCATTAAAAACCAACTCCAATTTTTTTATTCTTTAATAAAGAATAACACAAAAATTAAATATTGTCAAACAGTATTAAGTGAAAGGATATGATTATTATCTCTCATCCACCTAAAATAACCTACAAAATAAATTTAAAAGGTCCTATCATTGCCTGCGATCCTTTTTATGATGACAAATATTTGCTAATAAAAGATTGCGACATAGATAGTGTTATCGTAGAAAAAAGATTATCAGAAGATAGTAAGTCAAGTATTTGGAAAGTATCTTTAGTTAAATCAGAAAAAATCAGATTATACGGAGTTGAAAAGGAGTCTATTACTATTCATTCTGATTCCGGTTTAATTTATGTCGGGTCACCGATATACTATAAAAATCGTGACGAATTACCTGAAGGTTTTGAAGAAATGTTCCCGGAAGACACATGGTCAGATTATTTTGCTTGTAAAACCGTCAGAGAAAAAGAAAGAATATATATCAGAAATGGTAAATATCTAATTTTTTATTCTGATCTTGGTAATACTGATAGAGTTTTTTCAGGAAGAAGAATCGGTGATAAGGTATCGGAAATCGAAATTGTCGCTTTTGATGAAAGCAAATATTTTAAAAGAAAGGAAAAAGAAAATGAGTAAAGTTGTTGGTATAGATAAGGCAGGAAGAGTTGTTATTCCTGTCCAAATAAGAAATAGTTTGAATGTAGACGAAAATACTATATTTAAGGTTTTTATTTCTAATGGCGATGTTATTTTATCTCCATTCCCGTCCGAAAAAGAACTCGGAAGACATTCAAATATTATTTATCACGATGAAGAAGGTGATGATTACGAAGATAATTAAAGTTAGTCCCGGTAAACATCCAGAAATAAAAGATACTGCTTCTTTTATTGAATTTTTTCAAAAGGAAGTTAATGGTGAATTTGCCGAAAAACCAATAACTAATAAGGCAAGAAATAATAACTCTCTGTTTTTGTTTTATAATAGGAACTCTAAAAAAATAGGCCTTCCGGGAAACAGAATATTTAATGGGGAAATTATAGCCGGAGATTTTCTAATATCAGAATTTAATTCTAAGGGCGATCTTGTTAATTTGTCAGAAGAAAACGAAAAATTTTATATGGAACTTTTCTATGAACCTGATATTATAGATAAGGTTAAATTGCCCGAAATAGCATTTGACGATGAATATGTTTACTTTGAAAAGGGGGATGAAAATGGAAATTGAATATAATGAAGGACAGAAAAAAGCAATCGAAGCCATATCGAATTGGTTTAAAGATGAAAATAGAAAACAAATTTTTGTTCTTACCGGACTTGCAGGAACAGGTAAAACTACTATTGTTCCTGCAATAGTAGAAAACTTAGGTATACGAAACAACACTGTATACCTAAGTTTTACGGGTAAGGCGGCAATGGTGTTGAATTCTAAGGGTATACCTGCTGTAACTATCCACAAGTTAATTTATCGACTTGAACAAGAAGCGGATGATCCTTTTGAGATTATTCCTACTAAAAAGCTTCAGGGTAAATCTAAAGCTGACTTGATTTTCAGCAAGGTAACAAGCATTGATAATAATATTAAACTTATCGTTATTGACGAGGCTTCTATGATTAGCTCAAAGATTATGAAAGATTTGTTGTCTTTCAGCGTACCAATTCTTCTTATCGGAGATCCAATGCAGTTGCCGCCAATAGAAGATGACCCTAAACTTTTAACTTCTTCAGACGCCCATTTAGACGAAATAGTAAGACAGGAAAAAGACAATCCTATTATTCTTTTGTCGAGAGATATATTAGAATACGGCTATGTTCCAAATAAAAGATACGGAAAAAATATAAAGTTAGATATCGGAACAAGATGTGAAGATTCTTCTTTTAAAAATGCCGACCAGGTTCTTTGCTACAAAAATGACACGAGAAGAGAGCTGAACGAAAAAATAAGAGCTCTCAATAGTCTTGAGGGTGATTATCCGATTTATGGCGATAAGCTTATTTGTACTAAAAATAATTGGGATATTAATATTGGCGGCCTTCCTCTTATTAACGGTACTATCGGTACTGCAAGATCTAATGCTGTGCCTTGCGAAATCGAAAAACCTTATTCGTTTAAGATTTTATTTTCTCCGGAATATACTGATGACGAGGAAATTATTTATGTTTGCCGACATCCGTTTCAGGAGTGTAGTTATGTAGACAGATTCGATAAGGAATTGTGCTTGTTTGATTATGGTTACGCTATAACTGTTCATAAGGCACAAGGCAGTGAATATGATAATGTCATTATTTACGATGATGTTCCGAGAAAAATAGTCGGTAAAGAAACGACAATGCGGTGGCTATATACGGCCGTTACAAGAGCAAAGAAAAATATAATTTATGTGAGGTAGTTTTTTATGTTAAGTATTATTTATTCAGAACAAGATTTATTTGATTTGAGCTATAAATATACTCTTGCTCATTGTATTTCGGCAGATTGTGCGTTAGGGGCAGGAATTGCCGTAGAATTCAACAAAAGATTCAATATGAGAGAACATTTAATTCTTCGATGCCAATTTAGAGATGATACAAGAGCCGGAGATATTGCAGTTATTGCCGGTATCGTCAATCTTGTCACAAAAAATAAGTGCTGGGAAAAGCCGACAAAAGAAAATTTCTCCGCTTCATTAGAAAAATTCAGGGATTATGTTATAAAACATAATATTTCTAAAATCGGCATTCCGCTTATCGGATGCGGTTTAGACGGATTGAAATGGGGTTTTGTTGACTGTGAATTACACAGACTTTTTGCCGATATCGGCAAAGATTTAGAAATTGTTGTCTGTTATCTCGAAAAAGACAAACATGTTCTTCAAGAGGCAGGTGTATTAGATCGTGGATAGCGGCTATTGTCCAAAATATCTTGTAATGATTACAGCTGATGCAAATAATAATAAGTTCTATCGAATGATTCCAAAAGGCGATACATTTACTGTTGAATACGGAAGGATAGGTAATAGCAATTTTCAAACTAAAACCTATCCTCGCTCCGATTGGTGCCGAATATACAACAGTAAAGTTAAAAAGGGTTATGCTGACCAATCAGACCTAATGGATGTAAAGGTTGAATCTTCTGAAAATAAATACAAACCAATAGAAAACCAAAACATCTCAAAGATAGTTGATAGACTTATTGGTCTTGCAAATGATGCGGTAAAAAAGAATTATACCGTTTCGTCCGAAGCCGTTACACAGAAAATGATTGATGAGGCAGACAAACTCCTTATTGTTCTTGCTGCAAGTAAAAACAGCTCTGTTAATGATTTTAATAAAACATTAACTAAATTATTTAGCGTTATTCCAAGGGCTATGAAAAAAGTGTCTGATTATTTAGCAAAAACACCTGACGATTTTGCTAAAATATTTAAGCGTGAACAAGATCTTCTTGATGTTATGCGTGGCATGGTGAAAAACAAGGTCACTGTCGAAAATCAATCCGGCGATACCGTATTCGATAAAACTATTCTTGAAATGTTCGGTTTGACTTTTGAAGAAACTAACGATGATGATATTGATAAAATTAAAAAATCGCTTGGCCATTTATCTGATAAATATAAGGATTCTTGGAAAGTTACAAACATTAAAACTCAAAGTGCATTCGATTCTTTTGTAAAAGATAACAGTATAGCGGATACCAAAATGTTATGGCACGGCTCAAGAAATGAAAATTGGTGGAGCATTGCTTCGTCAGGACTTTTACTTAAACCTAATGCTATTATAACGGGCAAAATGTTTGGTTACGGTATATATTATGCTAACAGTGCTCAGAAGAGTTTCGGCTATACAAGCCACAAAGGTTCGTATTGGGCTAATGGTAATTCCGATTTTTCTTTAATGGGACTTTATGATGTTGCTTACGGAAAACCTTTTGATGTGTATCAGTTTGATTCCAAATATTATAATTTTAATTATGATAAATTAAAAAAGACAGCCCCTTTGGCGCACTGTTTGCATGCACATAAAGGGTCTATGCTTAGAAACGATGAAATTATTATTTATAGAGAAGATCAGTGTACAATAAAATATCTCGTTGAACTTACATGAAAAAACACCGGGCATTGCCCGGTGTTTTTTATTAATTTATTTGAGGTGTTTTTGGTTGTTGTGGTACCTTAGGCTGTTGTGGTGCTTTAGAAGATCGTATTTCTCTCATCTCTTTTACTTTTCTCCTGTTTTCAACTGCTTCTGAAATTGCAGGAGCTACTGTTAAACCTACATTTAACATTGTAAATGGATTACTTAAATCGCTTGCAACATCTCTGCCGAGAGTTTTTGCGCCATTAAGAACTGTTTTGCCGACTTTTCCTGCTACAGCACCTATTGATGCTTTCTTTTCAAAATAATCATCAATAATTTCAAACGCCGATTTTGTTGCAGTCGGTCTGACTTGTTTTTGTCCCGGCCATAGCATTTCGATACCACCAATTTCTTGTTTGGGTCGCACTATTGGCGCCTTACCTTTTGATATAGATGTTTTTGATGAAGGATCTTTGTTAATCATAGGATCACTCCCGATTAACCAAGAATCTCTTCGTATGCTTCATCAACAATTTCGAAAGCGGACTTTTCTTCCTCTTTCTTTTTCTTGTTCTTAATGTGCTTCGTAAGAGCAATTCCACCTGCGGTTGCACCTGCAAGAGCTGCAGCGGTACCGACAGCACCAAGACCTAATTTAGCTTTTGCTGCCATTTGTCCTCTTGCTTTTGCCTTATTTAAGTATTCGCCGAGATCGATATCGGGGGAATTTGCAGCATAATTTTCTACGGCTTTTGCCATTGCATTGTCGCCTGATTTGCCAATATAATCTTTTGCTTTAGACTTTGCATTATTGAGTATCGTGCTGGGATTTTTCTTCATGGCATATGTACCATCTTTATTTATTTTCACTGCACGATTAACTCTGGCATCATCATACGCTAACTTTTCGTTGTAAAATTCATCAACAACATCAAAAGCTGACTTTTCTTCCTCTTTCTTTTTCTTGTTCTTAATATGCTTTGCGAGAGCGATTCCGCCTACAGTTGCACCTGTAAGAGCTGCAGCAGTACCTGCAGCGCCAAGACCGTATTTGATTCCGCCTACAACTCTGCCTTTCTTTTGTGCTTTTGCAATATCGTCAAATTTAACGGTTCCTTCAGTATAACCTCTCATGGCTTTATTGTATGCGTCGTAACCGGCATCACGAACATAATTTTTAGGGGTATATTTTGAAAGTGTCTTTTTTGCGCCTTCAAAAGTCTTTTTTGTTCCTTCAATTGTACTATTTACTTTTTTAGGCACTTCTCTCTTTGCCTCGCTTACTCTTGCGCCAATTCCGGCACCACTTTTTCCTTTTGCCGGGAGAGCAAATACATCAAAATTTGCTCCTGTGCTATGATCTATCTTCTTGTCATAACCATGCTTATCGGCTCGAGCAATTTTCTCTGCGTCAAGTTTTTCTTCTAATAAATATGACATAATTAAAACTCCTTTTTAATTTTTATTTTTAAGAACAATAGGTTCTTTTGTTCTTTTGTTTAATTATAACTATATTACATTAAAAATGCAATATAAAAAATTATTTTTCGTAATTTTCAAGCATTTCTTCGAAAGATGCTTTCTTTGTGAAGTCACCGTACTTTTTTATTGCAGATTCGAGGCCATGAACTTTTGCGTAATTAACGGCTTCTTGATTTCCGTTAAACATTTTAAGCATATTTTTATTGTCTTCCTTTTTTATTTGCCTATCAGCATTTATTGCTCCGATAAGTGCGCCTGTACCGGCTCCTACAAGTTTATGTTTCGTGCTTATTGTTGGATTGGATTTATATCCTTTTTTATCATGAGCCGCTCCTCCAATAAGTTCAAGAGCTGCCGGTGCTGAGAAACCGCCTACTACCCCGCCGCTAATAGTACGTAGGGCTTTATAAGTTTTTCTGCTTTTTGCTGTTCCAAACTCAGGATGACCTTTTACGAGAGGCATATCAGATAGGCCTGTTTCTTTCTCTTTCTTGTCTTTTGCGATTTTTTCCATAAGTAAATTTGACATAATTGCTATCTCCTTTTAGATTGTTTTATATTTTTTCCGTCGAATGAATAAGCTTTTTTTGCTCGCTCAAAGTCTACTCCATTAAAATACCACATTTTCTTTACTTTTGCAAGTACTCCTCCACATAATCTTTTTATTGGCGGTTCTACGGTTACGGAAAAATTTTTAGTAACAGACTGTTTTGTTGCGCTTTTGATAACAAGATTTGCATCGCCCATTTCATCAGCTTCTAATAATACTTTTTTTATGTATCTCAGATCAGTATCTGTTATTGATACGATTTTCATAATGGCATTATTTGATGATGTTGCTTCTATTGAGCAGTCAAATGTGTTATTAGGATACATTTCCGCTAACAACTCAACTTTTTCTCCGCTATCAAAACCGCTTTTAAGAGTTCCTCTGATTTGCGTTGGTTTTTGCGTAATCTTTACTTTGTATGAACCCCGAATAGTGTGATTTATTCCGCCTTGCATATCAGCATAAATATCAACTTCTGCATAACCTGTTGGGCCTGCGCCTGATACTGTAACCATATTGTTTTCGACTGTCACGAGTGTGGGGTCTGATGTGGACCACGCTATATTATTGTCGTATATAACAGTGGGACTGTAAACTACTGCTCCGACAGCAAAACTTTGAGGACTAATAAGAAAATCTACGGTTTTATCTTGTCCTCCATTTACAGATATACTACTTGCATACTGCCTTACTTCTATCGAAGTGGTTCCTGTTTTAGAAACTGAACCTGTTATGCCTCCGTCATTCGCTATGACGGTCAGAGTGACGGTTTTGCTTCCCTGCTGATAACTTGATGGAAATTCGTCACAAGCCGTTATAACACCATCTGAGGCGCTTATAAAGCCGATATCAGACATGCTTAATGTGTAATCTTTATATGTGGCATTTTCAGGCAAGACTGTAACTGTGTAATTTGCGGTCTTATCGTCTATATAAGTCGACATTACATTTTTTGTTGGTGTAATAGTTATACTTGTTACATGTTGTTTAACAGTAGCAATAACTGATGCAGATTTTCCGTCAGCACCACGACATGTAATGATTGATGTTCCGGGGCTTACAGGACTAACAACGCCGTTTGTGTTTACAGTCGCTACACTCGTATTACTTGAAGACCAAGAAACATTTTTATCTGTTGCATTATCAGGGCTAATCGTTGCTGTTATTGTTTTAGTTGCATCATTCCATAAATCGAAGTTTCCGGTATTAAGAGTAATTGACGTTACCGGATGATAAGCATCTTCGTATTCGACATAACAATAAAGAACTTCGTCCTTACCGCTGGATACTACTTGATACCATTGTTGAACACTGTTAAATGCTGGAGGGTTAGACGAATTTAATAAGGCGAAATGATTTTGTTTCGGTTTCGATCCTGCATTACCATATTGTGCCATTACGATAGGCGCGTTACTTGCACTTCTAATACCTACTCCAAATTCTTTACCGGCAGGTATCTCTTTGTCGCAGTTGATCGTAAGTCCACTACCATAAGAGGATACTTTAAATGTGGAAGTGTTGATTGTTGATTTCCCGGTAAGTTGAAATTCGCCTGAAACATAATCTGTTATTGTTTGTTGATCGTTCAGCATATTTATAAATACTGCGACAGCAGGATTTGCATAACCGGTTCGACCATCAACCTGTATAAAAATTTTCTTTACTTTTATAGCTTTGTTCGGAGCCTGAAATTTAGCTCCGAACCAGTCGTAATTTGCTGATCTTCCATTATAATATGCGCAAAATCCTCTTCGCTGTCCTTCGTATCCTGCTGTGTTGTTTGGATATAATGTTGGCATTGTTTGTTCACCGTCCTAATTATTTCTTTAATGCGGCTTTAACTTCTTTTTTATATTGTTCGGGAACATCTTTTATTTTAATGTTTCCAACTTTAATTTGAATTACATAAAAATTTATTTTTGCATCCATATTATTCACCGCCTAAAATTTCAAGAACAACTTTTTCAAGAGCTTCTAATCGCTGTTCAGTTGTTATTTCTTCCGTCGTTTCTTCTTTAGGCTCGAAGTCCTTTTTATTAAGGCCTAATTTTTCAATCAATTTATCTTTACTCATCATATTGCGTTAGCCACCTTTATAATAAATGTTTCTGTGTTTGGTGTCGGTAATTGATAATTTCCGACTTGCTCGAAAGTTAGTGAACCGCCTGCTTCGACTTCGATTAAATTATCTTCTGAAATTTTATCAGAAATATCTACTTCGGCTGGTGTCACGAGCTCGTAATAAAGTATAACTCCATTCATTGCTGTTTTAAATGCTTCTGCCGAACTGTATGAATTGTCGGTAATTAGCACGCAATTTCCTCCGCTCCAAGCACAAATTGTTTTATTTTGTTTGGCGGAATATGATTTTGTAACATAGTTTTTGCACACGATATTTGCTTGCTCTGTCGTTGTACTGGCGTATTTAATGTTAGATATACCGGCAGTATAAAAACCATCGTAACCTACTACCCATGTCAGTGTGCCAAGATCGATACTTCCAACTCTCTTAATAAGTTTTCTTCTTTCCCAGTCGATTTCATTATATACTGTGCCGGCACTCAAACCATAACCTTCTAAATTCAGTACTGCTTGCGGTATTGTTTTTTCGATAGGTGATTTGTACGGTGTATAAGAAGGAATTGTTTGAGATGTATACGATCCTCTTACTATTTGTATTTCTGAAATAGTGTTAGCATCAGGATTATTTACTTTATTGTAAAAGTAAACAGAACTATTCAAGATATCTTGTGTTATTGTTTTTGATGTACCAAAACTCCATGATGTTTGTATAGAATATAAATATATCAATTTATCAGCAACAGCACTCGAATTCACTGCATTCAATGTAACGGTGTCGCCGGCTCTTAATTCCGGACAAAGTTGTTTTAGTGTTTTTCCGGAACCTACATTAGTCGTGTTAGCATTAACAGTTATAGTGTTATTTGTTTTGTTTACTGTTGCGTTAGTTATTGTATTAGGTAATTTCGAAAAATCAAATAAATTTTTACTTACACTGACAATTTTGTTTGTTTTTGCTGACAACAAACTACCGGCGTCATACGAATACATGGTATCCGGAAACATCTTTCTGAATTGATCAACTGTTGTCGGCTCATTTCCTGCGCCGAACATTAATGTTAAATCGAATAACTGCGGTTTAAAAATAATAGCAGAAACTGTAATACTTGCGGGTATTCTAATTGACATTGATGTTGATGACACGGTCGGTTGCAATATTGCACCATTGCCATAATCAGAATCGGTAGCATTTGTTATTCTTAAAAAAGGTTTTTGTAATTGCGGAAAATCTGTAACAGGACAACCTATCGATAAGTATTTATGAGTTGTATCTAATGTTAAACTTTGTAACGTGTATACTAATTCATCAACTGAAACATTGGTACCATTCGCAGTAATGGTTCCATCATTATTATTTGTAAAAGTAACACCATTATACGTAGTTGTCGCAGGATAAAGAGCTTTGTTCGCCAGCTGATTAAATACAACGGTTTTGCCGCCAATTTTGTCAATCGACGCATATTTTTGTGCACCCGCAGGAATAGCTTTAGTGTAAGCCACAGTCGAATCAATCTGATCATTGTATAATACGCCCTTAGCAAGCAAAGCTAAATTCTCGATTCTTTTGTTGGCTTCTTCAAGAGCATCTTTATTCGCTTTTGCGTTAACTATACTGCTTATAGCTACGCCGCTCTGTGCTCTTATGCTTGTTCCATCGAAAGTTTGATCGACAATAAACTGACTGGGTATGACTTCTTGAGCTATTGCCAGTATAGCAGCCCTAAGCGTCGTATCAGAAGAAATTTTATCACCTATTATACCTTCTATTATTTTAACTATATCTGGGGTATAATTAAAATCTGTATCATTTTTACCTTTAAATCCTATTTTAAGTTCAGTTACGGTAGATTCTTGTGGGTCACTATATACTGTATGAATATTATAATCAATATGATAGGATGCGGCAATTTGAGCGACTTGACTTAATTGTCGAAGCCAATTCGCCATCCATGTTTCAGTGGGCTGAGGAGAAATCGAGATTTCGCCGATACCTTTTTCGATAAAAACGGTTGCCGGCATAGTTGACCAAAAATAATCTGATTCGGTATCTTCTGTCTCATCATCAGAATCATTTGTAGGATTTGTAAAGAATACGCTAAATGACACTTTGCCCGGTTTGTTACAAACAAGAGCATCAAGTATCCAACCGAAAGTAATAAGGCTATCATCGCTTTGAACAACAGAAACTTGTGTTGTCGGAGCACAGCCCTTGATTCCTTCTGCGTTAATATATGCAATATGAGCGGTTTTTTTTGTTAGATCTATCCCGTCTATTTTTTTATCCATTATAAACGAAATAAATTGGGAATTCTTATCGCCTTCTACGGCGCTTATCTTTTTATTGTCAGGAATAATAATCTGTCTGTTTGAGATAAATACAGGATCGTCCTTATAATCGCCCTGTTGTACTGTCGGGGGAAATACTTCATGTTCTCCTAAAGTTATAGACTTTTGGATAAATATTTTATTCGAATTTTGAATAGTTGAAAGGGTAAAACTTTCTGCTTCAGAATAAAACTCTATTGAAAATTTAACAAAACCTTCGGTCTTGCAAACATTAGATGATAACACCCAATAAAAACAGAACTTTTCTGTTGATATATTTTCTTTTTCTGATACTAAATCTTGACCTTCCTCAAGACCGGCATTTACGAAATTAACTCTAATATTCTTTGTATAGAGATTTATTCCGTCTACAAATTTATTTGTAATAAACTTTATTTTTCGAGAACCGGAATCTCCTACGACAGCAACATCTTCCCATTGAATCGGCGAAGTTACAATCCTGCCGTCTATATTAAAATAAATTTGGTCTTGTGATGCGCTCATATATCACTACTCCTTTGCATTTTTTTTAATTATATCACAAGGATTTTCAAAAGTCTATAAATAAAAAGAACCTCTTTTGGAGGTTCTTTGTTAATACTTATTGTTCTTTTGCCATTTTTTCAAGCATTTCTTCGAAGGTTTCGGCGGTTTTATTTTGTTCCTTTTTCTTTTTAATCTTACTTCCTATGATAGCTGCGGCTGTACCTGCGGCCGCAATACCAAGACCTATTTTAGAACCTTTGCTCAATCCTTTAATTGCGTTGCCAACAGTACCTGTGCCGGTTTTAATAGCGCTTCCTACACTTGACGTACTGTTTTTAATGGCTGTACCTACGCCTGTCTTGTTTTTGATTGCACCTACTACATTTGATGTTCCGTTTTTAAAAGCGTCTCCTACGGCACTTCCGCTTGTTTTAAAGGCGTTCCTTATATTGGTTGCGTCACTCTTAATGGTATTTATGCCTTTTCCGATTTTAGTGGTATTGGTATTATTCTTCACATCAAGCTTGATATGATTAAAGTTGGTACGAAGATTATTTTTCATACCATAAGTGCCGTCCGGATTCATTTGTACTGCGCGGTTAACATTTGCATCCGAATATGCGAGTTTTTCTTGTAGTAACACAGACATTTCGTTCGCTTCCTTTTCTTGTTTTTTGCCTTTTTGCTCTAATGCGAAAGCATTAGCATCTGCATCATAAAAAAGTTTATTGTACCTAAGGTTATAAAGTTTTTTATAATTACTATTTGCCTTTTCCCATTCCGGGTTAGGAATTTTTCTTTCAATCATTAAAAATTTTCGTATTTTACTATTATCTTTTTTATATCTCGGAATATCATATGTCATACCGTGATAACGTCTCATATCACTGTCTAATTTACAATATCCTTCTCTATCTTTATTAAAGGTTTTTTTCATTTGTTCGTAAACTTTTTTATGAGATTCCCGGTCAGACTTTTCCCATCCTTTATAGTTGCGAAATAGTTCTGATTTGGCTTGATTAGGAAAGCTTGTTTCCTTAACATCTCGATTAGTAAGGGTATCTATTATATAATTTCTCGCCCCTTTATCTACTGTTGCTATTTTTTCCAAAGACGACTCCAACATAAATCATCACCTCATTACTTTTTTCAATCTTTTTCGTTATGTTTTACTGTTTAGAGCATTTCTGTTTGCACGCGAAATAGTATTTGATAAGTAATTGCTGTTTTTCTTATCAAAAACGCCATTTTTTCCATAATCATGATTAGAGTAATTTTTAAGCCAATCCTTTTCATATGTTTTGCTTCTCAGTGTATCAAAATAATCTCTCACATTTTTCGGAGCCGATGCAACATTTGATGATTCCCTAAATAATACCCTGGGGAATAATGACCAAAGCTTGTTGAAGTAGCGGGAGCGCTTACACCAAGAATATTTACCCTTCTATTGCTCTTCTTTTTAGAAAGAAGCTCTCTTGTTTCGTCAATCTCATGCCTTCTGAATACTTTATCGACATATTGCTTTTCTAATGGTAACATTTTTTTATATATTTCTTTTAATTCTGATCCCACTGCAGGATGTTTGTTCAATTTTTTAGGGCTTTTACCAAAAGAGACATATTTTCCGTCGTTAGAGGATATATACCCTCCGGATTGATTAATCCTTTGTCTTACATTCGCTTTTGCTACCCCTTTTACAATGCTATTTGACACAATTTTGTTTTCACTATTTAACAGAGGTATCGAATAATCACGAGCTATTGATTTCTTTAATTCTGGAGACGAATTTATTGCATCAATAAATATTTTAGTTGTGTGTTTTTTCATTTTTCGGGGTGAAATTTGCTTAGTTCCATTCTTACCAAGTATGGCTTCTGTACCTTCCTTTAACCCTTTCATATCCCTTTTATAATCAAGAATCTTAGAATCAACTAGCCTTTGCCTCGACTCTTCACTTAAATTTCCGAGATTTTTCTCCAAGACCTTGAAGCTGTTTTTTGCATAAGCAAGTTAGACATATCTGCTCCTCCATAAATAAATTTCTTATGCCTATTATATCTCACTCACTCAAAAATTGCAATATAAAAGAACACCCTATTAAATAGGGTGTTCTTTTATGATTACTTCTTAGAATCAAGCTCCGCCTTGTACTCGTCAGCCTTCTTAGCATTTTCGGTGAAGGAGTTGTTCTTCCACCAAGCCCAAACTGCGATAACACCGGTAACTAAATCAGAGGCAAATGCTGTGATTTGAGTGTCATCCGAAAGAAAAGAAATAGGGGAAATTCCTTTTGCTGCAAGAAGCGAGTTAACAAGAGAAACGAACAATACAATTGTTCTGATGACCGTGCTCTTCTTAATTTTTGTTTTGTTTTCTGCCATTATTTTTCACCACCTTTAAAATAATTTACGATTTTCTTAATAAAATCAAAGACCATATCGAGAATGTCCTTAAAATTATTTTTATTAACTGAAACTTCCACGGGTTTTATTTCAACTGGTGTTTCAACTGGTGTTTCAACCGGTGTTTCAACTGGTGCTTCGACAACATTAGGTTCGCCTGTAATAACAGGAGTTTTTATTTCAGGACCCGTTACAACTACAGGCTCTGCCTTTTTAACAATTACAGGGAGTGTTCCGCTAAGTTGCGTCTTTGTACCGTCGGAACTTACACCGTAAGCTCTTACATCATATGTTCCTTCACCAAGGTCTTTTAATATGTCATAACTGATATTAAAGCCGTGCTTTCCGTTGCCTATTCCTGCTTTCACTAAATCTTCTCTGTAAACATTAGCTTCGCCGTTATAAACCTTAACATCTGCTCCGCCTACGGAAACGTGACAGTTAACAGAAACAACGTTGTCATTGATGCTGTTATAAGCCCATCCTGTGCAACTGCTTTCATTTGCGCCGTCAAGATATCCTGTGACTTTTTCTTTTTTTATGGATGTGGGCGTTGAAAATACAACTCCGTCAACATAAATTTGTAAACCATCTATCGGTGTACCGTAAACACCCGCATAGCCGTTATTTTTGTCGGTCTTATCGCAACCCGTTACGTATCCCATCCATTTACCTGATGTTTTTGAACGAACTTGATAGTGAACTGTTCCGATATCAGTCTTCATCATAATACAGTCAATTGGTTTACCTTTAATACCGGCAAAGTCTTCTCTATTTGTAACAAAAGGAAGCCATGCATTTTCTGCGTTACCGAGAATATGAACGGCATAAGAAATATTTCCCTTTGAAAGATTTGCGTAAACACAGCTTATATCTTCGTTTCTGCTTCCTGCAAAGTCAGTGTTATCAGTTACATTGCTAAGAAAATCTTTTCTTTTCTCGGTATAAACCTGATAAGTAACTGATACTTTATCGGAAGATGTCGCAGGTTCTGATGTACCATTGACAGCGCCATTTACATAAGCGGTAACAAGATTTAAGAAATTTTGCCAGCCGTACTCGGAGAGAATGCGGTGAGGACAGTATTTACCAGAAAACGATTGATGTGTTCTAACCCTATCAATTCCCCAGCCGTATTGCTTTAAAAGTGTTGCGGTAAGCTCTGCGGCGTTATGCATTGCTTTTGTAAATCTCTCTCCGCCTGACTTCGAATAGCAAATTTCGATACCGATACTTTTTCTGTTTCCTGTACCGTTTCCGCCGTCGCCTGCGTGCCAAGCATTTCTGTTGAGCGGTACTCCTTGGACGGCGTGTGTGTCGTCTACGGCGTAATGATAAGAGGTTTCGTTTGCGTTACCTATCATGTATGACACTTCACTCATTGCAGAAGCATCGTTTGCGGTGTTGTGTATCGTGATGTATTGTGGTGACATTGAATAGGGACATTTGGTGCCGTATTTCGAGGTGGGCATCGTAACTTGTGTTATACTAACCATTAGCTCTGTCTCCTTTACCGTCTTCGTTGTCGGCAAATTCATTTTCTGCAATATTGATTTTATAAAGTTCTTCGTTAAATTCAACAATTTCTGCGGGTTTCGGTAAAATTATTTTTCTTTTCATAAATGTTTCTCCTTTTGTTATTTTTTGTTTGTTTTCTTCTTTTTAATAAGGAAAGTTTTGCTTTGGTCGCAGGAATCATAAAACGGAATCTCCTTATTATTCTTTTTCAAAATAAATCCGACAGTAAATCCGATTACGATAAGCAGTGCTATTGATATTCTGATTGCTTTTTTCATAAATTATTCCTCCTTTTAAAAGATTATATCATATAAAGTTCGTTTTGTTAAGAAAAATTTTGTTA